TTTCCCTTTGTAGATGAGAAGCATTACAACCTTGTAATGGACAATCGTCTTGACAAACATTATTGGCCTGCATTTACTGACCCCTATGAAAAATGGGGTTGGACAAAAACCAGTAAGAAAACTGGTGCAGGATGTGATGGAGATAGTGGTGCTGGGATTTTTACTGAAACTGCAAACCGTTTCGTTTACGTTGGGCTAAACGCATGGCCGATAGATAGTCCAAACTGTTTTAACAGAGCTAAGTGGAATATCCATGGAGGGCTTAACAGAGTTGATCCTATTTACTATCACAGCAAGCTACTGGATAGGGCGATAAGGTACGCATTTCTGGGATTTTGATAAATAGAGATTAATACAAGTACAAGTACTTGACATCCTCTAGCACCACCTGTATAATGATACATAAGATTTAACTAACAAGGAGAACAAATGAAAAACGTTTACAAGAGTATTGTAGTTGCCGTAGTGTTTGGAAACATCATTGCATTCCCAGTGGTGGCTTATAGCTTCCCTTGGGAAACTTATCTAATTGATCCAACCCCTTACTACATTGTGCAGTCAGCCTCCCTTGGACTGCTTATTGCAGCCTGCATCTTTATCTATGAATGGGCCAGATATTCAGAGAAACCTTGGCTAAAAAAGGTCACTAACCTAAAGCTAAAAACTAAAAATAAAACTAAGTAATGTGTATTTTGTCTTAATTTATGGTAAAATAGTAGTACCCCTTTGAGATGGATGTGTCTGTCTCAAGGGTTTATAACTTAATAGGGTAAACCACCCACTAACGCTCAACGACCGAGTACTAACTAACAAGGAAAGGTAGGTCGCTAAATGAAAGAAAAAAGGTTCATAGCAATTGGTATGATTGCACTGCTACTGACAAGTGGCACTGGAGTAGCTTTTGGAGCTATGATAGAGTCAACTGAGTCATCAAACATAGAACAACCAGTAACACAAGTAACAAAGCCAACACCAGTAATTGATTCTCCAGTAACAACAGAAGTTATCTTCTCAGGGCCAGTGAAGGCTCTAGAGTTGGCAGTTGGGCCAGTCCTGGCTTCAGACGCACCACTTGTTGGTTCCGTTGATTGGATGGCTCAGGAGAAGGCAGCAAAGGATAAGCTCAAGTCCGACGCTGAGAAAAAACAAGATGAGCTAGAGGCAGAGATTGCCAGACTGGAAAAAGTTGCCAGCGATACCAAGAAGTTGAATGAAACTTTAGTCTTGGTTAAAAAGCAAATTGGAAAAACACCTTGGGTCTTTAGCGGATCCACGCCATCAGCTTGGGACTGCTCAGGAATGGTTATGTGGACATATGCTCACCTGGGTGTTGATCTAGAGCACAGTGCAACAAAGCAAAGACTATCTGGAGCCATTGTCACTGTTCCTAAGATTGGGGACCTTGTGTCTTTTAACTATCAAAGTTATGGTAGTGCCTATCACATCGGAATCTATATAGGCCCTGACGAAATGATCCACGCTGGGGGTAAGCCAGGAGACAGGACTGAAGTTCGTTCGATAAAAAACTGGGCTAAAGGCAACGGCAATAGCGATATTACATACACCCGTATTATTGAAACTAATAACTAAAAGTTCGGCGGTAAATAGAGATTAATGCAAGCACAAGTGCTTGACATTCTCTAGTGTCCCCTGTATAATTTATATATGAGCCAATTTGCAACAGCCAAGAGAGACACACATATCAATCGAATGAGTGACTCAGATACTGAATTTGCTATTCCAGAAGGCAAATGGATGTTCCATATCACATCCCCAACTCAGGTCAAATATCTCCAGCTAGGAGAGATCGCTATTTGGGATATGACCACAGGTGGGGTATGTTATGGATATGCCAAAGACTGGGAAATAGATGGTCAGTAAAAGACGTTCACTAGCTAAGTCCATAACCTGGAGACTAATAGCAATATTCGTGACATTTGGAGTTGGGTTCGTAATGACCAACAGCTGGGAGTTTGCAGCATCCCTATCCTTGATATCAAATCTTATTAACTTTGTATTGTATTACATCCATGAAAGGTTTTGGCTTAAAGTCAGTTGGGGTAGAAAATAGTCATTAGCCCTCATATCCCAATGGCAGAGGAAGTAGACTTAAAATCTATTCAGTGTTGGTTCGAGTCCAACTGAGGGCACCAGATAATTTCGGGGGTATTAAAACGAGCCTTCGTAATCCCTAGTATAAGGAATAACCTATGTTGGATAACGTGATGGTTTGGATGATAGCAATAACCCTCATATGCTCATTAATAACATTGAAGAAATAATCCAGAAATCTTGCTATACTGGATACATGACAAATGACCAAATCATCATATGCCTGACAATCCTATTTGGCGTTTGTGCTCTCATATTGGCATATTTGAATAAACGATAGCCGCCCATCCGAAGATCTAAATACCCCCAAATTTTAAAAACTTATACACATATTTGATAAGTTATTCACAAGTTATCCACATATACATCTTACTGTGGATAAATCTATTTGGCTATTTGTGGATGGTTGTGGAGAGATATGGGTAATGGGGCATTTCTGATTGAGGGTTCGTAAGGCCCAAATTGCCTATCACACTTTCCCTCATTTGTCAAGTACCAAATACTGTATATCAAATACCAAATACTGTATCCTTGTATGCCAAATATCCGCATATAAAACATACAATAATATCCCCAATTTGGGATAAAATATTTGATAATCGTAATGTTATTTTAAGAAACATATCCCATATTTGGGGAAAAATCCAAAGGGTTCGTAATGTATATTATACTAGAGGGATTTGTTATCCAAGGTGTCTTCAATACCCTGGGAATCTGCAGCCTGCGGCTGCTGCTCCTGCCCCTGCAAAAAATCGGGGGTATATGTGAAGAGCTTAGATATACCTGTAATAGCAGTAAAGGTAAACCATAGGTTAGTACCATAGTTAACATTATCATCTATGGGAACATACATATTTGTGAAGTGTGTGAAATATCTTCTTGGGCTCATATACCAATTATACCCCTATTTGGGAAAAAGATCCTATGGATCGTAATCCCATTTTGGGGAAAAACATATTAGGATCGTAATCCTATTTGGGAAAATAGTATTTGACAATTTGGGAAAAATATGATAGCGTTCGTAATGGTATTTGGCTATTTGGATATCTCAATTTGATAGGGCTAGCCGACTTTACCCCCACCTTAAGTGAGGGCAAGTCTATTAGTTTTCTTTTTCTAACTTTTCAAGATACGCTGGAACTTCTGAGTTTTCTACCCACTCCCAACCAGCCGCATCTGCGATGTCCGTCCAGTGGTCATACTCTCCTGTATCCTCAACACCAAAATACTGAAGCATTACATTCCACAAATCCTCAATGTATTTTTCTGCTACTAAGGTGCTGGCAACAATATCATTCTCTATAGAGCTTGCGAGTGGAAATCCAATATCTCCATACTCAAACAATTTCTGAAGAGCCAGATTCTCTCTGTCCTCTTCCCACATTTGAGCAAGGATAGCTCTCTTATCTGAATGTAGTGTCTCTGGCATTATTCTCCTACTGACTGTTCTAACATATCTTCAAGACTATCAAATGGTTCTGTTCCTGATACCCCCAAAGATTCTGCGAGTAGGTCATAGCTTTCATTTACATATCTTTCTGCCAGCTCTGTCTCTTTGGCAATTTCATTAGCAAACGCATAAGCAAGTGGCAAGCCCAAGTCGTTGTATTCTATAAAGTCTTGGAACTGTTCGTCATTACGATAGTTGAGCCAAAGCTCTCCAAGAATCTCACACTTTCTAAAAAAGTGGTTCGTGGGTGTTTCGGACATCTATACTCTCTTTCTCAAACTCTGCTGATTCTGCTACAAGTATTAGTCTGTTGTATGAAACTGCTGGTGCGTATCTTCCAAGATAGATACCAACTTCATCTAAGTCTAATCTCACATCAGAAACAATTGTTGCTAACTTCAATGCTGCTTTTTCTTCTTCTGTTTTTATTCTTCTTCTCATAGGTCCTCTCATTATACCAGAACGGGAAAGGGGACACAAGCCTGAACCTGTGCCCCCCTTTTCTCATTTACTGATTAGCGAGAGGAAACCCTAACCCCTTGCTTCAGTGCGGTAAGTGAGATGTTATCTACGAACTTACCATCCTTGCGTAGAACCACACGCTGACTCATACCATAGCGTGTGTCCCAAGTCTCAAGATAAGGATAGGTTTTTGCCTTGTTCTTCTTTGCCATTTTATTACTCCTATTGGGTTGTTGGTTATTGTTTTGTATTGCTATTCCATTGTACAGGAATCCTATTAGTTTGTCAAGTATCAAAATAAAACTTCTTCCTTGTATTTAGGTAGGGACTCAAAGATAAACTTGAGTCTATCTGACAGGTTGTTCCATTTTTCAAACATGAATCCGTCCAGGCCATACCAGACATCGTTTTCATCATAGTATGGGTCATCTCTAAGTATATTATTATACTCATCTTGAGTCAGCTCGATCGGAACTGATACCTCTTCCGTCGTGTTACCAGTGTATTCATAGACATGGATATACCATGGCCCCATATACCTGTACTCACCATCAGCGTCCAGCTCCTCCAGCTGATAGATGTTTAGGTCATAGATAAACTTAGTCTTATCAATACTATTAGTCCTCATCGAGATACCTCGTTATCATTCCATAACCTTCGCATTCTTTACAGTCTGCTTTTCCATACTCGCCATTTTCATAGCCATCTTCGTTGTAGCATTCACACTCTACCTCAACTGATAGTAAAGCATAGTCATCCTCATTATCCCACGGTACCTCAGTAATGTAATAACCAATCCTATTTACATAGTGATAGCCAGCACAAATAAGGTCTGACATGTCTCCAGTAAGATTAGTCCAAACATACCTATGGTCATAGTTATTGACAAACTCTACTTCTTCACCATAAGTTTCAAACATTGTGGTTTCTGGTTGGTCTGGGTAAAAGTGATTCTGAATAGGCTTGAACTTTTTAGCCCACTCATCCCAGCCTTTGTATTCTGTTGGCTCCATTAGTCATCCAAATCTGATAGGGTTCCGTTTTTGCCTTCTACTAATCCAGTTGCGATTAGGATTTCTCCGTTAGTGTGTTCCTCGCCAAATACAGCATTAGGGAGTTCTCTTAGAATGTATTCCATTAGTTCATCCATTGTCATTTATTTTCTCCTTTCTCCATTATACTCTCTTGCCTTTGTATAAGTCAACACCTAATCCTTTGTTTACTACCTTGCCACAATGAGTGCAGGCTCCGTATGCATAGTAATGAATGTGCTTACTCATCGTCTTCTCCTACCCAATACTCGCCTGTGTAGTTGTATGTGGTAGCATCAATTGCATACTCCCAAAGGTCCTCATCATCTTGAGCAAGGTCTAAGGCCTCTTCTTGTGTATCTGCTTCAACTGTAATCTCTTCCCAGTTGGTGTATTCTCTTTGTACTCTAAATTCAGGCATGGGCTTCCTCTCTTTTCAGTTCATTATACTCTGACCCTACGACATTTTGGTCAAAGTCTTTGATTTGATTTTCCCAAATCCACAGATTAGATCGTGTTCTATCGTTGATTGGGTCTATTAGTTTATGCAGGGTCATTCCTGGTTCTTCTCTTACTAAGCTTAGCAGTTGCTCCTTAGTAAGCTTTGCCATCCAGCTGTTGTATTCGTCTCCAACAAGGACTGGATACATGCACTCGTCTTCAAACCATCCAACACCTTCAAAGGATACAGTTGCCAAACCTTTGCGGGTATTGACAACAGCATGAGGATAAACAATAACGCCCTTCTTGAGACCAAGGACTTTTGCAGTTTCAATGTGGTTTAGGGTTTTTACGTTCATAGGTATATTATACTGATACCCACCGACAAAGTCAACGATTTCGGGGGATTTTTTTGATTGTTCGTAAAGAATTTTTTGGTGTTAATTATTTTATGTAAAGTTGGCTAGCCCCAAAAGAGGGAGCAGTTTTTACACTTGCTCAGGTGTTTTGCTGTTAGGCTGTTGCCAACTGAACTGCCTTGAAGATTCTATTCTTCTCAGCATTGATGACTGGGTCAAGACCAGAGGCACCAACAAGAAGTGATTCTGTTTTGCCTTTGCGACCTGTTCTATACCAGTCTAATCTTTCAGTTAGGGCATTAGCAACACCCCAAGCTGTTCCAGTAATTGTGTTGTTGAAATCACCAACATAGATGTCATTGATAAGGTCAATCTTTTTTGCCCAACGACTGTTGGCGTTCTTTGCTTCTTCTTTTGGCTGTGGATACAATGCCAAAACAATTTCATCAAACTTCTTTTTGCTAACCTCAGCTTGAATCATCTTGTTTGCCATTAGGCTAAACTCATCAATGTATGCGTTAGCAAGTCCAAGAGCCTCACGAGCAACCTGAATCTTACCTTCTGCTGTCTGTGTGTGGCGAATCTTGAATGACTGCTTTACTGAACCATTACGCCCACGATTACCAAGAGCAAGGTTTAGAGTGTTAGCACATACAACTCGGACAGGTGTAATGCTTGCCTGAATAGCAATAGAGCCGTCGTGAGATGTGTTTACAAGAAGATAGGTGTTTACTTTATCTCCAACTCCGTTAGGGTCAATAACAGTTTCACGCTCAAGAGCAAGTGAGCCAAATACAACTCTACCGCCCTTGATGGAACCAGCAGTTTCCCATCTGCCACCATTGTCTAATAGTGTGTCAGCAAAATCAAATAGCTCCTCATTCTGAAGAGGAACATAACGCTCACCGACAATGCCAAGAACATCCTTATTGCCCAAGGTAAATGGGTTATCTCTAACGACAAAAGAATAATTCTTGTCGGAACTAAACTGGTTAGGAATCTCTACATCTTCCAAGCGAACATCCCAGTTGTTTAGTTTAGCTTTCTTTAGCATTTCAGCTGTTGAAACTTCCTCAGTGAATACAGTTCCCAATCCGTGCCAAGCTGGCTCACGAAAAGAAGCAAATGCTGTTTCTCCGTTTACTGATTCTAACAAATGTGCCATTTGTATTGCCTTTCTTTAGTGTTTAGATAAGACTATCTTACACCCACCCACCGACAAAGTCAAGACTAATTTGGGAAAAGATTCGAGGTTATCGTAAACAGATCGTAAAGGGCTTGACATTTAGACACAAGTGGGCTAGCCCAAAAGAGTGGACAGTTTGTACGTCGTGTCCAGGACGGTTGACCTAACAGAAAGGAAGTAAGGTTAGGCCAACATGCTTATACTGTTTCCAGCTCCACACCCATTGCAGTTAGGTAGTGTTCATTAGTCGGAAGGTTTTCTAAAAAGAACTCTTTGATGATTTCGTTATAAGTAGAGATAAACTTTTTAGATTGGAAGTCTACTTCATAGACGCCCTCGCAAAATAGTTCATCATTCCTAAAGTCTGAATTGTCTACAGTCTTGATAATACCCTTGGCGTTGGCAACAACTTTCAAAATGTCAACACCTGTATCTCTGTGTAGGCCAGGGTAGGCGTTTAGGAATTCCTTATTCTCAAAATCCATAGTCTTGAAAGGCTCATAGATAGTGTCAAGCTCTTCGTCTGTAATAAACTCTACAACATCAAGCTTAGCTTCCAACAGCTGTTGGTTATACTCATCACGCAAAAACTCTAAGACCTGAATACCTGAATAGCTTGGGTATCCGTCCCATTGTCCGTATTGAGCAATTTTGGTAGTACCCTGCGAATTCTTTACTACTGTTAGATTCCTGGTGCCCATTTTATCTCCTGTTCTCCTTCACATATGTTGCAGAATGGTGTGCAATCGAAATTGCCTTCGTGCCTTGGGCACTCAATAATTATAACGCTACCCGCTGACATTACTTTTCTCCAAGGGTATTGAAGTTGTTGCTATCATAGGGGTCAATCATAGCTTCCCAATCTCCGTCTGGTAGGTCAGCGTGTTTCTCCATAGCTAATTCAATAGCCTCATCTTCTGTCTCTGCTTCTACCCAATAAGCGGCATTGTATTCTACTTGCCAAGTTTTCATAGTTTCCTTTCTTTCTTCCACTTTATCAGCACCCACCGACATTATTCATCTTCGTCTTCAGAATCCTCGCCCTGACCAATAATGGTGACCCAACCATCATCCCCAAAACTTTTATCACTTGACACGGCATTGACAAACCTAAGTCCACAAGACTCGTGATACCAGTCCATGACTTGCCGTCTTAGCTCATCACCATTCATCTCATCACTTGTGATTAGTTTTTCATAGCCATACTCACGCATAAGAGCAACCTGCTCCTCATCCATTAGGACGTAGATTTTGTGGCAGGTATCGAAAGCAATACCTTTAGCCTCATTGGTATACTCATCAATCCTGTAATCCATCTCTATCAGGTCTAACATTAGCCCTCCCATAGTGATAAGTCTTTGCCAGCAAAGATAGCCTGAACATACTCATACCTATCGTTGTCGCTTACCTCACCAAGAGTTTCCCATTGCTGCAAGGTCAGGACATCGCTATCAAACACAAGCAAGTCTGCCTCTGCTCCATAGTTTCCATCATAGGACACGTATCCTACATTTCTAATTTCGTCATACGACATTGTTTTCCTTTCGTTGCTTGCTTCCATTGTAGGGTATACCACCGACATTTTCAAGGGTTCGTAAAGGCTTTTCTTAAAGTTGTTATCAATTTGTTATTTTGGGCTAGCCCCCTTGAGTCCCCCGCAGTATTTGTGGACATAAGTCCTTCAGCTTTAGAGGGGGAGGGGAAGCAGTTTTACAACATACTCAGGTTGCTTCGGGCGTTTTCCTTGTCAAGCAAGGCTTGTTCCCTAAGTTTAGATAAGGTCAATAACAGCAGAGTAAGAACTTGCTGAAACCTCTTCTTGACTTGTCATCTTTAGAATACGAAGATTACGCTCTAAGACTTCCTTGCGTGTAGCATACTCACGACCAAAATAAGTTTTCTCATTTGGTCTTGGTGGCTCTACTGGCTTTGGTGGTAAGCCAAGTGCCTCAACATCAAAATCAACAGAAATGTTTCCGTTGTATCCTCTTGATACACGAACTAATGAGCCGTGTTCTGTTCCAATGTTGTCTGGGTCTGACATAGCCTTTATAGCGTGAGCAACAATGTCTTTGTCATACTGCTTGATTTCTGTTTCATACTGCTTACGCTTCTCAGCATACTCAGCAATAGCAACATCTATCTTTGCGATAGACTGCTCTACATCTGCGATTAGTTTTGCGGTTGGGATTTTTACTGACAGGGTTCTTGCCATAGTTTATTACTTCCTTTTCTTGATTGGGTTGTTTACATTATAGGGGATACCTACGACATTTGTGAAAGTGGCAGGGGTTCTCAAATAGACTCTGATTCACCCTTTTATGTAGTCTAACGCCACCAACAAAGATTAGACTACTTCTTTACAGTAGTCCAGCGAGGCTGTCCAGCAACATCAAGACGAACACGGAAAGTGCCGTTCTTGTTTGCTACGACTTCCTGAATTGTGCCTGATACTCCAGACTTAGCGGTGGTGAACTGTGAGCCAACAGTTAGAGTGTTTTCCATTTTTTGCTTCTTTCCGACCAAGATGGTCTTTTTCTATTTATTACCAACATTTGTTGATAGCTTTATTGTAGCATTACCCACCGACATTGTATAGTATTTGGGGGGATTCGTTACACAATCGTAACATTTGTTTTTGCTTGACTTTTGGATCCAAATAGGCTAGCCCCTTTCGGGGTAGCTTATTCTCTAATCAGCAACATTGCGAGAACAAAAGCTATCATTAGAATATGAATACCCTGCATCAGTCCTCATCTTCATAGTCATCTACACACCAAGCGTCAAGTCTGAGAGACTGAATTGCTTTTGAGGCAGAAACACTTGTTGAACCATCACGCCAACGAATCTGAAAAGGCTCTCCATTACGGTCTACTCCATCAAACGGTAATTCAATTAGACGGTTGTAGTCCTCTTCCCAATAAGCGTCAATAGCTGCTACTGCTACAGGAATCATTATCTTCGGAATTGGCGGATAACAATTGCTACTAAAGTGAATACTAATTTGGTCCGATAGGGTTAGGTCTGTATCTGTAAGTCCAACTGCTGTTGCGTATCCCATTACTATTCTCCTTCTACGGTTTCTACTTCACAATCACAATACTGTACCATTAGTTTACCATCTACTACCGACACCATACCAAACTCATTACAGGTATCGCAAAAGCTTATGCTTAGTTGTCCTAACATTACTTTACCTTTACCCATTCCATTGCTACACGCAATAAGTTGTCATAGTCGCCAGACATAGAGTCTGTTAGGTATTGCTCAATTTCTTCCTTGCTTGCTCCAGCTTTTTTGAGGGCAGACTTTACGGCTCCCATTACGGCAAAAGCATTTCCATCATTACCTGATAGCTGAACTGATACGGCATACTTTGACATTACTTTACCTTTCTTGTTGAGGGGTGTCCTGCGTGAATAGCATAACATCTGCCACAGACATTCTTGAGGTCATAGCCATAGACTGTATTAGAGTGAACAAACCTATTACAATCTTCGCAAACATAGTGAATCAAGCCTTGTAGAATCATTCGCTCTCCTTTATTGCCTTAGCCTTATTAGACTGACGGCTTCCTTTGTATTTCTTAGGTAGCTCAACAAGGTGTGGCGACTTTAGCATTAGCCTAAATAACTCTTTAGACTCTGCCCTTCGTCTTGCCTCATTGTTCTTGTTCATCATAGTTTTATCTTAGCATTACCCTCAGACATTTTGGGGGAAAAACACACATCTTCATAAATCGTTTTATAACGATCTGATAACGGCTAGCCCCTTTCGGGGTAGCTGTCAAGCTTACTCTGCTGCACCTCTAACAACAATCCAAATCAAAGCCTGCATAGCTCTTGGAGTCATCCCAAAATCAAAAGCAGTTTTCTTTACAGCTTCCGATAACTCATGATACAACCCCTGTCCTGGTGTCTTCTTTTCAATTCCAACAGCTCTCAACATCCAAACATCAATCACAACGGCTTGCTCGTCACCTGCAATAGCTTTAGCAAATGCATTAGTCTTCAATCCGTTTAGAGCACTAAAGCCAAGTGTCAAGGCATTGTTAGCCATGACTATGTTATTCTTTAGGCAGGTGACTTCTTGGCCAAGTGAGAATGCAATAGCTCTTGCAACGTTTATACTCCATCGTTCACGTGGAGAGAATGCAGATACAACACTTGCACCAACCTCAAGGGTAGTGTTTAGATTCTCTGCAACCTTTTCTGCAATACGCTCTGCGTCAACATACCACTTACTTGCTTGCTCTACCTGACCAAAGGTAGCGTTCTTTACGATTCCTGAATAAATTGCAGCGTAGTCCATAGGGTTTCCTTTCGTTGATAAGATAAACTTACCACGACCCTAAGACATTTTGGGGGGTTCTTAAACTTCTTCGTAAAAAACATTAGATCGATCTAAGAAAATGGCTAGCCGCATTTCTGCGGTTTTGTCAAATCAAAACGGTGGCTCGTTCTTTTCTAACTCTTCGCCAAGTCTGTTATTTTCTTGTAGCAAAAACAAAATAGCGGCAAGCGAAGTTCCAACAAAAACTGAAACGCCAACAACTACTAAAATCAAAAACAGTTCCATTTTATTTCTCCTCTGGTGTTGTAAATAGTGTAGCAGTATCCTCTGACAGCATTAGGTCAATTTGATAAATCAAAGTTTCTAATTCTTCAATTGTCATCTTCATCTTCTTCCATTTCTGACATCGCAATTCTGTATGCGATAGGGTCGCAATTCTTTAGTATTTGTGAAGGGTAAAAAGTTAGTTCACCCATTATCACAACAGGGTAAATCTCATCAAGCATTTCATCAAACATTTCTTCAGTCATTACTTGCTCTCCTTAGTTAGCTCTGTTTCCAATGATACTATCCCAGCGATAGCGTTGTCAAACTCTTCCCAAGTTTCGAATGTTAGTGTTATCATTTTTCTCCTAAATAAAGTCGTTGGGGTCAAGGTTGAGGTAGTCGATAGCCTGTTCCAATGGCATCATACCATCATACTCATTACAGTTGTGGCAGACGATAGTGTCTGAAGTAAAAACACTCTCGCAGTAAACACACATTTTGTCCATTTAGTTTCCTTTCTTTTGCCTTACTAAAACCCTATCACAAACCACCGACATTTGGGGAGGTAATTCGGGGTGTTTCATAACGATATCATAACAGAGTTATACACAAAGTTATCCACAGTTGGCTAGCCGATTTTTTTAGAATTGTCAAACCGACACGCCGATAAAATAAAAATAATTATAACGATTTGATAACAAACCTGTGGATAACTACTCTAAATCTGTGGATAACTCTAATTATTGTTGTAGATACCCTACAAAAAAGAAGGTAAAAGTTTGTAGTCAAAAGGCTTGTAAAGGTGGCACAATTGTCGGTAGCTCGTGATAGGCTAATTGTAGAAAGAAAGGAAATAAAAATGAACAAAATGATAAATAGAGAAAAAACTTACTACACCATTGAGGGTGATGACTTATTCCGCTGTTGCGAAGAATACCAAGATAGAGAGTATTGTGTTTCACACGATAAGTTCCAAGGTTGTGCCTTTTGCTCAAGCTTCGCCTATTGGGAGTCTTGCGATAAGGGTATTGTTTGCGGAAGTGGTGAATAGTATGCGAATAAAAAAAGTTTCCGATTACCAAAAGGAATACGACAAGCTAAAAGCAATAGCAGAATCAAGTATGAACGCTAATGTAGAACTTGACGATAGTTTCTATAACGAACTACTTAGACTAACTAAGCTGGTCAAAAGTTTTGGGGGTAAAGTTTGATAACCCTAACCTTTGACACTTGGGAAGAATACGACCAAGCAATTAGCAACATTACAACACTAACAATCGCACTAACAGAAAAGGAAAATAACTAATGACAACAGCTGGAAGAACTTGGACTTGTAAGGGTTGCGAATACAAAGTTTCACAGGTTGGAACTTATTACAAGATGAAGAAGGCTTGGGACAGCGTTCACACTTTACAATTCTGTAAAGACAAGAAAGCACAAAATGCTTTTATCAAAATGTTTGACAATGCGGAAGATGCTTTGGCAAGCCTAAGTATTATCAAGTAGAAAAATGGTGGCAGAGGTGTTCATTATTTTAGTGGTAGCACTACTGTTATTCTTAGTATGGCAATAGCGTAAGCGGTGTGCTCACTAATAACCGTTTGCGTTTTTGTTCCAATGATGCATCATACACTTGCTAGAAATATTCAGATTTTGGTAAATTTAAATTTTTTCAGATTTTGGTAAAATCGGGGTATACAATAGATCCATGAAGAAGCCATCATGCTCATGGACACTAAAGCTATTCCTGGATCAATTTTGTAATAAGTGCAGCCAAAAGCCTAAGAATAAATAGGCTGTCTAACAGGGATATCAAATTTTCTTAGCCAAATCTCAATTAGCTTATATGACACATGCAAATCATTGCCAATCTCTCTTGATGATTTTTGCAGGGTATTGTATTCATTCTGCAACCAATCCTTATCCTCATAATACTTAATATAAGGCTTCTTTTCCATTTTGTCTCCTATGGTGATATAATTATTTTATGTGTAACGGTAACTGTACTTGTGGACAAAATACTCCACAGCCTGAATCTAACTAGTTTTAGATTTTTATATTTTTCGGGGTATTCATCGGATAACCCCACGCTGAACGAGCATATCAAATAAAATCGCATTAACCCTATTAAACTCAAAAGTAGCATGCTTTATATATTCTTGAATTTGCTCATTTGGAATTGACTGACTAGTCGCCATAGCCAAATTCATATCTATAAGCTCTTTGGTCATAAGCTCAATTACTTCTTTTCTTTTTAACTCCACTTGTGTCTCCTCTTCATTGTCTATTATCATTTTTGCTAGTTTTAGTTGCTCTGTGGATATATCATTATACACTACTTCTCTGCCCATTTCCTTGGCCACACTTAAAACCATTCCAGTGCCAGCCATAAGATCAGCAACTACATCTCCTGGCTTAGAATGTCTGCCAATTAACCTCTCATAAACTATCTTTGGTGCCGAATCATTAACAAAGGCCACATAGCTTTTTTTCACTAGCTCATCTGGAATAAGCCAATGATGAACCAAAGTATAGCTATCTAGCTTATAGTCTGGACTTACGTATTGTTCTCCCTTATGAAGGTTTAAAAAGATATTATTCTCTACCCCGACAACTTTGCCACCCAAGTGACCACTTCCCGTAAAATCCCAATAAAACATTGGACCATATTGTAATTTTGTTTCTTGGTTAATTTTTTCAATTATTTTATAGATATTTGGGTCTGTTGGAAATCCAATAAGAATGGTTCCAGTAGGCTTTAACGCCATTTCCATATGCTTAATAACACCAATAATCTTATTTACAAAAACTTCTCTGTCACCAGTGTTCTGCAATTGCCCCTCAGGGTTGCCATACGCCTCACTGTTGAGATTAAAGTATGGTGGGTGGGTTACGAACAGGTCTATGCTTTCAGGGGCTAGGAAAGGCTCTGAGGCGTCTTTAGTGTAGTATCTTTCATTTAACATTTTTACCATTTTCCAATCGGACATTTAGCTTGTAGGAGAGTGCTTTTTAATTGCATAAAACAGCCACATTTACTGCAGCGTTGTGTTTTAGGTCTAAAAGCTGGGCAAGTATTGCAAATTGCCAGCCTTTGCTCAATAAGCTCTTTGTCGCTTCTAGGCTTGTTAGGATCAAATAGATCAAAGAATGTTACGTCTCCCATAAAAAAATTATACCACACCAAGGTCCTACATAGTTGCATGTGTCATGCAGAGGTTGTAGGTAGGGTGTTTAGGTATTCTCTATTTCGTCGAGCTTTTTTAAAAATTGAAAAGCAAAATATTTATGCTCTAAAATACCTGGATGTGGGCCAGGCTTATCAGCCCCCTCTAGCCAAAACTTTCTATTTTTGCCGAGACTTTTTGGCGGATAAAAATTTTCTTTTCGATATTCTCCAAAACCATTAAAATCAAGCTCAAAATAATTTTTGAATATTGGCTCGCCCCTTAAAGATTCAGCTAAATTTTCATTCCAGGTTGTCCATAAAAACGGGACTCCTAATAACTCTAGGTAATCTTCTAATTGAGATACTGCATGATAAAAATCATAAAACAATGTTTCAATTTTTATATAATTAAAAATCGTGTAAAAGTCATCATCTGTTTTAAAACTTTTTCCGCCAGGATTTAATAGACCAACAGGCTCTATCTTATAATGTAATCCATAAAGATCATCATTATTAAAACTAATAGAATAATCTCTATCCATGTTAGGAAACATTGCAAAAACCTTTTTAGGTTTTCCAAATAATTTAATATATTGATAAATTTCATTAACAATTACTTGAGCATTTCTTCCAGCTTCAGAAATATTATAAAAATGATTTCCGTTAAGCTGTTTATTTAATTCATATCCCCAGCTATTTTCATAAGGAACTCCAGTCCCAAAAGTAAAAGAACAGCCAGCAAAGAGAAAATTATCAGAAGCTGCTTCTTTAGAAAAATCGTCAGATCTGTATCCAAGATTATTAAAAGTATAGGTGATTCCTTGAGACTCATCAGTAAAATTAGGATAATTTTTAAGATTAAAAGATAAATTATTTTTAAAAAGGTTGATTTGCCGATTATTTAAATAATAATATTTTCCATACTTTTTCATTTTATTAGTTTACCACAGAAGTCCTACATAGTGCACTTTTAGTGCATATCTTGTGTGTATCTGTTTATAAAGCTCTATTATCGCCGTGTTTAAAACCGCCGATTTCAAAAACTTTTTTGCGACGAACTCTTATATTTCATAAACTCCGTTATAATTATATAATCATGACTATGCTTGAATCCCTAGTAGCTGTTACCGTAGGTATCATATCCATCCTGGGTTCCCTGGTGTTTGTAATTAGACATCTAATAAAACACTACTTTGCAGAATTAAAGCCTAATGGAGGATCTTCTATAAAAGATCAGGTTAACCGACTAGAAAAACAACATGAAAAGTTGGATTTAAAAGTTGATAAAATATATGATATTTTGCTAGGACAAACAAAACCGACCAAGGTTGTTAAAAAGAAAGACTGATTATTATATATAATATATAAAGCTATATTATATATTTATATATTTATATACTCTATATAGTTTTTCTAAAACCTAATTATAATAATATAACATACTTTTTCAAATTTTATTCCCGTATTTCGTATAACGATTCTATAACGATTTTATAAACTACAAGTATGCTATAATTTTAAAGACTAGTACCCAGGTTTGTCTCTCATACCCACTTGCCTGGGTATTAGTCATTTTTGTAGGTTTATGTGTTATAATCGTCTTATGACTATGTCCATTCCTGAAGCCTTTGGCAATACCCCAGCAATTATTAAATGGAATATTGTTCGTGGGGATACTGCTAGGCTACGTGTTGATTTTCTTCAAAATGATGAAGTAACAGCATTTAGCACAACTGGTTGGACTTTTGCTTCAACTACCTATGATTCATTTGGAGATGTTCTAGACAATCTGACCGTTGAGTCTGGATCTGGATATGTAAACATTATTGCTCCAGCTAGCATAACTTCTTTGTGGGGTACTGGCTATAACTCTACAGTTGCGGAACTTGCATTTGATTTACAGGTAGAGATTAACGGTATAATTTGGACACCAGTCCTAGGAACAATAAAGGTTTCTGCTGATGTTACAGGAGGAAGTCTATAATGCCAGTTGTTAAAATTTCAACGGTAAAAAGCCAGCTTCCACCAGTAATTAAAATAAAAAACAAGGCTTACAAGGTTTAAGGAGAATCATGGCATTTCCAGGTACATATAATATTTCATACTATAGGGGAGACACCTATGAGTTTAAGATTTATCCTAAAGATGCCAGTGGTGCTGCATTCCCGCTAGAAGGATACGATCTTTCTGAAGGCGTTAAGTTTACAATCTCAAGCGATCGTGGAAATGCTGGAATAGATGATCAAATTGAAGGTTATGCTGCTATATCTGCAGACAGAACCCACATTACCTGTGCCATTCGTCCCGAAAACGGAAATTTGCTTACACCAACTTTTAACTATGTTTATGACGTAGAAATAAATAAAGCTGGAACTCCTTATAATATTGTTAGAACTTTGCTAACTGGAGGAATCTCTGTTACTGACCAAGTTTCTGGAGCTATTGAGGCCGAAGATTTGGTGAGCTAATGGTAGATATTCTTTTATCTTCAGATGAGCTATCGGTTTTTGGTGGACCAGCAAGCATTGATTTAAATGTTGACATTGGTGCTCAGGGTATTCGTGGAAGCTATATTTTTACTGGAAATGGAAAGCCTACTGATCCAGACGTAGATTTTTCTCAAGAAATTAAGCCATATGATCTTTACATAAACTTAAAGCCATCAGATCTTGAGTATCTTTTCTTGTATCAATATGGAAGCGTTAATGGAGTCTTAACTTGGTCCAGAGTTCTTAGGCTTATTCCGAATACCGCACTTGCAAATATTCCCGTAATTTTTTACAACGGAGAGGCTGTTACTTTTATTGCAGAGCCAGGAGCCCCAGCTGGCCCAGAAGATATAGACCTTACAACAATTATTCCTAGCCCTACAGCCCCAAGCTCCCCTACCAACGGGATGCTCTGGCTAGACCTTTCTTTGTCTCCGCTAGAGCTTAAGATTTATGTTAGCCTACTTTCTAGCTGGGTAAAACTAGGAACTGTTATTCCTGGACTTTCTTTTCCAATTGGAGATTATTTTACATTCTCTGAGCTAGGAACTTTAAGCTCAGAAAATTTTAATATTCAGTATGTAATTCTTAATGAAACTCCGATTGCTTCGGGGCTTACGCTTGGGGAATTGACTGAGATTGGAAGCAAAGTGTACTTACCAGTATTTATTAAGGCATCGCAGACTGAATCTGATCTTTTGACTTGGGAAAAGATAACTGGCATTAAGACTTTGAGCTTTGTTGTTACTGCAAATATTGGAACAATAGAAATTTAGTATATTATGATAAAATTTAATGAGGTGAATAGATAATGGCAATTGAAAACATTGATGGTACTACAGGCGGCACTGGGCCATACAACACTTCTATTCCAGGACTGGCAGACAATGCCGATATTCAAGAAGCTCTTAGAATCTATCATTATGGTTCTAAAACTCCACCAGCAAACTTAGCTAGCGTAACCTCAAAATCAGTTGCAGGACATCTTAATACACTTTCTAACAGAGTTCAAGTAGTAGAAAATTTAGGGGTTGGAGCTAGCTATCAGACAAATGAGCCAACAACTGCAGTCAATGGATATATGTGGGTAGATGCTGATTCAGCTGCCCCGATTTTTGATGAAACAGTTGTTTCTGTTCCATCTGTTGCAAAATATCAAAATTCACAGCCAACAACAAATCTTAAAGATGGAATGCAGTGGGTAGATAAAGATGATGCCTTTTTAACAATGTATGTTTATGACCTAGGCACTACTTCATGGATAAGATCTAATCAGATTGCTAAATATCAGATTAGTGCTCCTACTGGAAATATTGTTGAGGGGTCTTTGTGGGTAGATAAAGATTCATCGCCATTAATGATGTACGTTTATGATTCATCAGTTGGATGGAGACCTCTAGGAGTATAATGTCTACTATTAGTAATGTTGGAAAAGTTGCGTACGTTTATGATCAGCCAAATGATACTTGGCATCCAGTCGCTGGATACACCAATACCACAGAGGCTTTTGCCTGGTCTGGAGCTCACAATTTCTCTAATACAGTAAACTTTAATTCTGTCTTAAATGCAAAAGCTGGTATTAACAATTTTTTAGATGCCGCAGCTAGAGATTTAGCTATAACCTCTCCAACAAATGGAATTGTTGTTTTTGTTAGACAAACAAATGCTGGGGCAGTTATTAACCAAATTCAATATTACTTTAATGGTGCTTGGAGAGTTTATGGTGAAAATGCAAACTTAGTAACAAAGACATCTAACCACACTCTTGAACTAGCAGATGCTGGAAGAACTTTGGATATAGATGTTGCGACTACAAACACCATAACAATTCCAACAAACGCAGCTGTTCCATTTTTAATTGGTACACAGATAGCCTTTATCCAAACGGGAGCTGGGCAAACTGTTTTTTCTCCATCAGATGCAGTTACAGTTATTATTTTAAGTAAAAACTCTAATAGAAAAATTTCTTCTAGATATTCCCCAGCCACATTAATCAAAAAAGACACTAATACCTGGGTTTTAGTTGGAGATTTGACGGCGTAGGAGGAAACATCTTATGCTAGGCTTTATAACTAGATTTGGTTCCTCCAAAGGAATGGTAAGAGTTCCAAACCTTGACGGGTTAACAATGGAGCAGGCAGATTCCACACTATCGCTTGCTGGCCTTTTTAGGTCTACAAGAACAAGCTCCCCCACTTCAAATAATGCAAGAAATGAAAAGATAAATACCCAGTCTATTGCAGCAAACTCTTTAGTAAACTATGAAACAAGCATTTCTTATAACTACGAATACTACGTTCCCCCATACGTTCCAACAGTAACTTATGGTAATTGTTTTACCTATAATACTCAAAGTACAGGAGGGTCTTGTGCAGCTGATAAAAAATATAATTACCCATCATATACATATCAGCGTCAACGAGAAGTTTTTTATGATGGTGTTTTTTCTCATCATGAAGCTTGTGCAGACACTTACGGCGGAGGCGGATCAGAATTTGTAGATGGACTATGTGGCTATGTTAAGGCACCTGTTGCTGCATGCATAAACACAGCAGATAATTATTTTGTAGTTGTTCCATGGAGTGCTTGTAGCGGAGGAACTAGGACAAGAACTGTTGGTAGCAGGGACATCTATTGTAATGAGACACGAACTACCGAAACTGAGAATTGCTGTACTGCTGGATTAAGGTTTTGTGATGCTCCAGTAGCAGTGTCTGGAGGGTCTTCTAAAACTTGTTATTATAGAAGGGCTGATTGCTCTACTTATACTACAACCACAATAACTTGTACCCCAAGAAGTACCACGAGCTGTACTTCTTGTTCAAAAACCAAGCCTTTTAGAAAAACTTGTACTACAACAACAACAAGCTCAGATTGTAGTCAATCAAGCTCTTCATCCTCAGTGGCATGCTAGTTGCAAGTATGCTATAATTTTTTTATGAATAAAAATGAAGAAATAGAAACAAAAAAACCAGAAAGAATTTTTGCTTTAACTGCAGATAATGAAGTTTTTCATAAGTGGCATGTTGAAGAAAATTACGACAACGCATACCTTGCTGCTTTAATCTATGGGCTACAATCTAACCCAAAAATTATAGATATTACCGATTTAAATCATGAAGAGATTGATTTTGGCTGGACTCAAGAAGGAGATTCCTTTATCCCGCCAATTTCTGAGGGGTAATTATGGAAGAAAAACTTACCCCATATCAGCAATGGAAAAAGAACCTAGGAACCACAAGACCCTGGGACATGCTTAATCCCAATACTGAATATGTTGAAAAAGAAGAATCTGATAAGCGAATGGATATTTGCAAGGCTTGTCCATTTTTAATTAAAGCAACTGGGCAATGTCAAAAGTGTGGATGTATTATGCACCTAAAAACAAAACTAAAGCATGCTGAGTGCCCTGTTGGAAATTGGTAGTAATCACAAATGGAATATTGGTCATGGGTACTTGCCGCTATTGGTGTTGCAGGAATTTACTTTGTTGGTAGAAAAACTCTTTGGGGATGGTTTGTATTACTTTTTAATGAAGTAATCTGGATTGCTTATGCTATTGTTACTGAGCAATATGGCTTTATTGTTTCAGCTATCGCATATGCAGCAGTATATATAAAATCTTATTTACACTGGAAAGCAGATGTAAGCTAAAGACTAAATCAATATATTATGATATAATTTAGACATGGCTACGCTTAGAGGATCTTCTGGATCCTATCTTATTGGTTCTGCTCCCCCAGAAATAGTTTGGACTGTTGTCCGTGGAGATACCGCATCTTTTAAGGTTTATGTAACCGATGACACTTTGGCAGCTTTGCATGTTCCAGACTGGACCACTAAGCTAGAAGTAAGACGTAATGATCTTGTTGTAATTACCTTATCTCCAACTGCGATTTTAGACCCAATTGATAGTGAGCCAATTCCTGGAGAATTTTTAGTAAAGATAACTTCTGTACAATCTAATTTACTTCAAACTGGAGATATATTTGATATTCAGATGACAAACACAAGCACTAACACACAATCTATTGGCTATGGTCAAGTCTGGACCGTTGCAAGAGGCTCTTTATCTGTTATTGAGGACGTTACTGTATAATGGCAACAGCAACAATTACTTATCTGTCTGACAGAAAAGTAGGTTCTGTAGTATCTCTAAAATATCCAAAGGCTACTCTTACTCAGGTAAAATACTCAAAAATTCAAGCTTCTCAGATTTTACCTTTTAGAGTTCAATTTACCAATATTCAAATTCAGGGGTATGACGTAAACAATCCACCACCAATCGGTATCGCTGTTATTGGCATAAACAACTATATTCTCTAATATAATGATATAATCATAATATGGCTAAAGTTGAGATGTCCTACCTAAAAACACGTTTTGAATCTGGAGACCGTCCAAGCCAGCAAGATTTTACTGATCTTATCGATACTCTTGCTGCTGCATCTACAGATCTTGGAACGAACGGAAATAACGAAAGCGTTGTTTCGGGTATTGAAAACACAACAGTTTTAGAAAGTATTCCAGTGGCAACCTGGAGACTTGTAAAGTATATGGTTTCTTTGTCAAAGACGACAGACGGAGCTAATAAATTTTACGCAACAGAATTTACCATACTGATTGACGGAACAAACATTAATGTCAGTCAATATGGAATTATAGACAATGATGGGGATATAGGAACCGTTGATGTCTCAAGGGTAGGAGCAAACTTAGTATTAAGTATTATTCCAAACCCTGCAGTTAAGCCAGTCACAGCACGATTCGCTCGTGTTGGACTTAAGGCATAAAATAAGGAGATAAACCCATGGCAACAGTAACTAAAGATTTTAGAATTAAATCTGGTTTAGTAGTTGAAGGAACTACAGGAACTATTAATGGTTCCCCAATCCTTACAGAAGCAAACATCGGTTCAGGTAACCCCCTAGAGCTTGTTCAAGACATTGTTGGTGGAATGGTATCAACGAATACTGAAAGCGGTATTTCAGTAACATATGACGATGCTAACGGAAAAATTGATTTTAATGTTAGTGATCCAGTAATCACTATCGCAGGTGACGTTGATGGTAATGCCACAATGACAAACCTTGGAGATACTACAATTAACGTTACCCTAGACACAGTAAACACAGCTGTTGGAACATACGGAAGCACTACTGCGATTCCATCTATTACAGTAGACGGTAAAGGTAGAGTAACAAACGTTACTACAAACACAATTTCTACAGGTCTAGGAATTGCTGGAGATACTGGAACTGACACAGTTTCACTTCTAACAGATACCCTGACTTTTGAGGGTGGAACTGGAATCACATCTACAGTTAGCAACAACAAGGTAAAAGTAGACATTGACTCTACAGTAGCAACGCTAACAGACCAGCAGACACTAACCAACAAGATTCTTAGCACTAACGTAGATCTTGGTGCTAACTTAGATGCAGCAACATACAAGATTGTTAATCTTGGTGCACCAACCGAATCAACCGACGCAGCAACAAAAGCTTATGTAGATGCTGCTGTTGAGGGACTGCACGTTCATGAGGCAGCCAGAGTAGCAGTAAATGGAAACATTTCAATTGCTAATGGTCTTGAAAATGGAGACACTGCTGGTGGAGTAACACTTGCCACAGGAAACCGTGTTCTTCTTAAGGATCAGACAAACGCTGCTGAAAATGGTATTTATGTTGTTCAGGTTTCTGGTCAGGCACTTCGTGCAACAGACTTTGACACTGCAACAGAAGTTGATAGCGGAGACTTTGTTTTCGTAAGTGAAGGAACCTATGCAAACACTGGTTGGGTTCAAACTCTTAAGCCAGCTACAATTGGAACAGATCCACTTCAGTTTACTCAGTTCTCTGGAGCTGGAACATTTACTGCTGGAATTGGTCTTGACCTAAATGGTACAGAGTTTGTTCTTGACCTTTCCGAGGTAGACACATCAACTCTTCCAGAAGGAACTAACAAGTACTACACAGACGAGCGTGTTGACGATCGTGTTGATGGCTTACTTGTTGGCGGTACAGGAATTAGCAAAACTTATAATGACAATGGTAACTCCCTTACTCTTGCTCTAGACTTCACAGAGTTTAGTACAACTGATGTTGCTGAAGGAACCAAGCTATTCTTCACAGACCAAAGAGCAGTAGATGCACTTCAGGCAGTCGTCCCTGACTTTACAGCGGTAGAGGTAAACAATATAGCAAGACAGGTTGCAGCTACAGTTTCTGCTCCAACAGCAGGATCCGCAGTAACCGCTTATGCGTTTGCTAAGGCATCTTATCGCTCAGCAAAGTTCTTAGTCAAAGTTGCTTACAGCACTCACACTGAAATTTCAGAGGTGCTACTAACTCTAGACACAAGCGATAACATTGCAATAACTGAATATGCAGTTGTAGGAACCAACGGATCTTCTTCTGCAATTTCTGCTGATATTGATGGAACTAACGTAAGACTACGTGTAACTCCAGTTAATGCTAGCTCAACAGTTACAGTAATGGGAACATTACTAGTTTAATTTAAAAAAAGATAAGGCCTTTCTCTTTAGCCAGGGAAAGGCTTTATTTTTATAATATATGGTAAAATTGGGGTAGACTATAATTATCTTATAGTAATAGGAGTGCTATTGACTACAACAAATAAAGACTTTAAAGTCAAGCATGGCTTAGCCGTTTCTGGCGGAGCAACCTTTGGCCAGGCAATCGAAATTGGCGAACCCACTGCTGCTGATCATGCAGCTAGTAAGGGTTATGTAGATGCCGCTATTCTTGGATTTGTTATTGACCCAGTTGGATGTGCAACAACAGCTAATATAAATATTTCAACAGATACTATTGTTGGAGATATTATAGACGGAATCACGCTTGAAGCCAACACAAGAATTTTAATTAAAAATCAAACAACTGCCTCTCAAAATGGTATTTATGTTGTAAATTCTTCTGGACCAGCGACAAGAGCTTTAGATTATAATGCTAATGATCAAATAAGAACTGGAGACCAGATTTATGTTAGGTCTGGTTCTGTAAATGGAGAAAGTTATTGGTCATTATCTAGTAATACCATTGTGGTTGGCACTCAGCCATTAACCTTTAATCTTTTGGGACCAACAAAACCTGGAACTGGTCTTCTTATTGAAAACAATCTGCTTGAAGTTGATCAGGACTTTGTAGCAACAATTGCTGTTGATGAGTTTAATGTTAAAAATTTAAGTGGGGATATTTTAGGATCTAGCTTAACAAGTGTTGGAACTCTAGAAAGTCTAAATGTTACTGGAAGTGCAGATTTTGGAGAGAACTTATATCTTGATGGAAGTTTACAAGTTGCAGGCGATATTTCAGCCCCAGAAGGGGAAACTCTATCTTTCGTGGGGGACCTTGATATCACAGGAAACCTTGAAATCACAATGGACCTTAATGTCCTAGGGAACCTTGATGTCACAACGGACCTTAATGTCACAGAAAACCTTGGTGTTAGCGGAAACTCTGTTTTTTCAGGGGATTTTGATGTTAGCGGAGTTTCTACTTTTTCAGGAAACGCTTTATTTGAGGCAGAAATTTCTGTGCCAGCACCGACCCTGTCTTCTCATGCAACAACAAAAGACTATGTAGATAATCTACTAAATCAGTCATCTGTAGAAATTACAACAATAGACGATTTATCTAACTATTTTAATGGCTACAATAGTCGATTTCTACCCACCTATCAGGGATTTCCAGTAACACTTCAAAATCCTTTCAACCTTTTACTAACAATTGATGGTATAATACAATCAGTAGGTTCTCCAGATTATGTCTGGCAATCTGTTATGCCAAGGGTAGGTTTTAGGATAGACAACGACGGCTACATAGCTTTCCCAGAAGCAATTCCAGTAGGATCTAGCTTTGATGCAAGAGTTTTAGTAGGGTCGGCAACAACTACACAAACAAAGGTTTATCCATTTAAAGCAATGGATATTGTCTTAGGAGGATATTAATATGGCAAGAAGAATTTTGGATCTAAAAGGATATACCCTTAATCCATCTACTAGGGTTATCACATACCCAGGAATTATTAAGCAAGAACAGCTTATTCTTATTACTAACGTAACTGCGGGACAGGTAATTTATAACTTCTCTGATCCTTCACTAAAAGCAACAGCCTATACAACTTCTATTTCTGGTGCAACTGGAACTACCACTATTACCTTAAACTTTAATACAGCAGCAATGCTATCTACTGACAAGCTTCAGTTTATTGTTGACCAGGTAGACGAGACTATGGCTCCAGCCGAAAATCTTAAAGACCCAGTAAACAAATTCCGTGTTTCTCAGGCACAAGCACTTATTGATACAGACTTCGAGTACGGTGCTCAGCAAACCAAGTGGGAAAACCTCGCCATGGTTAACAATAGACCATTTGCATTTCCAAGTGCAAACGCAGTAACTTCCATCTCTGCAATGACAATGAGCAATGGCTCAAGAACAGTGACAGTTACTAGATCTTCTGGAAACTTCCCAGCTAACGGTTCTGCAATTTATGTTCAGGACGCATTTTTAACAATTGCAAACGGTAACTTTATTATTGAGTCAGGTGGTGGAACTGGAGAAATTACTTATACTGCTAGAGCCACAAACACTACATCAATTACAAATATTCTTGATCCAAATAAGACAGCTGTTTATGAAGGAAACGTTTATTCATCAGCAAGAATTGGTGGAGCACCAACAATGACTTACTCTGGTCGTGAGATTACAGTAACAACAACTGTTCCACACGGTCTTTCTATTGGAAATGAAATTGCAGTAATTGGTGCAACAGCATCTACTAATGCTCCAAATGGAACTCAGATTGTTTCAACAGTAATTAGCCCAACAGTTTTTAAATACTATGTTAACGCAGCTCCAACTGGAACTCTGGCCGCAACTAGCGTACTTATCTATGTTGTTCCACAGGGACAGGTACTGCACCGTCCATTCGATGGAGGAGTAATCTTTTCATCAAACTCAAGTTCTAATGGAGAGCAGCTAATTCGTCAGACTAGACGTTATTTCCGCTACCAGTCTGGTAAGGGTATTCAGATTTCCTCTGGAACTATTCTAAAGCCAAACCTACAGCTAGATTCAATTACATCATCTGGACTAGTTGCAACGGTATTGACAAAAGAAAGACACAACATTCAGCCAGGAACTAGCGTAACAATCGCTGGATGTCTTGATGCAGCTTACAACGGAACCTTTGAAATTACTTCTGTAACTGGTTTTAATACATTCCAGTATACAATGCTATCAGAACCAGTTGGAACCGTAGGAACTGGCCCATACTATGCAGCAATTAATGGCTGGTATGGAGCAGTAAATAGACTAGGAAGCTTTGACCAGCAAAATGGACTTTTCTGGGAATTTGATGGTCAGGTATTATCGGCAGTTCGTAGAAACTCTACGTTCCAGATTTCTGGCCGTGTAACTGTCACAAATGGATCTTCTACTGTATCTCAGACAGATGCATCATTCCCAACATCATTTGCTAAGCAGTTATCAATCGGAGATTATATCGTTCTTCGTGGACAGTCTTACAAGATAGAAGGAATTGCTTCGGACACATCATTGTCAATATCCCCTACATACCGTGGAGCAACTGCTACACATGTTGTTGCATCAAAAACAGTAGAAACTAGAATCCCCCAATCACAGTTTAACATTGACAAGATTGATGGAACTGGACCTTCTGGATTTAACATAGACCTAACTAAAATGCAGATGTTCTACATCGACTACTCATGGTACGGTGCTGGATATGTTCGTTGGGGTGTAAGAGGAATTAACGGAGAAGTTACCTACGTCCACAAGATGGAAAACAATAACATTAATCAAGAAGCCTACATGCGTTCTGGTAACTTGCCAGCAAGATATGAATCTTCTGCCTTACAGCCTATCACTCAAACAACAGCACTTATAGGTGCACTAGACACAAGCCTTTCTGTTGTAAGCACTGCAGGATTCCCCAATGTAGGAACTTTGCTTATTAAAAATGGATCGACCACAGAATATGTGAACTATTCTTCACGTGATGCAGACTCATTCCTTAACTTAACAAGAGCTAAAGCTGGAATTACAACAGCCGCAACTATGACGATTGCTGCTGGGTCAAACTCAGGAACTTTAACAAGCGTCAGTGCTCTTCAGGTCGGTATGAGAGTTCACTCTGCATCAATTCCAGAAGGAACTTATATCACAAATATTAATGTATCTAATAACTCTGTTAGACTAAGCAATGCTGCTACAGGAGCAAACCCAACAGATGTTTTGATTTCCCCTATGGGAGCTTCAGCTGCTGAGACATTTGCTTATTCGGTTACTGCTCCAACATCTGTAGAATTAGCTTTTCCATCTTATGGACCAAGCCTTTCTCACTGGGGTACCTCAGTAATTATGGATGGAGGATTTGATGACGATAAGTCTCTTATCTTTACCTACGGAATGACAACTCCAACCGTAATTCCAGCACAAGCTTCTCGTGCACTATTTGCAATTCGTGTAGCTCCATCAGCAGATAATGGTATTGCAGCAGCATTTGGTCAGCGTGATCTAATTAACAGAATGCAGCTAAAGCTAAATACTCTTGGTGTTTCTACAAGAACATCTAGCTCCAACTACTTGGTTAGAGCATTCCTTAATGCAACACCATCATCAGCTGCAACTTGGACAACCCCAACAGAAGGTGCAGCAGGAATTGCAAACTCATCTCTCTCACAAATTGCAGTTTATCCAAGTGCATCTAACGTGACCGTTACTGGTGGAGAAATTACTGGTGGTTTCTTGTCTCAAGGAACTGATTCGATTGATTTAACTCAGTTGAGAGATCTTGGAAACTCAATTCTTGGTGGAGGAAGTACATCTTCAGCTACCCAGCTTTACCCAGATGGACCAGACACTCTTACGATTGTGGTTACAAACCTAAACACAGCTGGAGGATCCTCCATCGACATTCTTGGAAGATTATCCTGGACTGAAGCTCAGGCTTAATTAGGAAGGGTATGTAGATGCCAATTAACAAAGCTAAAGTAAGCGAGATTAGTCAAGAGAAGGTTCTCAACCTTATTGCAGACCTAACCTCTAAGGCATCTACTGCTAATCCTGTTTTTACCAATCCACCAGTTTTGCCAAGCGATGGTATTAAATTTACTGACGGATTTCAGACAAAAGAGGGCGTTGTATCTAGAACTACTATAATTAGAAAAACATCTGCATATACATTATCAAGTCTTAATGAAAGAGATTGTCTGATTGAGATGAACAGCACTTTGCCAATTGTTCTAACTATTCCAACAGACCAGGAAGTAGATTTTCCAATAGGTTCATCTTTAGATGTTCTACAAGCTAATTCTGGACAAGTTACTGTCACCTCAAGTCCAATTACAACCTCCACTTATGGTTCTGGAGGATCATCTAGTGGAATAACCGTTACTCTTTCAGCACAAAACTTAAACGTTGAAGCTGGACAGGGAATTTCTGGTACTGGAATTGTTCCAGGAACTTTAGTAGTTAGTACAAATGGAACAGAAGTAACAGTAGATACTCCGTTTTCTGATCAAGTTTCTGGTACACTAACTTTTAAGGTTGGATTAGCTTTTACTCCAGGAAATAAGCTACGAACTAAGTGGTCATCTGGTACAATATTTAAGAGGTCTAGAAATAGCTGGGTGCTATTCGGAGACCTAGAAGCTTAGTAGAGAGAAAAACTGATGGCGGTAAGTAAAAGAACTGGTAGAAAGTCCCTAGCGGCAAATGATTTCCTAATTCCACTACCACCAGGTCCACCAACAGCAAATGATGTAGGAACAGATAGACCTTTTGACAATGGTTCTGCAGTTGTTGAATTTAGTTCTGTAGACCTAGCTGTTTCCTATAAAATTTATGCGGCAAGTGCTGGAGAAACTACCGTAACTGCCACTGGAGCTTCTTCTCCAATAATTATTACAGGTCTTAAGTCAAATATTTTATATACTTTTACTGTAACAGGATTTAATAGCGAAGGCGATGAAGGTGCCCCCAGTGATCCATCCACAGCTACACTAATCACTACCGTTCCAGCGACTCCAGCAGCTCCAACAGCGTCTTCTCCAAATGCAAACCAAGACGTAGTTGTCTGGCTTGCACCAAATACTGGCGGAAAAACTATTACAGGATATATTTGGACAGCCTCTGATGGCAAGACAAACCTTGCTGGAGGTACTCCAGGAGGTGGACCAACAGCTAACCTTTCTGTTACTGTAAACCAAGAAGCAGCTACAGCACAAACTTATACCGTTTATGCTATTAATGCAAATGGAAACTCTCTAGCTTCTGCAGCATCCAATTCTATTACAACTACATTTTCTTTTGCTCCATTCGGAGCTTTTGGCTTTTCTCCTTTTGGAGCCTTTGGCTTTTCACCGTTTAGTGCTTTTGGTTTCTCTCCTTTTATGGCTTTTGGCTTTTCACCGTTTAATGCTTTTGGTTTTTCTCCTTTTATGGCTTTTAGTTTTTCTCCATTTTACTTCTATCCTTTTAATGCTTTTGGATTTGCCCCATTTAGGGCTTTTGGATTTGCTCCAAGCTGCATTGCATCAAAAACTAAAATATCTACAATAAATGACTACCTTGAGGTTGTTCTTGTTGCAGCTGAAGACCTTAAAATTGGAGATAAACTAATCTGTCCTATTTGGGAAGAGTTTGATGTCGACGACTATTTAGACTATCAACATGAAAAAGTTTTTTATAAGCAGATAACTAGTCTTAAACACAATTTTGCTTATGTAAAAGACATTTCCTCTAAAGTTGTAACAGACACAATAATTTTTAATTCTGATGCAAAAAAGCACTTTTCAAAACTTCAGCCCATTCTTGCAAAAAAACAGGGTACTGAAACTTTTGCTTGGGAAATAACTGGCACAATTGCTGCTGGAGATATAGTTATGCAGTACAACCCTTTGGAAGAAGAATTCGAAGAGGTACTTATTGAAGATGTTCAAATTCTTGATAATATTGAGGAAACTGTTTATTTAATTACGCCAGACGGAGACAATACCTTTATAGCTGGCGACATAATTGCTTGCTAATAAAACTTTATAGTGTATAATTATTATACAAAATTATCGTAAAAGAAGGGCATGAAATATGGATAATGAAATTAAAAGCGTAAGCAAATCTACACAACCACATAAATTTTTTGATATATTTTTAGAAAATGATTTAGAGCAACTTTCAGGAGAGCTTGTAGACCGATATATGCAAATAAAAAAAATCGAAGTTCCTGGAGTCACAAAAATTCATGACCAAGAACTTTGGCTAGAGTCTAATAGCCTTTCTACAATTAAGTGGAGAGAGTATAATGTTTTTCAATTTCATATTGATGGAATTAGAAAACTTTATGATGGAATATCTACGATGGTTCACGAAGCCTGCGATTACTACGATATAGACTTTGAGAAACAGCAATTTATGCTTCAGGGCTGGTTTAATATTAATGAAGCTCATAAAGGAAAACTTGATTGGCACGATCACGGAGCAGAGGGTGCTCCATTTTTTCATGGATATTACTGTGTTTCGGCAGAGCCATCTGTCACCCATTACGTCACTTTTGATAAAAAAATAGAAAATCATAATAAAAATAATCGTGCAATTTTATCAGAAATGGGGCATCCACACGCAATGGGCGATTGGGATTGGGAAGGTCCAAGAATAAGCGTTGCCTACGATGTCTTACCTCTTAGGGGACTTCAAAATGAAATTGGCATGACACAAGAACAGCATTGGATACCTCTTGCATAATTTTATTAAAAATTTAAAATGTTTTTTGTTTAATCATAAAAAAGTTGTTGAATCTTGTCCCGTTACAGGGGCTAAGCTTTCTTCCTGTACCTCCTGCGGCCCAGACAATCGTTCTCATGGCAGCAGAATGAGCTTTAAATGATACATTTAGTAAAACAGTTTATATCTCCAGAAGATGTAAAAATTGTTCAGGATTACATTAAGTCAATTAAGTTTAATACAAAAGAAGATCACGTACCGCTTCACAATGAGCTTTTTGAAAAAAACAATGCTGTTTTTGATTTGCATACTCGTGGAGAAATGCCAGATGATATATTAGAAATTTTTTCAAAATACTCTAAGGGATATTACGAGAACGTTCAGAGTATAGAAAATGATGAATACCATCCCCCAATGTTTTCAAAACACTATATTGCAAGGTATAAGCCAGGCACTTGCCTAGGCCCACAGTTTGACCCAGAAAAGCCAGAAGGAACCTATAAATCCTACATTTATTGGAACGATGACTTTAATGGAGGATCTATTAGCTTTCCAGGATGGGATAAAACTTTTAATTTAGAATCAGGCGACTTAATCTTTTTTGTTGAAAATGAAGAAAATAGATATAGAATTAACACAATTGAAGATAGCCCCCTATTTCTTTCGGAAGCCTGGGTAGGTAAGGTTGGAAAAGCCTGGATGCCTGGGGTAGACTACGAAGCCACAAATTGGGATGACTGGGAAATAAAAGGATTTTAATCTTTTAATGTGTTAAAATAGTAACATGACCCTATACAGAATGCTTCAAAGACGTGGTACTGCCAGCCAATGGTCTACCGCAAATACCGTTTTAGCTGCTGGCGAAATTGGATTTGCTTATGATACAAAGATTTTTAAGATAGGCGATGGGGCTACCGCCTGGAATTCCTTAAAATCAATTTCTGAACAAGCACTCCCAACTCAAACAAGCAATTCTGGCAAGTTTTTAACTACTGATGGAACAGCTGCTAGCTGGGCAACTGTAGATCTATCAACAAAGCAAGACAAAGTTACCAACGTATCCGATACTGAAATTGGGTATTTGGACGGGGTAACATCTTCAATACAGACTCAGTTAAATGATAAATCAACTGCATCTAAAACAGAGACTTTTACCAACAAAACACTTACCTCGCCAAAGATTAATGAGGATGTAGCCCTTAGTGCAACAGCAACAGAGCTTAACTATGTAGATGGCGTAACCTCTGCAATTCAAACTCAGTTAAATGCAAAGTCTGGTCTTTTGACAGCTGAACCATCTGCAAACACCAACACGGCATCATCAGTTGGTTATATTGGAATGCCACAAAATATTCTTGCTTCTGGCGGATTAACCTTAAGTAAAGCTCACGCAGGTGAACATATTTATGTAACTGGTTCTTCACAAACTATTACAATCCCAGCTAACTCTTCAGTACCGTTTGAAATTGGAACAGCTATTGTTATTATAAATGGAAACGTAACCAGCTCTATTGCAATTACAACTGACACCCTTAGGCTTGCTGGAAGTTCCCTTACAGGAACTAGGTCTCTTGCCGCATACGGACTAGCAACAGCTGTAAAAGTAGAATCAACTACGTGGATAGTTTCTGGTAGTGGACTAACCTAATGGGCGGAATTTTAGGCGGGCTTGTTGGATCATTGGGTCTAACGGTCCCAGCCGCCCCATCTGCCCCATCTGTATCCTCACCAAATGCTAACCAAGATAACATTAGCTGGGTTGCTCCAAATAATGGAGGAAGCCCAATTTTACTTTATTATTGGGAAAGTGATGACGGCAAGAGTGGAACAACGGTAAGCACATCTGCTATTGTATCGCAAGAAGCTGGAACTGGCCAGAAATATCGTGTACGTGCACAAAATGCAGTTGGCTTAGGAGATTGGTCTCCGTATTCTGTTCAAATAACAACAACATTTTCTTTTGCACCATTCAGCTTTGCACCTGCACCCTGCCCATCTTTATACACCATCTTATATCAGCAGCCTTCATGTACTGGAGGGTTTATTTGTACTACCTATGCAGACGGAAGCTGTGGCATGTGGGCGGAATGCGTCAGATGCTAATCTTTAGCTCTCTGATAAAAGCAATCCATGTTAATAAAAACAATCTTCTAATGTGTTAAAATAGACATATGCCCAATCCTTCAAACCTGTACGCAGAAAAGATTTTTAGCGAGCATCCTATTGCGATGTGGGCGTTAGATGATCAAGCTGACTATATTTCCCTGATTTCTGATGCAAAAAGAGATATCTATAGATCTTCTCCAGATGCCAATGCTTGGACAATTTCCAACGGTACAAAAGAACAAAACCTGGCCATACTGAATGAACCACTATCAACTACCTCAACCACCACTGTAAAAGCAGTTATTGGGCTAGAGCAGACTAATCAAATAACTTTAACTAGCTCTGCAATTATTAGCCCAGCTTTGATGAATGCAGACTTAGAGACTTTTTCTGTTAGTGCCTATATGTTTGCTGCAAATCCATTTGTGCTTTCTTATGAAATTGGCTATACCTATGATGGGTTAGCCAGTCCAGTTCTTAGAAAATTTGATTCTCAAATTAGCAATAGGTGGAGCTTAATTTCAGAAACCTTTAGCATCCCCCAAACTATAAATCCTATAAAGATGGTAATAAAAATTAATCATGTTAATAATGGTGGCCTGCCAGATGAGTATAAGTTTTATGTTAATGGAGTTACTTTTGGACAGTGGTCAGAAGAATTTTTAGCAACATCCCCTGGACTTTTTGGAGAAACCCTACCATCCAATGTTCCATTTAGCTACTTGTCAATCCCTGCAAAATCATATGGCTTACAAGATTTAGACGGGTATTACTTTATTAATAACGGATATTTGACTGCAAAAAATTCTGGGGTACCAATTGTTTATGGTTCATCAAACGTTACAAGAATTTTACCAAATGGATCAGATCCATCGGTGATAATTCCTGGACAAGGATTTTTAAATGAGGCTGGAAGATATAGGGAATACACTGCTGAGATGTGGGCAAGGATTGACTCAAAGGCAACTTCTCCAACTAGGATCTTTGGGCCAATTGGCTCAGCCGATGGAATTTACGTAGATGGTCCATTTATAAAGATTAAGGTTGGAGATTCTGTTGGTGCACACCCGATTACAGAGTGGTACAGGCCAATGCTTTTAGACTTTAAAATTTCTGAAAATACTGCTTCATTATTGATAAATGGAGAACAGGCAATAGAAGTTTCTTTTTCTACTTCAGATGTTGCTTTAGCATCAGAAACAATTATTCAAAGCGGAACAACAAAAAGCAATGATTGGCTAGGATTTTATGCATCTGAGAATGTTCCATTTTTAGATATTGATTGTGTTGCAATATACCCATACTTGGTTCCAGCTATTGTTGCCAAAAGACGCTTTGCTTATGGCCAGGCGGTAGAATACCCAGAAAATGCAAACAGTGCATATGGAGGAACCTCTGTTCTTATAGACTATGCTTTTGCTGACTATACAAGCAACTATAGCTACCCAGACATTGGCCGTTGGAATCAAGCAATTGTAGAAAACCTGTTAGTAAAAGATGAGGCACTCTCAGTTCCAGAATATAAACTACCAAAGGTAATATTTGAAGATGGTACGACTCAAAAAGTCTGGTATGAGGAGTTATACGACGATCAGCTGGGAGATTCTTTTATTGGGCTTACTGGAAAAGATGGATATCTTTTATTTGAAGATATAAACATTATTAAAGAAAATCTAAAAGGGTTTTTTGGGGTATTTAAGCCAGGATCCCTTAGCTCATCAAAACAAATATTGTTTAAAATAAACGATAAAACTAGGAAAGACACATATTTAGAATGCTATATTCAGAACAATGTTTTATATTACAGCCTTAGTTTTGCAGGAACTATTTCGGCGATATATTCAGAGTCAATGGTTTTAGCAAACGAAAGCCTTGCCGTTGGAGTTGACATAGATAAGTTCTCTAAATACTTTGGACAATCTGCTACCTCATTTTTTAATAATAAGCAAAACCTATCTTTAACAATCGGAGGAGATGCAACTTTTGAAAATACATTTTCTGGAAAAATTTATAAATTTGGATTTTGTACACAGACAAATTTAGAAAAAATTTCAGCTTTATTTGATAATTCAGGCTTGCTTACGTATTATAATTATGAGGATGTATTTGAAGATTATCCAGCAGAAATAGCTTACGATGCGGGAAGTGAATATTTTAGCAATAGCCCAGCATATACTGAAGAGCTTGATGGCGGTTCTCCAACCTCATTTGCCAGCCAACTTAGCTTTGACCTTATAGATAGCTTTATTGGTAGCTACACACTCATTCCAAAGATAAGTTTTGAGTCGATGTTTATGGACATTGCCATAGATGGATACTGGGAAGATTACTTGCCATTAACATATTTTGCACAATATGTTTCAGATGTTTTTGATAAGAAGTATTACGATCTTGACTTTATTCAGTTTAACTTAGATTATCCAGCATTAGAAAACTTTACTGGTAATTATTATAATACTGACAGCAGCCTTGTTAAATCATATGTTTCATTTCAATATTTAAAAACTAATACATCTGCAAAAAACTCTTATTTTACTAAAGCTCTTGCCCCCAAGAATAACGTAGTAAGTCCTGGAGATGAATGGTTAACTACCAAGTATGAGGTTGTAGATGGAACAATAATCTATCCACCAAAAAATATTAAGTTAGCAGATGTCTCTATTGTTACACACTTAGAGTGGAGTATTGATGGCATTATTTCCAACCCATTAGTTGTAAAGAAAATGCAGTATGCTTCACAAGCCTTTAATGAAAGAACTTCTAATCCCGTCGGAACAAGATTTGGAACATCTATATTTCCATACTTAAAGTACGGCTCTTACTTTGACTATAAATCTAAAAACCCATTTAGAATCTATAAAGGAAGCACTCCATACTTATATCTCACAAAACGCAGCGGCATTGAGAAAGTTGGAAATTATGACCCATTAGTAAACCGTGGGCTTTCAATTCCTATTAATCAAAACTTAGCAGAAAATTATAAAGTAATTGCTCTTCAAGCATTTATTAGATATGGTCAAGCAAGATTCCCAACAACTCCAGAGCAAATCTTTGAAATTGAAAGCAAAGATACTTACATAAAATTCTTTATAGTTGCTAATGACACCTCTGGAAGCCGTGCAAGAATTTATGGAATTAATGCTAAAACTGGTAGATTTGAAAACGGAATTGCATTTTATTGGAATGGAAGGATTGTTAGAGAGCCAGTAATTACTCTTAATGACTGGGGTGTGTTAGGTATATCTTTTTCAAATGTGCTAGATTTTAGCTCCTATGTTGGAGGATTTAGGGTAACTGGATCAGTTTTAATTAACAACATCTCTCAGTATCAGTCTACTAATTTACAAGAAATTCAGCGACAAACTCTTAGGTCTTGGTATACCGCTAAGTTTGATAATATAGACGTTTATGACTGGGATTTCTGGAATGAAGACTATACCTGGAACGGCGTATTGGTCTTCTCTTCATCTACATATTTTGGGGTAAACCCAGCAGACATTTATAAAACTTATACTGGAACAAATAAGATAATTATTGATGACGATACCCCATTAAAGATTAATAACTATGAATACACAAACTATCAGAACATTGGATGGCAAAACAGGGTTGTTTCTGCTGTATAATATGGTATACTGGTGGTTATGGAAGACAAATTTGCAGAAGCACTTGGTAAAGCAAAGCTAACATTAGTTGAGCAAACAGGGTATGCCTGGGGAGTTTATGTCTGGAAAAAAGCTAACGGTAAATGGTTTACTGACGGCAGCGGAAATATTCTAAACATTCCAGCAAACAAAGGTGATGAAAACCAAATAGCCAAGCTAAAACAGGCAGCAGCCTATCACGGAGAGCCAAACGGTTCTCCAGTATTCTTTCCTGGCTCAGCTCGAATCAGCGATGAAGAATATAGCGAACAGATTGATCGCATGAAACAGGGCCTAATCCCATCACTAAATGATATTGGTGCGGTTATGGCTGCAAAGAAAACCATAGAAGCTTACGGAGATGAAGGCTAATGTCAGACGATTATCAGTACCCAATTCAAATTTTTGCTCCAGAGTTAGAGCAAGAAGAAAATGTTTTTAAAAAGCAAGATCCATTTGCGAAGAAGTGGGAAGACTTAAAAACCCTTTCTGGCTTAGAAAAGAACTTTAAGAGACGCTCTGATCGCATTGCCAAGTCCTACGAAAGCCTAGACTTTACTGGAATAGATACCACAAATCAGGGGTATCAAAATAGTGCTCTAGCAAGAAACACTGGAATAAATGGATCAACATCTAAAGAGATAAACCCAGGTTCCGTTTTCCACAACGGCTACGGAATGTTTGATGTTATTACCCCACCATGGAATCTTTACGAGCTTGCAAACTACTACGATACCTCATTTGCTAACCACGCAGCAATTGATGCTAAGGTAGAAAACATTGTTGGTTTAGGTTATGACTTCCATGTTTCTAAGAGAACTCTTATGCAGCTAGAGGCATCTAGTAGCGATTCTGCGGTTGAGAAAGCAAGAAAGCGTATTGAAAGAGCTAAGGTAGAACTAAAGGAATGGCTAGAGAGTCTTAATAGTGATGATTCATTCACAAATGTAATGACAAAGTTCTATACTGATGTGCAGGCTACTGGAAATGGTTATCTTGAAATTGGAAGAACAGTTGCTGGAGAAATTGGATATATCGGACACATCCCAGCAACCACTATGCGTGTGCGTAGATTGCGTGACGGCTATGTTCAGATTATTGGACAAAAGGTTGTATACTTTAGAAATTTCGGGGCAAAGAATCCAAATCCAATTACTGGAGACCCAAGACCAAATGAGATTATTCATTACAAAGAATACTCACCATTAAATACTTTTTATGGGGTGCCAGATATCATGTCTGCCATCTCTTCTTTGCATGGAGATCAGCTAGCTTCTCAATACAACATTGACTACTTTGGAAATAAGGGTGTTCCTAGATACATTGTAACGCTAAAGGGTGCAAAGCTATCTTCCGACGCAGAAGATAAGATGTTTAGATTCTTACAGACTAGCCTAAAGGGACAATCTCACAGAACACTGTACATCCCGCTTCCAGCTGACACAGATACAAACAAGGTAGAGTTTAAGATGGAACCAATTGAAGCAGGAGTTCAGGAGGCATCGTTTAATGACTACCGCCTTAGAAACCGTGATGATATTCTTGTTGCACATCAGGTTCCTCTATCCAAGATTGGTGGAGGAGATTCTTCTCAGATTGCCGCAGCACTTGCTCAAGACCGTACGTTCAAAGAGCAGGTTGCAAGACCAGCCCAGGCAAATCTAGAAAAAATTATTAGCAAGATTGTTAAAGAAAAGACAGATATTCTAGACTTTAAGTTTAATGAGCTAACCCTTACAGATGAAATTGCTCAGTCCCAGATTTTGGAGCGTTACGTAAAGACTCAGATTATGGTTCCAAATGAGGCACGTGAAAAGCTGGGTCTTCCTCAGCGTCCAGACGGGGACGAACCATTTGAAATGTCCCCAAGACAGTCTGCCGATACAAGAGCTAATACTTCTCAGAATAGATCAAGAGACTCTGAAAGAGCAAATAACTCTTCAGATAGCCCCGCCACAATATCTGGAAGAAATCCAGCAGGCGAGGGCAGGTCTTCAAATTAGTAACATTTTTGTAACTTTTTTGTAAAAAGCCCTTATAATTGAGATAACATGACTATGCAAAAGGCCCATTGGGACACAGAGGGCGACAACGTTCGCCTATCAATGCCGTTCACTAAAGTGGATAAGGAGAGACGTGTTGTCTCTGGATTTGCTACACTTGATAACGTAGACAAGCAAGCTGACATAGTCACCACAGATGCAAGCCTAAAGGCTTTTGCTAAATTTCGTGGGAACATAAGAGAAATGCATCAGCCAACAGCAGTTGGAAAAATGATTTCTTTTAAAGAAGATAAATATTTTGATCCAGAAGCTAAAAAGTTTTATTCTGGAGTCTATGTTTCAACATACATCTCAAAGGGTGCACAGAACACTTGGGAGAAAGTTCTAGACGGAACTCTGTCTGGCTTTTCTATCGGTGGAAAGATGAACAAATGGGATGACGGATATGATGAAAAAATTGATTCAAAAATTCGCATTATTAAAGACTATGATCTGGTAGAATTGTCTCTAGTAGATAATCCAGCAAATCAGTTTGCGAATGTATTGTCTGTCGAAAAAGTTGACGGAGTAGATATGATTAAGGGCGAAAGCTTAGATACCCCCATTGAAAATGTTTTCTGGGATGCAGAGTCTGGCATAGTCATGTTGTCAGAAAATGATTCTGAGGTAAGCCCTACATCAAATGCTCCAATGCAAAATATAGGTTTCGTTGAAAAGAACGATAACGAAAAAACAGATATGATAAAGTTCTTAGTTGATAGTGCTAAAGGCATTAATACAATTGAGATTAAGAAGGAGGCAAGTCCTATGAATGAAGAAACAATCACAGCAGACATCGTTGAGAAGTCTGATGAGGTAGTAGAAGAGTCACAGGTCGCTCCAGAGGCAGATGCCCCAACCGAAGATGCAGCAGAAGCTTCTTCTGATGACGTAGAGAAGTCTATGGATCCAGATAAGAAGTCTGACGACATGGACGAAGACGAAGAAATGAAGTCTGAGGATGAAATGAAGGCAGAAGCTGCACCAGAGGTGGATGAGGTATCTAAGTCGAATCAGGTAATTGCAGATGCAGTTACTGAGATTCAGGGTACTCTAACATCAGCCTTTAGCGATCTAGCAAATACTGTAAAAGCTCTACACGAGCAGGTATCTGCACTAAGCAAGTCAATTGATTCTGTAAAAACAGAGGTAACAGAAGCCAAGGGACAGTTTAACGAGTTTGGAAAGAGAGTGGACGCTGTTGAGGCTGACACCGCTTTCCGCAAGTCTGGCGATCTAGGCGAGATCGTACAGGAAGCTCAATCAGAACAGATTGAGAAATCCCTATGGGGCGGACGTTTCCTCAAAACTGCCGATCTATTTAGATAAACAAAATCACTAGGAGGTGACAATTATGTCGGAAGAGATTATTAAAAACTACCCAGGTGCTGGTGCTAACGAAGTTAATGGCGAAGGTGCATTTGCGTCTGGAGGTGTTGGAAATGTGAGCAACCCTGGTCCTAATACACTAGGTAACATTCCAACTGCCGAACTTGGTCTAACAACTGGTCCAAACGCCGTAAATCCTTCGGGTGATGCGGCAAGTGGTATCCTACGCCCTGAACAGGCACGTCGTTTTATTGACTACGTATGGGATGCTACAGTTCTCGCCAAGGATGGTCGTCGTGTAACGATGAGAGCTAACTCTATGGAACTTGAGAAAGTTAACGTAGGAGAGCGTGTTATTCGTGCAGCAGCCCAGGCTAACGCAGAGTACACAAACACAGGTGCAACATTCTCAAAGGTCGAACTTACTACAAAGAAGATTCGTCTGGACTGGGAAGTTTCATCTGAAGCACTAGAAGACAACGTTGAAGGTGGTGCTCTTGAAGATCACCTAGTTCGTTTGATGACAAACGCTTTTGCGAATGACATTGAGGATCTAGCAATCAACGGTACTGGCACTGGAAGCAACCCATTCACATCTATTATGAATGGATTTGTTAACAAGGTCAAGACCAATGGAGATGCACACGAAGCTGTTGTAACAGTAGCTGACAACGCATGGACACCAGAGGTTATGCAGAAGATTATTACTGCATTGCCACGTAAGTACCGTGCACTTAAGGCAAACCTTAAGTTCTACGCTGGTACAGATGCATTCCAGGGAATCGTTAAGAATAACGGAACCTTGTCAGATGCAATTGCTGAGGCACTTGGAAAGAACGGTAACACCCAGGCTAACACCCAGGCTTACCTTGATGGACAGGGCCAGACATTCGGTGGAGCACGTACAACTCGTGTTCTAGGCATTGATGTTCAGGAAGTTCCTTACTACCCTGCAGGTTATGTAGACCTTACATTCCCTCAGAACCGTGTATGGGGTTTCCAGAGAGACATCACTGTAAACCGTCAGTACGTACCAAAGAAGGACACCATTGAGTACACCGTATTCGTACGTTTCGGTATTCAGTGGGAGGAAGAGGACGCCATTGCGTTCGCTGACGCAGATGGCTCAGACTCCTAAGTCTTAGCTAACCTTTAGAGGGGGCAGGAGTTTCGGCTCCTGCCCTCTTTTAATATCTGTTATAATATAAGCCTAGGAGGCTATTAAATGCAAGAAAATAATGTCGTTACTTCTGCTGATCCAGTAGCCAATAAAAATGTATCAGTTGTTTCTGACAGCAATGATGTAATTGGCTCTAATTCAATAAGAAAAACAGATACTGGCAACACCCCAGAAACCGATGAAAAAGAGACGGTAGCCATTCATTCTACAAAGAATGTTTCTTGGCCAGGTGTAGGAAAAGTTTTAAAAGGTTACAATATTGTAACTAAGGGAAATTCTAAAAAGTGGCTAGAGCGTAACCATGTTCGAATTGCAACCCCAGAAGAAGTTGCCAGGGAATTTGGTAAGTAATGGAAATCCTGAGAGCTCAGCCATACTCTAACCTTACGATTAGTTTTGAAATTCCAAGCATAGTTACTCTGGATTCAGACATAACAGTAACCGTAATTGATTTGGCCGACCTTTCAGTTCAAGATACCTTTTCTTATTTAGCAATGTCTGGGGATACTATTCAGTACCCATTAAACTCAAAGTATGATACAGACTATCAGGTTATTATTACAGTAGACTTAGAAGACACAGAGACCTTATTTGATGATGTTTTTAGCATTGTAAGGCCATATGTTAATCCATCAACATTGGGTGAGACTGCCTCACAAATTGCAGAATACACTAGGTTTGAAGAAATTGCTAGAGCGGTTATTGACTCAGTAATTCCAGAAGGTTTTTACTACAAAAAGAAGGTCTTAGATACTGTAGGCCTAGGGGCAGACTATATCCCATTGTGGATGGATGCAAAAAAGATTTTGGCGGTATACGAAAATAACGTTTTGGTAACAGACCGCACATTTGAAATAACACAAGACAAAACAGCAATTACAGAAACAGTTGTTGACGGAGTAAATAGAAACGAGCAGGCCCCTCTAATTATTCCACTTGCAAGCTCTGATATTGTTGACGCAAACCTACCACCACTTAAAGGATTCCCTAACGGATACGACTACAAGTTTATTTTAGAATCAGGATACCCAGCTGTTCCATCAGATATTGCAAGAGCTGCGACTTTGCTAATTGATGATATCAAGTGTGGAAGAATTGATTACTACCAGAGGTACATTACGTCTTACAATACTGACCAGTTTAGGCTTCAGTTTGACAAGAGAATGTTTGAGGGAACAGGAAACATTGTTGTAGATAAGATACTGTCAAAGTATGCTAAATCTATTACTAGACTTGGGGTGCTATAATGGCTACCTGCGAAGAGACCTCTTTTATATTTCCAATGCTTGCAGATATTTACTATCCAATTGTAGATCAAGGAGCGTACGGAAATGTTCAAAAAACTTGGATACATGACAAGACAATTGCTTGTAACTTTAATTCAGCTGGAACAGCCTGGAAAGAAGACGTAAAGCCAAATGCTAATATTACACAGGATAGTGTTATGCTAGGCCGTGTAAAATCAGATATTCGTTTTTCTAGTACAGAAAATAAAAACTCAATTACCAATATAATTGTGACAAATATTAAAGATAGAAATCTTAATGAGGTTTACCTAGAAACCTCTGGCCCAAGAGCTGGCAAGTCAACCTTATTTGAGGTTGCTACTGTTGAGCCTTTTGTGGGACCTTTTGGGTCTCCAGAATATTACAAGGTTGTTGTACGCAGGTCCGAGAATCAGGCGGTAGACCTATGAGAGTTCGCTTTGATGGAAGACAGTTTGCAAAAGATATGAAAAACATAATGGATTACTCTGCTGGATTTTTGGACGGTATTCAGATGGGAAAGCAGCAATTAATGCACTCTATAGGAGTACAAACAATAGAAGTTTTAAAAAGCTACATAGATGCTAATGCAAAAACCAACCCATCAATACTTCATCACGTATACGAGTGGAACCAGACGGGAAGCCCAGCAGCTAGGCTATACGACATTGACTATTCAATTAGCAATTTAGGGCTTTCTTTTAGGTCTTCATTTAGGCAGTCAAATAGTATTCAGGACGGATCTAATACCCCGTTCTATAATAAGGCTAAGATTATGGAAGAGGGCATTCCAGTAAAGATTAGGCCAAAGCAGGCCCAGGCCTTAAGGTTTATTCAAGATGGAGAAGAAGTTTTTACAAAGTCAGAAGTAACTGTTCAAAACCCAGGAGGAAATGTACAAGGAAGATTTGAGCAAGCATTTGACAGCTTCTTTAATAAATACTTTACACAGGCATTCTTAAGGGTTAGCGGAATGGCTTCATATCTTGAAAACCCTGTTGCTTATAAGAATAATTTAGCAGCTGGTAAACGTGCTGGCCGTTCAAAAGGGTTGTCAACTGGATATCGATGGATAGCAAATGCAGGGGTGATTAAGGTTGGCTAACGATACATTATTAAACACACCAATTCTTTGGATAAACAAATATCTTCAAAGCAAAATTCTTAATAGTACTGGTTTGGATACTCCATTTTTTCCAACTTTGCCAGCAACTATTAATGACTTAACTCAATATTTTCCAACAGGCGGAACCATGGCTACTTGGGATAGACTTATTAAAATGAACAAGAAAAGCTTTCCACACATAAAATGTGAGCAGATTATGTATTACTTTTACGCAACTGGTGACAACCCCATAGAAAAAATGGTTCAAATTCAAGAGCAAGTTTTGAGGCTAATGGACCGTGGCAATGAAACAGCAGAAGAAATTAATAACTGGGCCATGAACCGTCAGGTAAACCTAGGGACATCTCAGTCTCCAGACCTAATAGATAACATGTTTTTCTTTCATGATTTTAAGGTATACCAGCTAGAAGAATCCAGAGATATTATTGACTTTGGAACCGCCAGAACTTATGGTGGAAATAAGATTATTATAGAGTATGACTACCACGCAATGCCAGAACTCACTGGCTCAGACTGGACTCCAGAGCGTAAACTAGCAACAAAACAAATTATTTAAAATAGACTGGTATACTTAATTTTGAGGAAACAAGCCCCCTATTTCTAAGAAAAAGAGGTGAATTACATGGCATATACAAGAGGTACAAGTACCAACATTATCGTTGGTGCAGCCGCTTTGTTTACATACGAAGCAGGTGTATTGACGGATGCAGATCTTCCAGCCTACCAGGCTGAAGGAACTGTTGGAAACACAACAGGAACTTACCGTGAGACTTTAGCAAATGACGCAGACTACCGTAACGTAGGTTACACAATGAATGGTCTAGAGCTACAGTTCCAGCCTGACTTCGGTGAGGTACAGGTTGACCAGGTTCTTGACGTTGCAAAGCTATACAAGCAGGGTATGCAGGTTAACCTGAACACTGCTTTTGCTGAGGCAACACTAGAGAACTTGCTATTCTCACTAGCTGGTAAGGACGATGACCTAACCGCAAGTGCAGGTGCTACAGGTATTAAGGCTGGATCTCCAACCCTAAACCTAACAGCAGGTGACATTGGTGAGTGTCCAGTAGAGCGTGGACTCGTAGCTGTTGGTCCAGGTACAGGTGACTGTAACCCAGACGAGCAGATTGAGCGTATCTATGTAGCATACCGTGCACTTTCAATTGAGAGTGTTACAGTATCTGCAAAGCGTGACGAGCCTACAATGTACGAAGTTTCATTCCGTTTGCTACCAAACGATGATGCATCATACGGTAAGATCGTAGACCGCACTATCCCAGCAGTATCATAATTTAATATATAACTTAATAACACGAAGCTGTCCAGTCTTTTTAGGCTGGGCAGTTTTGTTTTTGCGGTATACTTATAATATGGCAACAGAAGCATATGAATCAAAAAACATTACTCTTATAGATGGCACAGAACTAACTCTGGTACCGCTAAAAATAAAATATTTAAGACAGTTTATGGAGGCTTTTGAGCTTGTAAAAACAGCTGACAATGATGAAGAAGCTATTATCTTTTTGTCAAATTGTGCAGCAATAGCAATGAGGCAATACTATCCTAAAATATCAACTATATCAGAACTAGAAGACAGCGTTAATTTGCCAACAATCTATAAAATTTTAGACATTGCTGCTGGAATAAAAATTGATGGAAAATCTGAAAATCCAGTAAAGCAGCAGGCAGAAGACAGCGGATCTTCTTGGGAAAAACTAGATTTGGCAAAGCTTGAAGCTGAGCTATTTTTGCTTGGTATTTGGAAAGATTATGAAGAGCTTGAGATATCTTTATCTATGCCAGAACTAATGCTAACTCTTGAATCTAAAAGAGACTTAGACTATCAGGAAAAAAAGTTTCTTGCAGCAATGCAAGGGGTAGATTTAGATAAAAATAATGGGAATAGTTCTGGTAATAAATGGGAAGAAATGAAGGCCAAAGTCTTTAGTGGTGGTAAAGCTGCCAATGCAAACGATGTTCTTGCCCTACAGGGGGTTAATGCTCAAAAGGCAGGATTTGGTATTGGGATGGGCCTTGGATACGAAGATTTAACCAAAAAGCCTATAAATTAAAAGCCTTTTATGTTATAATAGGTAAAGCCTCATAGCGGAAGGACTAAAATAATATGAGCACAGAAGTATACGAAGAAAAGACAATTAAGCTAATTGACGGAACAGAGATCAAGGTTCGTCCCTTGAAGATTTCTTTGCTTCGTCCTTTTATGAAGAAGTTTGAGGGTATTGCAGAAGTTGCAGAGGATAACGACAAGTCAATGAGTATTTTGATGGACTGTGTTCAAATCGCAATGAAGCAGTACAAGCCAGAACTGGCTGAAGATTTAAAGGCTTTAGAGGAGATTCTAGATCTCCCTACAGTTTACAAGATTGTTGAGGAAGCATCAGGCGTTAAGCTTGGAGAAGTTTCTCTTAACGGTCTTGTTAGCAACTAAATAAAGAGGTGTTAATGGATGGCTGAAGACGCCAATGCCAATATAAGAGTTGATATTGATACCGCTGCCGCATTGGCAAGTATCAAGAATCTTCAACGGCAGATTTCAGCCTTCCATACTAATATGGCCAAGGGTGGTGCAGCTGCCGCTGCCACCTCCATGAATTTGCAGCAGGGACTGCTTAATAGTATAAACAGAACTGGCCAATTCTCTGCAACTATAAAAAATGTAAAATCTACCACAGAGTCCTTTACAAACGCATTAGAAAAAAATAAGCTTTCTATGCGAGAGTATTTTAGATACTCTGGTGCTGCAACAAAAACTTTTGGTAGATTCTTTAGAACTGAATTTGATACAATAAACAAGGTCGCACGTGAACGTGTCAAAGACCTTCAGACCCAGTACATTAGAATGGGCCGTGATGCAAACGGTGCAATAAAAGCAATTGCAGTTAGACCGCTTGCTTTAGATATGGAAAGTCTGGGAACAAAAACTCAGATTGCTGCTCAACGTCAAGCTTTGCTAAACCAAATGTTAAAGCAAGGCTCAACCAATCTTCTAAACTTTGGTAAGAATACCCAGTGGGCTGGACGTCAGCTTATGGTTGGTTTTACAATTCCTCTAGTAATGTTTGGTAGCGTTGCATCAAAAACATTCATGGACATGGAAAAACAGGCTATTAGGTTTAAACGTGTTTATGGAGAGTTGTTTACTACAACAGAACAAACAAACAAAGCTTTAGCAGAAATAAAAGACCTTGCTAATGAGTTTACAAGGTATGGCATAGCTGTATCAAAAACCATGGAGCTAGCTGCTGACATTGCTGCTACTGGTAAAATGGGTGCAGACCTAACTGCTCAAGTTGCAGAATCTACACGCCTTGCTGTTTTGGGTGGGGTAGAGCAAGCAGAAGCCCTTAAAGCTACAATATCATTAACAGACGCATTTGGAGTTTCTGCAGAAGATCTAGCAGGTAAGATTGACTTCCTAAACGCTGTTGAAAACCAAACGGTTACTTCTATTGAAGATCTTACAATTGCTATTCCAAAAGCTGGTCCAGTAGTTCAGCAGCTTGGTGGAGATGTTCAAGACCTGACCTTCTTCCTCACCGCCATGCGTGAGGGAGGCATTAATGCTTCAGAAGGTGCAAACGCACTAAAGTCTGGTCTTGCATCCATGATTAACCCAACTGGTAAAGCTGCAGAAATGCTTCAAGGATTTGGGATTAATCTTAAGGGTATTGTTGAAGCAAACAAGGGGAACGTTAAAGGAATTGTAATAGATTTTGCTAAGGCTTTAGATACCTTAGACCCGCTAAATCGTGCACAGGCAATTGAACAGCTATTTGGTAAGTTCCAGTTTGCACGTCTATCTACATTGTTCCAAAACGTTATTAAAGAAGGTAACCAAGCTAGTCGTGTTTTAAAGCTAGCAAATGCAACTACTGAAGAGCTAGCAATCCTTTCTGAGCGAGAGTTGAAAAAAGTTGAAGACTCTCCAATGTTTAAGTTCCAAAAAGCTGTTGAAGATATCAAGGTCACACTTGTTCCTCTTGGAGAGGCATTCTTAAAGGCTGTAACTCCAGTTCTAGAATTTGGAACAAAGATTCTTGAAAAGTTTAATGAACTGGATGCTGGAGCTAAACAGTTTGTTGTGGGCTTAACAGCAATTGCTGGAGTAATTGGTCCAGTATTCTTAATGGGCTTTGGTCTTATTGCTAACGGTGTTGCAAACGTAATAAAAGGATTTGTATTCTTTAAAACTGCAATGAATAAAGCAGCAAGCTCTAGCACACAGCTAGGATTACAAACAGAGTATATGACTCAGCAACAGCTTGAAGCTGCTGCAGTAGCCTCATCCTTGAACCAGGTACACCAAACACTAAGGCAGACTTTTACCTCAGAAGCTGGTGCCGTAGATGCCTTGACAGCTGCATACAGAAGATCCTTGGCAGCTCAAACAGCCATGAGTGGTGGTGTAATTGGAAGGACAAGAGCTCCTAAAAAGTATGCCTCTGGAGTTCTGTCTGTTCCTGGACCAAAGGGGGCTGGAGATGTTGTTCCAGCAATGCTTTCCCCAGGAGAAGCAGTTATTCCAGCTAAGCAATCAAAGAAATACAGCGGAATTATTTCTTCTCTTATTTCAGACAACGTTCCTGGATTTAGAATTGGTAGAAATCCATTTGCTTCAATGCTTGGAAGATCAAATGTTGGCGTTAGGATGCAATCTCAGGCTTTTTCTCAGGCACTAGCATCTGGAAACAAAAAGTATCAAAGTGGTTTTGCTACAGGAACTGGAGACGACTTCTTAAGTAAATATGGACTAAAGAAGCCTAAGCAAAAGCAATTAAGAACTAAATTAGAGCAAGATGTTTTTGGCCTGCCAGGCTCTACCTCAGCAGGTCAACGTCCAACATATGGGTTTGCTTCATCATCACCTCTTCAAACAATTTTAAACACACTTCTTTTTGGAAAAACTGGAGCAAGAGCTTCAGGAGCAATGAACCCAAGATCATCTAAGCTAGATAGATACGGAGATCTTTCCTTAATAACAAAGGGATCTGTAGCCAAAAGATCATCTGCTTATGCTGGAGATATTCTTTTAGATTATTCTAGAAACAGAAACTTATCAAGTTCTCCAGCACCAATGCGTGGGGCAACAAGAAGTCAGTCACAAGCAGCTCAATTTGGAAGATTTGGACAGCCATTTGGAAATATCCCAACTGGTGGAAACAGCTTTACAACTAATCCAAAACCACCATACATAGAGACCTATACTCCTGGCGGATTTGCATTTAAAGAAATTGACAAAATTATTGCTCGTGACCCAGCCATTGCAAAACAGCTAAAACAAGAGTTAAGGGCTGCAGGCATGGGGTCAGTTCGTGTTGTTGGATCTGGCTTTGTTGCAAGACTATTTAAAAAGATGGGTGTTCCTGGGTATAGTCAAGGATCAAAAGCAATTAGTGGCAGTACCGATGGAGAACATTGGGTTGAATTCTTGGGCAAAAGATTTAAAACTAGAGGTAGATTTGCTGAAAGAAATGCTAAAAAACTTCCAGAGACTATTGAAGCAATGCGAGTAAGCGGAAGACCAGATGAGAGCATTTTAAGAAGGCTAACAGATCTTTCTGACAGAGAACAAATTTTAACTCCTTCTAGAGTTAACAATACTGCTACCTCAAGTGGAAAAAGACACGAATACACAATTTCTGGAGGTTCAGGTTCGGGAGTTGGAACTTTAACTGGTAGTGTTATTAAATCAGGACTCTTTAATGACGAAATAAAATTTTTAGAAGCTGAGGCTAAAAAGCTAGGTATTTCTAACAGCCAGCTTGCAAGATTTACAAAAATTGATGCATCACACTTTGCGGCAAAAGGCGACGGCATTAAAGACTGGAAAGATATATCTAAGATAGGTCCAGACGTTGGTGGTCTAAATAATTACCTAAATAGAGTAAGCGGAAACCTAGGAAAACACCTAATGTCTTTAAGTGATGGACAGCTAAGACGATTAAAAATTAAAGATCGAAAAGAGCTTGAAAAACTAGTGTCTGGTGATCATCCAAAAACCAAAGCTGCAGCTGCAACCCTTAAAGCAATTACAACATTTGATGAAAAGGTATGGTCAAAAAACAGCAGAAACAGTAAGGTTAGAGAAGGAAAATATCAGGCCATACTAACCAGAAAGCTTTTAGATCGAAGATTTGAACGCAACCTTTACGATAGAGGTCTAAGGACTTATTCTCAACTTATAGGCGAAAACGTTATTGAGGACAAAAGGAGGCAGTCTCAAACTATCGGTGGATCAGATGAAAAGGTTCCAGCTGGGGCTAGGGTATCTGGTGGCTCAGCATCAGATACACGAATGGCTGCAGTAACTCCTGGGGAAACAATTCTAACTAAAAAAACAAACAGAGAGTTAATGCGGGGTAGGGGAGTTATGCTTCCTGGAATAGGAAGGCTTGCTACATTAGGGTCAAGTAATTTCCCAAGACTTCCAGGATTTGCGGATGGTTTTCCAGAGGGGCAAACTCCAGATAGAAGATCTTCTGGCATTAGTCAAGCTTATGGGATGTCCTCAAAAGACTGGGATAAGGCTACAAAGGATGAGCAGGCAAAACTTCGGGCACAAAGAAAAAAGAATGAAGCTGCAGAAAAACAAAGAAGAGTGGCTGAGACAAAAGCTAGACTTGTTGACGAACAAAAAGTTGCAGAAGAAAAGACACGCCTAGCGACTAAAGAAGAAAAGCGGTTAGCTCGTCAATCTAAGATGCGAGGTATGGGAGGAAAAGTTGCTGGCGGGGTAGGAGCAGCTGCAATGGTTGGTGTAATTGGCGGATCCATGGTTGGTGGACAAATTGGAGAAATTGCAAATCAGCTAATGATGCCAGTGATGATGCTTTCTATGATAGCTCCAATGCTAGCAAGCAAAGTCGGACTAGTTGTTGCTGCTCTTGCAGCCGTTGTTGGCGGTTTTGTAGCTGTTCAAATAGCTTTACAAAACATTAGAAAAGAATCGTTCGATGCAACTAGATCGCTAAGTTCTGGTAAAGATGCAATGTCAAGGTTTGCTGAAGCTGCAGGAACAGTAACGCCATCTGAATTTATGGAAAAAAGAAGGCAACAGCAATTTTCTCCATTTACTGTACAGACAGGAAAGACAACTTTTGGCCAGTCGTTTGTTCAATCAGAAGCTGGCCAAGGAATGCTTTCTGAATTTGAAAATCAAACAGAAAAATTTGGACGATCTAAGGCTATAGAATCTTTACAGAAAAAACTAACCACAGCCGTAGCCACAGGAGTATTAAGTCCAGAGCAAGCAAAGAGCATAGCAAATTCTTTAGGGCAAAAGCTAAACGACTACAATGTAACTGCAAACATAAATGCGTCAATTCAATCAATTATTGGACCAGACGGAAAGTTGTTAGAAGGAAACACTATAAAGATTTACACAGAGTTTGTCAAAGGGTCAACCTCTGGCATCGCTGGAGCAGGAGGAATTCTTCAGTCAAAAGACTTTACAGATAAAGCTGGCCCACTCTGGTGGATGGATACTGAACGAGTTGCAAAATTAGAAGGAGAAGCAGCTGGAATAGTTGCTAATTTCTATGATGAAAACCAACAACTAGTTGATGCTTTTGATGTAGAAAATCTAAAAAATATTGATAAGCTTTATGCTGAAGGAAAATACGATGAAGCTCTTGCTTTAGAAGAAAAGTATCAAATTGAAAGAGCTGGACTTATAGAGACTTATACATCAGAAATTTATAAGTTGCAAAAAGACTTTTCGGCAGCGGATTTTGCAAACCAACAAGGAATTTTATCACAACTAGCAAACACTGCAATAGGCTTAGACCCAAAGGTTGGTGAAGCTGCTAGAAAGTTACAAGGCTCTTCAGCTGTAGTGGCCAAAAATGCATTTGGCCAAGATGTTTCTACAAAGACTCTTAGAGCTACTGGTGGTGGCAGATTAACTGGAGCAGAAAATATTGCAAAAGAGGCAGCCTTTCAAGAGGTTAAGCTTCAAATTTTGGGAGAGCTTACAGCAGGAAACATAGATTCCGAAACTTTTAATGGGTTAATGAAAATGTTTGATCCAACTACTGGTAAGGGGCAGGCTACTTTATCAGTTTTAGCAGACATAAGCACAAAGGTTGGGCCTCAGTCTTTGGGCCAGCTTGAAACAGTTTTTGCAATATTAAAAGATCCAGAGGTTGCTTATCAAATTTCATTAAGCATCAATAGAAAAAGCGAAAAGCAGGCAAAAGATACAGTAGATACCTTAACCCAAATAGCAACATTTGATGGCAATGCAATTGAGCCAGAAGTTGTTTTGAAATTTTATGGAGAAAATTTAAATAAACTAACAGAGCTAACGGAAAAATTTAACAAGCTAAAAGACCTAGAGAATAAAGGAATGCTCAATGTAGAAAGTCTTATAGAACAAAAAATTATTACTGCAGAGCAGGGTGCACAGTTCGACGACTTCTACAAAGATCTTCCACCAGATCAAAAGGTTGTTTACACACAGGTATATGCTACTCAATATGAAACAGTTTTGAAAGCTCCTGATATGATTCAAGCCTGGAGAAATACACAAAAGCCAGCTTTTGAAAGCAAACTTACAGATGAGCAAGTTGCTTCAATTATTGCGGGAGAAGATGCAGAGCAATATGTTACAGGAAACCTAGCAAAAGATCCTACTGGTGAAATTGACACCGAGAAAACCCCTACAGGTGGAACTAAAAAAGAAAGCCCTTACAAGAATGTCCTAACAGATCTTAAAGAGCTCCGCCAAGACGCTGTGAAGGCCACAGGAGGCCTTAAGGAGCTAACTAAGTGGTTGGGCAAGGCTAAAGACATGAGGCCTTTTAAGGGCACTATGAACGCCCTTGTAGCTGGAGGAACAACAGAAGAGTTTCAAAGCTTTATATCAGGCTTAGATAAATCAGAACAAAATAAGCTATTTAAAATTAGCAAGGGTGTAGCAAAGCTAACCAATGAAGGAAAGGCTTTGCAAAAAACCTTTAATGAAATTTCTATCGGTGGTTTTGTTATAGATCAGCAAAGAGCTATTGCAAATTCAAAAAACCAAAAGATAGCGGCTGAAAGACTAATCTCTGCTGGAATGGCTGCCTCAGATGCTTACAGTGCAGTGGAGGATGCTGCCTTTGCTGCTGGTATTGCAACAATGAAACTTGGTAAAAAAGGCAGGGAAGAATTAAAGACTATCGTTAACTCTGCAAAAGAAGCAGAAAAAGCAATAAGGGAGATAAGCCCAGAAAGCCTTGCTAGCTTCTTAAAAGAAAGCATAGACTCTGCAACAGAAAGAGTTGAGATTAATTTTGAGTTTGCAGTATCTGGAGACATGACGGCAATACGTTCAGCTGAATCTGATATTGCTGCTTTACAATTCCAAATAGATGACTTCCAAGCAGGACTTCAGGAGATAAGCTGGAAAGAAGATGCTATCAATGATAAGTATGATAAACGAGCAGAAGCTCTAGATAAAGTAAGACGCATAAACTCTGATATTTCTGATCAGCAAAAAGGACAGCTATCACTTGCAGAAGCTATCACTAGAGGAGACCTTTCAGCTGCGGCTCAAGCAGTTCAAAATATAAGAGAAACTCAGGCTGAGCAAGCTTTTGAAAGACAGTCTTCTGCTCTTGAGTCAGCAAGAGAAAAAGAGCTAGGCTTTGTACGTTCTTCAAAGGGCAAGTCAAGGTTGCAGCTTGAAGAAGATATTCTTAAAAAAGAAAAAGAAATATTTGCGATTGAAGAAGATAGGCTTGAGCCAGCAAGGGAAAGAGTAAGGCTTATAGAGGTTGAAAGAGAAACGGCTTTGGCAAGCTTGAAGCTGCAAAGCCTAAAGTATGATGATCTTGTTAATAAGATTAACAGTGCAAAGTTTTCTACTAAAGAGTATGCGGATAGTCTTAAAGAAGCTTTGGCTACCTTGCAGCAGATGGCGGGAATGCAGTTGCCAGGAGGATCAGGAGGATTTGAAGGTTCAAGACCTGGACCAGAAAAAGATGGGTCTTTTGTTGGACAGCTTGGTCCTCAGGGCAACTTTGTCTGGGATGGAAAGTCTTGGGTAAAGATAGGTAGCGAAACAGGAAAGAATATCTTAACTCCTAATCCAGAATTTAAACCAACTCCTGGCAATACAAGACCTGGACCAGAAAAGCCTGGAGATAAGCCTGGTCAGGTAGGGCCTGGAGGACAGTTTATTTGGAATGGAGTCCAGTGGGTTAAGAGGGCCATGGGTGGCAAGATTATGGCTAACTACTCAAATGGAGGGTCTCCTCTAGGATCAGATATCGTCCCCGCAATGCTGACTCCTGGAGAGTTTGTAATAAGACGACCAGCAGTTAGAAAATTTGGACCAAAGTTCTTTGAACAACTTAATAATGGAATGATTCCATCTTTTAATAATCCAAGCTTTAAGGGTACAACTGGCAACTATGGAGTTGACTCTGCTCCAGTAAACATTAATGTACCTTCGATATCAGACAACAGTTCAGTGTATAATTATAACTTGAGTGTAAATGTGTCTTCTGTATCAGATCCAAATGCTATTGCACAAACAGTTATGGGGCAGATTCGTAGAATCGATTCTCAAAGAATAAGGAGCAACAGGTTCTAATGGCTACTAACGTATATATGACCAGTAGGAAAAAGTACCAAAGGCCTCAGGCAATGCTATGGGCAAATAATCCAGGGACTCTTTCATCTGGCCTTTACATACCTAACGGCTTTGAGGTTGGTCAAGATATTTCACAGACTGAGTCTGGAGACCTTTTAAATGAATTTATTGTGTTGTCTGATGATAATCGTCAGCCATTACAGTTTCAGCCCTTTAGGTTGGAACGCAGAGAAAGAATGATTAACGGAAGAATGAGGTCTTATCACATTGCAGATAAGCTTACTATTTCAACATCTTGGAATATGCTTCCATCTAGGTCATTTTCAGAATACCCGAATTTTGATTCTGAAATAGCAGATCCAGACCTGATAGTTTCTGGAGTTCGTAGTCCTGGAACAGATGGATCTTTTAAAATTCTTCCGAATGCAACTACAGCTTCAGAGCAGTATACAACTGATGGCGGAGCTGGCGGGGTAGAAATTTTAGATTGGTATAACAGCCATCAGGATTCTTTTTGGGTGTATTTAGCTTACGATAAGTATACTAACTTTAGCGAAGACGATGTAAATAGATATAAAAAACTTGGACAGTATAACCAAATCATAGAAATGTATATCTCTGATTTTAGTTACTCTGTTGAAAAACGTGGTGGATCAAATTATGATTTCTGGAATATTTCTGTAACTCTAGAAGAGGTTTAAATGTTTGAGAGCAAAGAGCTAAACGACCACTTAAAAAATTCTTCTACAATTAAATCTCAGACAGCAGTAATTGCAGAATGGAATATGAACTTTTCTGACAATATTGCTGATATTGGAAACTACAGATATAGGCCATACTCTTCTTCTGTTGAAGATGAAAAGTATAGATCATTAATAAATTTTTATGATCCTAGAGATACAGGTAATTTTTATACTGATGCAACAGATGCAGACATAGTTGTTGACGGCGGTTTTGAAGAAGACGGTCAGACTCCTGTGTTGTTTAAACCTAAAAAAGAAAAAGAAAAGCTTTTATTTTCTTTAGAAGAATGCTTTGGAAAGTTTAGACCAAGATCTGGAATTAACAAACTTAGGTATGGCATTACAGGTAATTACTTACATCACAGCAATACTGAAATGTTTAATCGTCCCAGATACTATATGCCAGATAAAAATGATAAATTTAAATACTGGACATCGTATAGAACTGAAAATGGACAAGAGTATGGGATTGCCTTTGAAACAAACTCACTGACTGGAATTGGCTTTGAAGAGCTTAGCCAGGAAGGGCTTGACTATTTTATACAAGATGCAGCCCCTTATATTGTTTATAAGGAAGAAATTCCAGTTAACAGAATTATTATAAAGACACAGACAAACGTTGGAGACATAAACTTAGGGCCATTCTCTGGCCCAGCTGGAACCTTTGCAGATCCATTTTTTGGAGAACAGAATAAGACCGTTCCAACCAAATGGAAGGTTCAATACCTAAAAAATAATATTTGGATAGATGCAATTTCTTTTGACAAAAATTCTGTACGGTCAAACGGAGATTCTATATTTGGAACAGATGGATATCTAGAGCTTGGTTATGGCTTAATCGTCCCAGAAAAATTTAGAAAAAGTTTTATTAATAACGGCATTCTAGCTTCAACTACTGTCTTGCCAGACGAAAATGAAGAGGGTCAGGCATATCTAGTTAAAGCAAACAGCTCTGACGTAGGAGTTTTCTATATTTGGAATTCTGGAGAGTACAAAACCTTTATCCCACAGTATGGCTGGTACGTTGCTGACGAAAATGTTGATCAGCTTACAAACTTTTTAACTGATACCACAACTCCACAAAAGTATGGTTCAAACCAAAACGGTATTTTAGATTATGAAGAATTTACTTTTATATCTGGAATTAGAATAGTTGTAGATACAATGAATAAGTTTGGTGCAACCTTTGACCTAATTGAACTTTCCCCCAGATTAGCAGTAGACTTAACTGGCAAAACAATTGCTTATAATTTAAAGAAGAATGCCTCAGACCTTGGCATTAGTGGTTTGCCAGTAGGTCAGTTGCTGGCTTCTACAGGCAGCTTAGCTTTATTTGATTATGACCAATCCTTTAACCCTAACAATACCTGGAACCCAGATTCTCAAACTGGAAGCGTTATTGCTCAATATATAAATAAAAATATTCAGATAAAGTTTTATGAAATTATTTCAGATATAGAGATTACTGACATAGATAATAACATAATTAAAAAAACTTTTTATGTTCCATTAAAAACTATGTACTCTGAATTTTTTCCAGCCTCAAATCCAAAAACAAGAGAGCTGAGCATTGAGCTAAGAGATTTGTTTTTTTATTTTGAATCACAAACTGCTCCAGAAATTTTAATTCCTAACACCTCTCTGTCCTATGCCATAGCCACTATATTCGACAGTATTGGTTTTAGCAACTACTCTTTTAAAAGAATTCCAGGCGAACCAGACCCTATAATTCCATTTTTCTTTGTTGCTCCAGACAAAAGCATTGCTGAAGTACTGCAAGATTTGGCAAGATCAACTCAAACGGCAATGTTCTTTGATGAGTATAATAATTTTATAATGATGAGCAAAAATTATATTTTGCCTTCTAGGACTGACAGAGAATCTGATCTTGTTCTTGTAGGTTCAAAAGATCAAATTAAGCAGGGCATTGTAGAAAATTTGACTAATCCAATAATACCATCAATTGCAAATATTATAGATATAAGCTCTCAAGACAATAATGCATACAACGATGGAAAGATTAGTTATATAACTAGATATATTCAAAAAACAATGGGCTCTATTAAGCAAGCTTATGTTGCAGATAAAGACATTACTTGGATATACAAGCCATCTCTTCTTTGGGAAGTTTCGGGAACAGAAAACATGACACCGACAAACGGTCAGGCAGCAACTGGAAATAAGTATGCTTTGTCAGCCATTCCTTTGAATTCAGACTTAAGCAGTCAAATTCCAGAAGTCGTTAATCATGAAATTGTCAATAACATTATTGATTTTGGCGATGGAATTTTATATATAGGTCAGTACAATGGATACTTTTATTCTAATGGGGAAGTCATAAAGTATGATGCTGTAGAGTATAACGTATCCGTATTGCCCTCTAGCGTTCTTAATTCTGGGTTTGTTGGCGGTAACGTTTGGATAACAAATGCAGAGGAGTACGAAAACTATTTCTCAAAACTTTCCTTTAATGGAAAAATTTATCCAACAGGCCGTGTAAGGATATATGCCGAGCCAAACTATGAGACTCAAGCTGGAGTGACTAAGATGTCAAATGGCCCAGTCTCCAAGCACGGAAGAGAGCAGTTTGGAACTAAAATTACAGAACACTCTGCTGGGCTTAATCAATACTGGACAAGTAACGATAATGTTTTTGGATGCTCCATGGACTCTAAATATTTATTTGGAAATTCTGTTTTTGAAAAAACCACAGGCACTGGCAAGGCTGGTATCAACAAATCTCTTGCCACTAAATCATCAAGATCTAGTTTGATAAAAAATTATTTGTCTTACTCATATAATGAAGAAGTTTCTAGAAAGAACAAGCTATCTGCAACATCAGAAACTGTTCAGTCTTCAGCCCTTGTTATGAAGGGTCCATCATTTTCTGCACAAGAAAATTCAATTGATTTTATTTCATATATAAACAAACCTTTAAATGATTCTTTTAAGCATTTTGGAACAAGAATGAGAATAGTTGGAAAAGTTGAAAATAATGAAACCTCTGTTCAAACAGCTGCGGGAGCTACGACTTATTACAATGTTCCAACAACTACCCCAGAGCAAAACTTAGCTGTTAGCGGAGGCAGCGGAGGAATTGTTGCACTTCTTAATCCTCAAACAAATAACGGTTATTATTTTGAAATAGCAGCTTTATCAGAAAGCAATGTTGATAAGTATGCTCCAACTGATGGTGTTGCAAATGTTTTCTTTTATAAAATAGTTGAAAATCAAAGCTATGACAAAACATCTTCAACAAATCTTCCAGGGGCCTCTACTACAACAACTCTAACCGCACAAACAAATGGGGCACTGACTATTGGAGGATCTGCTGTATCTGTAGGAGAAAGAATTCGTTTAACTAACCAAACGATTGCGGACAACGACGGATATTACAAAGTAACGGCTGTTGGCTCATCAACTGAAAAGTGGTTGCTAACAAGAGATGAGGCTGGAATTCCAGTTAAGCTTTGGAGCGGCTTGACTACAATAATTGTTGATGATGGAAATTTTGCTGGACAGGCTAGAGTTGTTGCAGAAGAAAACACAAACGTGTACGATCTTGCTCTAGAGTATCAAGACTTTGGCTCCTTTAGAAGATTCTACCTCTATATAAATGATACCCAAGTTGCAACTGTAGATGACACAAAGCCATTGCCAATAGTTAATTCAAACAATATGGCTCTTTTTGTTCGTGGAGGGTCTCAGTGTATGTTTGAAAACATTTATGCCCTAGCAAACAACTATAGTCAAAACACTAGCTTTACTTTAGACTCAGTGGCAAATTCTATATTTACTAATAAAATTGATATTTCTGCCAATGAATCTTTTAGAAAGTATGCAATTAGTGGAATTATTCAGCCAACATATCTTTCTGGGATTAGCCCCTCTGAACCACCAAAGTATAATATTTTTTATGATGAGTTCGGAACTATCATGAGAGAGGTTGCTTACTTTAATGTAAAATATGATAAAGCCTACCCAGCCTTATACGCAACAATTTCTCCAACCTTTAACAAGATTCGTGGCTATACCGTATCTGGATTTTTTGCTGGGGCATACGGAGCAGAGTTCTTAATCTTTAATGCCACAGACACATTCTTACGTTTTGATGAAATGGTTGGGAACTACTTAAGAATTCAGGGAATCACTTTTACCCAAGACTCAAAAAGCGAACTAACAGTAGATGATTATTTTAGTAAAACTTCGGATTTTTCAAATCCACAAACAAAAGAAGACATGACTATTTTATCTCCAGTAAAGCAAAAAGAGCTATATAATGATGTAAAAAATAGTCGCATAACCTACGGACGTAATGAGTTTTCGTTAGATTCTTTATACATACAAAGCAAAGATGAAGCTACAAAAATTATGGAGTGGATTATTTCTAAAACTATGAAGCCCAGAAAGTCTGTTGGTGTAAGAATATTCGCAACACCGACAATTCAGCTTGGTGATATTGTAACAATTGATTATTCAGAAACAGATACGGGGTATGTCCTTGATCCTCAGCAAAGGTTTGTTGTGTACAGTATTGAGCATCAAAAAGATGTTTCTGGTCCAGGCATGACTATTTATTTAAGTGAGGTTATATAATGGCAAAAACAAAAGTAGTACAGCCAATAAAAGCAATTGGTCTTGCTAAACAAGCATTGCCAGACGGTACAGCTAAGCAGCAAAGAGCTTTAGCAGATCAAATACTGGAGCTTAACAATCAAAAAAGAGGGGCTGCTTTTGACTCTGGAGAAAATGTAAAACTTGGAAAAGGTGTGAGCATATCAACCCCATCATCTACACCTTTAGATAATGTAAGGCTTTATTCTCCAGCAAACATGGATCCAGGCGGAGCGTTTGTACCGTCTAGTCCAGTGGTAGCTTCAGTACCCGCAGTCCCAGCCGTTCCGCAACCAGTTCCAGTAACAGAAGATAAGTCTATAAAATCAGCATCTCCAGATATAATTCTTGTTGATCAAAACGATTTACCAATAGACTTAATCTTAAAATTAACTTTAGAAAAAATTGGGGCACAGGAATTAATAAGCCTTGTAAGACATGATACTGTTAATGGACAGAACATAGTTTATCAGCCAGTTAAAAATATTTCAGATATAGCAATTAGCTATAATCCACAAAACATTATAAATATTCCAGATACTGCAGAGATATACTTTAAGAATTTTGCCATAAAGATGGAAAATCATATTGTACAGGATACAAATGAAACACCCCCAGAATCTGTTTATATTGATTCTGTTAATGGAAATATAGTTATTGAAACTGTAAATTTAAAAGCAGACTATGAGATAGAGGTCCAGATGATGGCTTCTGGCCAAATTTTTAATGATACAATATATGAAGAGGATGTCTCATGATTACTAATGTTGGAAAAAACATATTAGCCAAATATTTAATTGGCCAGGCTCCAGCCTATGCATCGCACATTGCTTTAGGATGTGGGGCAACTCCAAAGGCTATAGATTATGCCTTTACGGGTAATGATATTCAAGATATATTAGATAAAAAGCAGCTAGACTTTGAAATGTTTCGTGTGCCCATTACTTCAAGAGGGTATGTCAATGAAAATGGAATATCAAAAATTGTTTTAACTGCAGAGCTTCCAACTATTGAAAGATATGAAATTACTGAGATTGGAGTTTACTCTTCAGGATCAAATCCAACTGCAGGAGCCTATGACAGCAAACCAATTTACTCTTTTACTAGAACCGAAAATTGGGAATATCATACTGATACAGCTGCCGTCACAATTCCAACAATTACTCAGCCGCTAGGAACAGAAGCAGACCCAGACGATATTATTCAGACATCACCAGTTTTTCAAACTAATGCAGACAACAGAACACTGCTTAATGAGTCTAGGATAACAAGGTATGAATCTTGTAGGTATTTAAACAATATTATTTTAATGGCTGGCGGAGAATCAACTTTGTCTCTAAGTGGTTCAAGAATGGTTCCAGCAGTGGGTTCAAATCATATACATTTAACTGGAGCAAGTATTGATTTTAATAGAAATTCTGCTTCTGATGAGTTAAGGTTTGCTTTTTCTGTAGTTAACAAAAATGCATATGATAGTGTAGAGCCAAGCAGAGTAAAGGTTTTGGTGGAGTTTGCTTCATCAGATAGCGACTCTGCAACAAACTATGCTCAGCTTCAGGTAGATATTCAAAACGGAACTGGGTCTGGTCAACAAGACTTTGAGAATAATAGATATGTCGTAGTCACAAAACCACTAAAAGATTTAGTTAAAAGTTCAACCTTTACTTGGAACTCTGTGACTGTTGTTAAAATTTGGGCATCAGTATTAGACTCTGTAGGAAATCCAACAGACGATTACTACGTTGCCTTAGATGCTTTGAGGCTAGAAAACACTACATCTGTCAATCCTCTTTACGGATTAACGGGATATTCTGTAGTAAAATCTCAAGATGCTTTGCCAATTGTTAAAATTCCTAATACTGCAAACCTAGTAGAATTTCGTTTTGCTTTAGATGTTGACTTGGGGATAGACGTTGTCAGTTAAAAAAGTAACTATTGAAAAAAAAGATTTTCCACCATTATCTCCTGATGGTGAATACTTGCTAAGATATAGAATTATTTCAGAAGACAAAAACAGAACCTCTCACTGGTCCCCAGTTTATAAATTAGATGCCACACCGTTTATAGAGCAAGTTTCTGGAGACTTACAAATAAATAGTGCCTCTGGTGTGACGGCGATCTGGGGAGACACAAACCTTAAATCATTATATGATATTTTTGTAAGTTTTGGTATCTATAATCCAGGAACTAGTACAATTGCTTGGCAAGAATATTTCTATCACGGGTCTTCTCCAATACACACATACTCATTTTTAAAGCAAGAGGTTCACACGGATATCCGTGTAAAAATTCAACTTGCTGGGATTGAAAAGGTTGTAAACAACGTCTTGACAATCTGCAGCCTAGAGGCAACATCAAGATAGCAAGTAGATAGCTATTTTGCCAGGTTTGTGTTATAATTAGCTATGGCCAAAATACCAACTCCAGATAGAGGACAGCCTCTAGACGTATCATATGTTTATCAAATTGTAGAAGCAATTAATGACCTTTCGTCACAAATATCTTCAGCAAGATATAAGTACGCATCTATTGATACTACAAGTGGAAATGAAAGCACCTTGCTTACAGACACCAAGGTAGTCGCTGGAGAAAAAGTAATCTATCCCACCCTTACAAATGTGACAGCCGAAACCACACAGTCTTTTTCTTACTCTTTTAAGGGAGAATACAGGTACCCGCCAATTGTAACGATTACTCCAGTTTTAATTGAAGGAACTTCTTCTGGCCAAAACGTGTCAGTTATTATTCAAAGCGTTACCAACTCATCTGTTAACGGCATTGTTCGCTTTAATACAGGAGGGTCTTTGGCCCTTAAAGTTCACATCATTGCAATAGGTATTCCAGACTAATATAATGGGCAAAAAACATGGTCCAATGGATATGTCAGAATATAATTCTGCCCCAGCAATTCCAGGAAACAAAAAAGTTTGGTTTTTAAACGGGCACCTTGTAAGAGTTCATCACTTGAATAAGTCAAACGGAATCATGTCTGTTTATAATATTATTAAAGATCAAATAGAAAGCTGCCTAATCTCAGACTTTAAAAAGAACAGAGAGAGAGCTTATACAGTTGGTGAAACAGCCTCTTTGGTTAATCGTCATAAAAAGTATATGCCTAGTCTAATGAAAAGAGGGGTAATTCCCCTTCCTACAGGATCTCAAAAAGGTGGAGAAACTGCATGGCAAGTTAGATCATATTATTCAGAATCACAGGTAAGAGAAATTCGTGATATACTTGCTACCTACCACATGGGTAGACCAAGATTGGATAAGCTGATAACCAACGATATTACGCCAACACGTCAAGAGTTGACAAGGCGTATGGGAGATGGTATACTTACTTATACTAAAACAGAAGATGGGCGATTCATTCCAGTTTGGTCTGAATCTATTTAATAGAAAGATACGGGTATGGAAAACGAAAACACTAAAGTCAAGGTAGCACTAGGATACACATTGAATCTTGGCAACTTTCAGTCACTAAGAATCGATCTAGAGGTTTCTGACAATAAGCGTGAAGCCGAAACTACAAACGAGGCTTTCGAGCGAGTTTATGAGTTTGTTGAAAACAAGCTAGCAGAAAAGGTTAAAGAGGCTTCTGCCGAAATCGAAAGTAGATAATGGCAGACCGCAAAGACCGAATGGCTTTGCTAAGCAGATACAGTAAACTTCATAAGATAAAGTATCAAGAAAAGCCAATAGTTAATTTAAATGTAGAGCAGTGGGCGGCTGATGCCCTCATTGAATCGTTTGGCCTAGACATTTGCTATGATATGCTACAATACTATTTTGATGTTAGCCCAAATCCAAGCTGGAAGTATTTTGCAAATTACGCAGACAACATTATTAATTCTAGGGAACAGCTTATTCAAGATTTAAGAGAACGAACTGAAAGACGAAAGAAAGCAAAAGAGTGGTTAAGTGAATAACACAGAGGCCAGACTAATATCTGCAGTGTTGCAAGACAAACAGGTTCACGTATTGTTGCAAGCAAACGTAGAAAATATCTTGCGAACACACAACGACGTCTGGCAGTTTATTCGTAAATATGCTGAGGCTAATGGAACAGTTCCTCCTACAAGCCTAGTCGTAGAAAAGTTTAGAGATTTTTCTGTTGTAGATAATGTAGGTGCAACAAAACATCACTTAGAAGAATTACAGGGGCAGTATCTAAACGACAGCTTAAAAGAAATCTTAATGACGACGGCCTCTGATGTCCAGGGTGGCAAAGGTTCAGAAGCATTAGAAAACATAATTACAAAAACTTCAGAGCTTAAAAAGAACACTGCAGTAATTAGAGACATTGATGTTACAGATATTGATTCAGCAGTTGCGTATTTTGAGAATGTTCAGCGTCAAAAAGATTTAGGAATGTTGGGTATTAAAACTGGATTGCCAGGTTTTGACAACTATCTTCCATCTGGAATTATGCCAGGACAGCTTGGAGTATTTCTTGCCTATCCTGGTATTGGTAAGTCTTGGCTGTCTTTATACTTTGCAGTTCAAGCTTGGAAACAGGGTAAGTCTCCAATGGTTATTAGCCTTGAGATGTCTGAAACAGAAGTTCGTAATCGTGTCTTTACAATCATGGGTGAAGGTCTTTGGTCCCACAGAAAGATTAGTAATGGCGAAATTGATATTGATGACCTAAAGCGTTGGCACAAGGCTAACGTAGAGGGCAAGCCAGAGTTTCACATTATTTCTAATGATACTGGCGGAGAAATTACCCCATCCGTTCTTCGTGGAAAAATTGATCAGTATAAGCCAGACTTTGTTATTGTAGACTACCTACAGCTCATGAGCCCAAACCAAAAGTCTGACAACGAAACTGTTAGAATGAAAAATTTATCTCGTGAGCTAAAGCTTATGGCAATTGGAGAAGAGGTTCCTATTATGGCAATCTCTTCAGCTACACCAGACGATGTAACAAAACTAGATACCGTTCCTACTTTGGGGCAAACAGCTTGGTCACGTCAGATAGCTTATGATGCTGACTGGGTGCTTGCAATGGGTAGGGCTGCTAACAGTGATATCCTAGAATGCGTATTTAGAAAGAACCGTAACGGATTTATGGGGGATTTCTTAGTTCAGGCAGACTTTGATAAAGGCTGGTACAAGTACAAGGATTATGAAGATAAGTAGTTATAATGGTGTATGGAAACATTTCACCATAAACCCATTAAAAGATTTATCCTTGATGGAAACATCTATGATGATTCAGCAATTTTAAGACTAAAAACTGAATACATAAGGCTATTAGTTTCTGAAATGAGAATTTCGGGGTATGTTCCAAGATTTGACATTGACCCAGACTTCACAATAGTGTATAATGAAAAAGCAGAAATATTTGAATTTAAGTTATCAATATACGGAATATACATAGGAAAGAAAAAGACAGAGTGGATAATAGGACTAGACGGAACAAAGGTAATCTATACACAAAAGAGCAAGTCCAAAGAGTTCTTGCAGGATCAGGTGTAGATGTTTATTCTGAACTAGACGCTGACTTCATAATCTTCTGTCCTTTTCACAATAACTACCGCAGCCCAGCTGGAGAAATAAATAAAAGCACAGGAATTTTTTATTGCTTTTCTTGTCAAAAAACATCTGACCTTGTTGAGTTTGTAATGTTTACTTCCAATAGAACATACTTTGAGTCAGTACGTTTTATTAAAAGCAAAGAACAAGAAAGCAACCTTGAGCAGGAGATGGTTAGGCAGCTTCACACAAAGCAAGACTATGTTCTTTATGACGAGCTGCAAGTTAAAAGACTTCACCAGCAAGCTGTAGACTCTCCAAGAGCAACTAGCTACTTCTATGGCAGAAGGATTACCCAAGAGTCTATTTTAAAATTTGGCCTAGGATTTTCTGAAAATCAAGATATGGTCACTATACCAGTACACTCTCCAGACGGCATGCTGCTTGGCTTTGTTGGAAGATCTGTTGAGGGTAAAGACTTTAAAAATACCCCAGGATTACCAAAAAGCAAAACTCTTTTTAATCTAAATCGTGTTAAGACTGCAGACAAAGTTTATGTAGTAGAATCATCTTTTGACGCAATTAGATTAGACCAAATAGGATTTCCAGCAGTTGCTACCTTAGGTGCAAATGTTTCGGCAATGCAAATAGAACTTCTTCAAAAATATTTCAATAACGTAATTGTTATTGCAGATAATGATGAAGCAGGCGGAAACATGAAAAAAAGGCTTTTAGAAAAGCTTGGATCTCGTGTATCCGTTATACAACTAAATAATAAATATAAGGATATTGGTGATATGTCAGATGAGGATATTAAATCTTTAGATTTCACATTTGACAATGCTATTGCCAATATGCTAAAATAACATAACAAACAAACATAGGAGAAATAATGAGCGTAACAAAGGGACTAAAAGATATCAACGCCCTGCTTGACAAACCAAAGTACGAAGGAACAGGAAGCAAGGTCCGCTGGCTAAAGCTGGCAGACGGACAGTCTGTAAAGATTCGTTTTGTTGAAGAGTTGGATGAGGATTCATCGAACTACGACGCAAAGCGTGGCCTAGCGATTGTCGTAAAAGAGCACACAAATCCAAAGGACTACAAGCGTAAGGCTGTAGACACCATGGACTCAGAAGGACGTGACTGGGCAGAAGAAATGCACCGTAAGGATCCTAAGGCAGGCTGGAAGGCTCGTCTAAGATTTTACTGCAACGTTCTGATTGACGATGGAATTGAAGATCCGTATGTCGCAATCTGGTCAATGGGAATTAGCAAGCAGTCTGCATTTAACACAATTCGTGAATTTGCTTTAGAGACTGGAAGCATCTCAAACCTAAGCTGGAAGCTAAAACGTAGTGGTCAGGGAACTGAAACCACCTATACTCTAATTCCATCTGGTCCAGACACAGAGCCATACAACTGGAGTGGAGTAGAACCATATCCACTAGAGCTAGCATTGCGTAACATTCCTTACGCAGAGCAGGAAGCCTTTTATCTGGGCTTTGACACACCATCTCTTACCTCATCTACCAACATTGATTGGTAGTAGGTAATAATATATGGGTTACGTTGGCTTACACGTTCACACACACTACTCTCTTTTTGATGGCATAGCCACACCACAAGAGTATGTAGATCGTGCCCTAGAGTTAGGGATGCCTGCCTTGGCAATCACGGATCACGGTTCGTTATCTGGTCACAGAGAAATGTATCGTGCTGCAAAAGAGAAGGGCATTAAGCCAATACTTGGCATAGAAGGATATATCACTGAGGATCGTTTTGACCACCGTGACAAAGACGAAAGAACTGGTCCACTGGATTTAGTTTACAATCATATTATCCTTCTTGCCAAGAACAAAAAAGGATTAGAAAATCTTAACAAGCTAAATGAAATTGCTTGGACAGAAGGATTCTTTAAGAAGCCTAGAATTGATTACGAAGTTCTAAAAAAATACAAAGAAGGAATTATTGTTTCTTCTGCATGCCCATCTGGAGTTCTAGCAAAAGCTATTGAGGCTGGAGAGCTAGCTGTCGCCAAGAAGCACATCAAATGGTTCAAAGATGTTTTTGGCGATGATTATTATATCGAGATGATGCCACATACTGCTGCAGAAATTAACCACGTACTGGTTGAATTAGCTGACGAGTTTGGTGTAAAGATGGTTGCAACTCCAGACTGTCATCACTCACACACTGGTCAAAAAGAAATTCAAGAGCTAAAGTTAATTCTTAATACCTACTCCAATAAAGTACAAAAAGATGCTACTTATGAAAAGTCTAAGAAGCATGAAAACTTAATGGACAGGCTTGACTATTTGTATGGAGCAGACAGGCAGATGAGCTTTAATAAGTTTGATATTCACCTTTTGTCTTATGAAGAAATTAAGGCTGCTATGGAAGCCCAGGGTATTAATAGACCAGATATGTACTCAAATACTTTAGAGGTTGCTGAGAAAATTAAAGACTACGGAATTAAAGACAACCTAAATCTTTTGCCAGTACAGTACCAAGATCCAGATGGAGAGCTAAAGAGTCTTGCACTAGAAGGTTTAAAATCTAGAGGATTGGATAATGACCCAGTATACTTAGACAGACTTGATGAAGAACTAAAGGTTATTAAAGATAAAAACTTTGGACCTTACTTTTTGGTTGTTAGAAGCATGATTGCTTGGGCCAAAAAAGAGGACATCATGGTTGGCCCAGGACGTGGGTCTTCTGCTGGTTCGCTGCTATGCTACACCCTGGGTATTACAGACATTGACCCAATTAAACACGGACTTCTTTTCTTCCGTTTTATTAATCCAGAACGTAATGACTTTCCAGATATTGATACAGATATTCAGGACAACCGTCGTGAAGAAGTCAGAGACTATCTTGTTAGACAGTATCGTCACGTAGCCTCTATTGCCACATTCCTTTCGTTTAAAGACAAGGGTGTAGTTCGTGATATTGCACGTGTACTAAATATTCCTCTACCAGATGTAAATAAGGTTATGAAGCTTGTCGATACTTGGGATGAGTATTGTACATCAAAATCTACTGCAGAGTTCCGACAGAAGTATCCAGAGATTGAAAAATATGGAGAGCAGCTTAGAGGCCGTATTCGTGGCACTGGAATTCATGCTGCAGGAGTTGTAACAGCAAAAGAGCCAATCTTTAGATATGCCCCAATGGAAACACGGACTGCCCCTGGAACAAAAGAAAGAATTCCCGTAGTTGCTGTAGACATGGCAGAAGCTGAACGGATTGGACTAATCAAGATTGATATGCTTGGTCTAAAGACTCTTAGTGTTCTTCAGGATACCTTGAAAATTATTGAAGAGAGATCTGGTAAAAAGATTGATCCACTATCAATAAATATGGAAGATAGTAAAGTCTACGACATGCTTTCTTCAGGGTATACAAAGGGAGTGTTCCAGTGTGAAGCAACCCCATATACAAACCTTCTTATTAAGATGGGTGTTAAAAACTTTAACGAGCTAGCCGCTTCTAATGCTTTAGTTCGTCCAGGTGCCATGAATACTATTGGTAAAGACTATATTGCCCGTAAGCATGGAAAGCAAAATATTTCTTATCACCACCAAGTAATGAAGGCGTTTACTGTAGATACTTACGGATGTATTTTGTATCAAGAGCAGGTTATGCAGGCTTGTACAGAGCTTGGTGGTATGACAATGGCAGAAGCTGACAAGGTTCGTAAGATTATCGGTAAGAAAAAAGACGCCAAAGAGTTTGACCAGTTTAGAGATAAGTTCGTAGAAGGAGCCTCTAGGTTCTTGGTCCCAAACGCTGCCAGAGAACTGTGGTCTGACTTTGAGGCTCACGCAGGCTACTCATTTAATAAGTCACATGCTGTGGCATACTCTACCTTGTCGTACTGGACTGCATGGCTAAAGTATTACCACCCTCTAGAGTTTATGTACTCTTTGCTTAAGAATGAAAAAGACAAGGATGCCAGAACAGAGTATTTGATTGAGGCTAAGCGTATGGGGATTGCTGTTAAGCTTCCTCACGTAAATGATTCTGATGCAGATTTTAAAATTGAGGGTAAGGGAATCAGATTTGGACTTACAGCTATTAAATATATCTCTGATAACATTGCGTCAAAGTATATTGCTGCAAGACCATTTAAAAATTATAAGCACTTAGAAGAGTTTACTTTTACCAAGGGTAGTGGAGTTAACAGTAGATCATTGCAAGCCTTGAGAGTAATTGGTGCAGCAACGTTTGAAGATCAGCCAAGGAACGAACAAGACATTAAAGAAAATCTTTATGAGTTCCTAAATCTTCCAGAGTTTAATATCACAGTTCCATCCCACTACTACGCATTTATTAATCCTGTAGAAGACTTTGAAGAAAAGGGTGCGTTTGTTTTGATGGGAATGATAAAATCAATCAAGCGTGGCAAGGGCTGGTCTCGTGTAGAAATGCTAGACAAAACTGGAAGCGTAGGAATATTTGATGAAGAGCAAACAACTATTGAGCCTGGTAGGAGTTACCTCCTTTTATGCGATAACAATCGGATTGTTACTGCTATCCCTGTGGATGAAATTAAACAATCTGACAGTGGACTGGTTAAATTTTTAGGATACAAGCAACTGCCTTATAAGGATGAAGAGATGTTTGTGGTATCATTTAAGCCTAGAATTACTAAAGCTGGAAAGAAAATGGCATCACTAACTTTAGCAGATACTTCACGAGACTTGCATTCTGTGACGGTATTTCCCACAGCCTTTCCTAAGGCTTATATGAAGATTCAAGAAGGAACGGCATACAAATTTAGCTTTGGAAAAACAAAGGATGGAACAGTTATTATGGAGGATGTAGAGTAATGGTTACAGTATATACAAAGCCTTCGTGCGTACAGTGCGAAGCAACAAAAAGAATGATGGATAAGTTAAAAATTGAATACTCTACTGTCGATATTACAGTTGACACAGAAGCGTTTGACATGATAATTTCTAAAGGATTTAAATCTGCTCCAGTAGTAATTGCAGACAACGATGCCTGGTCTGGTTTTAATCCAGATAAGATTTCTGGATTGGCAGCTTAATGACTACAATGGAAGAAGCTCTAGCGTCTTTAGATCCTAGAATTAGAAAGCGACTATCAACTGGCGTAGGGTTTAAAATTGAGCGTCAAGAAACCCCAAGTTTTGGAATGAACCGTGCTCTGCTGGGTGGGCTTCCTATGGGAAGGCAGGTTCTTATTTGGGGAAGCAAGTCTAGTGCTAAGTCTTCCCTGTGCCTTCAGATGATTGGCCAGGCACAGGCAGAAGGAAAGCTGTGTGCTTGGATTGATGCAGAAATGTCTTATTCTGAGGAATGGGCTAAAGCCATGGGAGTAGATACAGATAACCTAATTGTTTCTCAGGCAAGAACTATTAATGAGATGGTAGATGTTGGAACAAGCTTAATGAATGTAGGAGTTGATATAATTGTTATAGACTCTATAACTTCATTGCTTCCAGCAATTTATTTTGAAAAGGGAACAGATGAGCTTAAAGAACTTGAAAATACAAAACAAATTGGTGCTGAGTCAAGAGACTTTAGCAATGCATGGAAGATGTTAAATTATGCTAATAACAAAGTTAAGCCAACAATGCTCTTACTTATTTCGCAGTCTAGAAATAATATTAGTGCTATGTATACTAGTCAGCAGCCATCTGGTGGTCAATCTACTAAGTTTTATTCCTCGACTGTTATTAAACTTTTTTCATCTGAGTCAGACAATCAGGCAATCAAAGGCAAGATCAAGGTAGGAGATAAATTAATTGAAGAAAAAATTGGAAGAAAAATTCGTTGGGAAATTCAGTTCTCTAAGACTAGCCCTGCTTTTGCATCTGGGGAGTATGATTTCTATTTCCGTGGTGATCGCTTGGGCATTGACTCTATTGGTGATTTGGTTGACACAGCAGAGCTAGCGGGCATTGTAGAACGCACAGGAGCCTGGTACGTGCTACCAGATGGGTCAAAGGTCCAGGGTAGAGATGGCTTCGTAAATCGTGTTAGAGAAGACCTAGAGCTTCAGGAAGCTATTAAGGAAAAGCTACGTGGCTAAATACTCTGTCATTAATGGCAAGTTTGTTTGTCATACTTGTAAAGCAGAAGTTACGTCTTTAAGATGGTATGCAGAAGAAAAAGAAGTAACTTGGATGTGTATAGAAAAACATTTAAGCTCAGCAAAACTACATGTAAAGAAAAGTAAAAAAGACTATGACAGAAAAAAGTGAAAGCAAACGCCTAGGGGCCAAGCAGCATAAAAATTCTGGAAGAGGGAACCACAAGGGGGACGCCTCTTGGGAAAATTTTACCATAGACTTTAAAGAGGTAAGTAAATCTTTTACTTTGAATAAAGACGTATGGGCCAAAGCAACTACAGATGCCATAAGAAATGGTAATGACCCAGCCATCGTCGTAGTCTTAGGGGAATCTGGAATCAAAACAAGGCTGGCTGTTATTGAAATGTCAATTCTTGAGCAATTGATAGATGGTGTATAATAGATATATGAAGCATAACGAAGAAAACGTAATTGTAGAAGATGTTTTAACTGAAGACGAGATGTCTATCCTTTACTCTACAATAAACAATCCTAGATCAAAATATATCATGAAGTTATTTGCTCAAACCGTTTCTGATTTTGAATTGCCAGATGGCGTAGCAAAAAAAATAATTGATTATTCAGAAAAGATTTCTGGTGAATCTGATTTAGAAATAGCAGAATATCAGTTTGCTAGATATAGAAACGTTACTGATCCAGAATCTGGACAAAGTCTTTTCCCAAATTTAACACCTCATTGGGACGCAGCATTTGCAGAACCAAGGTTTACTTTTGACTATCAGATTGGTGGAAACGCCACCTGGCCACTTGTTGTGGAGGATAAAAAATTTACACTAACAAATAATTCTGCCTTAACATTTAGTGGAACCCATCAGATTCACTGGAGAGAGAAAAAGGTTTTTGCTGACAGTGATTACATTGATATGATATTCTTTCATTTAAGAAAAAAGAATTCTCAGCCTTATGATACAGACTTAGCCAAAGAGATGCAAGAAAAAGCAAAACACTATTCCCAGAAATATGAGGAAGATTAAAATGTCAAAAGTAGAAGGAATGCACGATTATTTATCTGGGTTTGATAAATTTAATTTATCAGTTCCATTTTATGTAGAGCAGCCTTTTAATAAAAAACAAGTAGAAGGCCTAAGGCAGATAATTGAAGAAGCAAAAGAAAATCGTCCACTAGCCTCTATACCAGCAGAGGTTGACAAAGAAGAGTATATGAGCATGGATCGGTTTGATCCAAGAATTATGACTCACATGTCAAGAATGGTCATTGAGTTTCAGTGTACCCAAGAAGCAGAAGACATTATGGACTCCTATGTTTTGCCAGTCTATAAAGAACCAATTAAGCTTGGTCACTACAGTTACCTAGACTACAACATGAAGTATGGAGAAGGTAAGTATTTTCCATCGCTACCACCACACATAGACGCTGCAAATACTCTTGTTACTTTTAACTATTGCCTGGATACAAATATTGAGTGGGACGTTTATGTTGACAATGTTCCCTATGCCTTAAAAGCGGGAGACGCTTTAGTTTTTAGTGCAGTTAATCAAGTTCACTGGAGACCAAAAAGAGAGTGGCAAGAAGGAGATTTTTGTGAAATACTTACGTTTGATTATTCTCCACTTGATGACTGGAGATTCACAAACGGAGAAGACCCCCTAGACCCAAGATTCCATTCAGACAGAATTCAGGAACATATGAAAGACTTAACAACAAGGACAGAGTTTACCTCAGCATGGGACTTGTACAATGATTTAGGCTTACAAATAGGAATAGACGCAAACACTCACGGAAAGATCAAAAATGGAGCAGCAGCAAACAACGATTGACTCAATCAATGGTCTAGCAGAAATTGCTGATTATATGAATGATGAGGAATTAAACACCGCTTTAACTTTTATAGCAAAAGTAATATTAAAGCCAGATATACCACTTAATGTGGTTACTGTAGAAATTGTCAGACTGCAAGCAATTGCAGCTAAAATGGCTTTCAGAGCCACCTGGATGGCAAATGTTGATAAAAGCGACAGGGGCAAGAAAAATCTTTATTACACTGCAGCAGAATCTATCAACAACCTAGTGTCCGCCTTGAAATATATTGCCAGATAGTGTATACTATAAGGATATAGAAAAGAGTTTTCAAAATGACAAAAAGTTTATTGCAACAAGTAATGTTAAAAACAGAAGAAAAAATTATGTCTCGTCCATCATTTGTGGACAAAGAAGCATTAATTGAAAAGATTAAGTCTGGGTATACTGTTAAACGTGTAGACAAATTCCAGACTAAAAAGACATTTGCCCCAAGCACTATTGCCTATTCTCATGGAGAGTGTCCCAGATATTGGTACCTGGCCTTTGAGGGTGCAATGTTTGAGGATAATGCAGACGCTTATGGCGGAGCAAACATGACAGCTGGAACCAAGTCTCACGAAAGAATCCAGCAAGCCATGGAAGATGCAGGGATTCTAAAGAATTCTGAATTCAAAATTACATATCCAGATCCTCCAATTTTTGGATATGGAGATGTAATCCTAGAGTGGGAAAACGAAGACCTTCTTGGTGAAATTAAAACAATGCCAAATGAAGGCTTTGAGTATCGTAAACTTGCGGGTAAGCCAAAAGCTGGTCACTTAATCCAGCTATTAATTTACATGAAGGTACTAAACAAAAGCAAGGCAATCCTTATTTATGAAAACAAGAACAATCACGAACTTCTGATTTTTCCTGTAGAATTAAATGAGTATTCTTTTAAGTGGGTAGAGAACGCTTTTGAGTGGATGAGAACAGTTAGAAAGGCTTGGGAAAACAAAACCCTGCCAGAGAAAAACTATAGGTCTAACTCAAAAATTTGTAAGACTTGTCCTATTCGGGCAACTTGTGATCTTGCAGGCTCTGGAGAGATTAAAATTAAATCTTTGGAGTCGTTGGATGAAACACTGTCAATGGTGTGATGAAGCTTTTGAAACATCTGTTTCTTATCAAATATATTGCTCGCCAGGGTGTAGGGATGCTGCAACCAAAGAAAAGATTGCAGAAAGGTATCAGCTTTCAAGAATTAGTCGTAGGACTGGAAAAGTTAGAAAATGCAAAACCTGCGAACAGCAATTATCAATATATAATGATGATCAAATCTGTAGTAAATGTTTAATTAATCCAGTTGATATATCAATTGCTTTAAAAGATATAAAAAGGTTGTCTAATGGTAAAGATTAGTTTACTTAGCAATCACCCTACAAATATTTGTGCAATAGATGCAAGTACAAACAGTCTTGCATTTGCTATTTTTTCTGACAAAGAATTAAAAGCTTTTGGAAAAATTAAATTTGCTGGCACAGACACGTACGTAAAGGTTGGAGACGCTGCTAGAAAATCATTGGCCTTTCTTGAAAAATTTAACATTGATGCTATTGTAATAGAACACACAGTTTTTATGAATAGCCCAAAGACAGCTGCAGACTTAGCCTTAGTGCAGGGAGGCCTTCTTGGGGCAGCAAGGATTGCTGGGGTAAAAAGGTTTGGATCTGTTAGCCCAATTACTTGGCAAAATTATATTGGAAATAAAAAATTAGACAATGTAGAAAAACTTGAAATAGCTAAGCAAAATCCAAACAAGGCTGCATCAACACTAAAAAGTATTGAAAGAGAAGTAAGAAAGCAAAAAACAATTCGCTTTGTAAATTCCTACTATGACAGAGATATTTCTGATAATGATGTTGCTGATGCAGTTGCTATAGGCCACTACGCAATTAATAATTTAATTAAGGTAGGCTTTTAAATGCCAAATAAGTTATATACAAGTGAAGCCTGGCTTAAAAAAAGATATTGGGTTGATAAAAAAACTCCAGAAGAAATTGCTAAAGAGTGTGGAGCAACAGTCGAGACTATCTATGTTTACTTGGCAAAGTTTAAGCTAAGGAAATCTAAAAGATGATTAACAGGAAATCCTCTGCAATAAGAGAAACTAAGTTTGAAAGATCCTATGAGCTGCAGGTTGGAAGCAGAACCCTTGTCCCTGGAGAAGTCATTAAAATTAATGGAGAGCACGGAGCCAAGTTTAAGTTTCTTAGCGTAGTTACAAACAAAGAAACTGGCTCTACTTGGATAGACTGTTTTGAGTTAGATAAAAATATTGTTTCTGCATGGAGATCCTTTAAAGCTGATAGAATTAAACTAATGCCAATAAAAAGGGGTAAAAATAATGTCAACTGAAGAAAACTTAATTGAGCACTTAGATAAGGTAAACAGGGTAGTTGAGGAATATCTAAAAGGTGCTGAGCCTACTCAGATATCAAAAGATCTAGATATCCCTAGGCAGAAGGTTGTTGCTTACATTAGTGAGTGGCGACAGATGGCTTCAGACAATGCCGCAATTAGAGCAAGAGCTAAAGAAGCTCTAGTTGGAGCAGACACCCACTATAACAAGTTAATCAGCAAAGCCTATGAGGTTATTGACGATGCAACTACAACGGCAAACCTTAGTGCTAAAACTTCAGCAATTAAGCTTGTCCTGGATATAGAAGCAAGAAGAATTGATATGCTACAAAAGGCAGGCTTGCTAGAGAATAAAGAGCTTGCAGAAGAAATGCTGGAGATTGAGCGTAAGCAAGAAATTTTAGTTGGAATTTTAAAAGATATAGCTTCAGAATATCCAGAAATTCGTAATGAAATTATGAAGCGTCTTTCAGCAGTGTCTAAAGAGCGAGAGGTTCTAACAATTGTCAATGATGTTTGATGAATTCTTAGAGGTTTTGCAAGACAGCAATTTTGAAGAACTTCCTGTAGATGCAAAAACGTTTGTAGAGGGTGAAGATTTTCTTGGCCAGCCACCGCTCTCAGATGTTCAGTATGACATTGTTGAGGCTATGAGTCAGATATATAGGCTAGAAGATTTAATTAATTTGATGGGAGAAGAAAGTGGAAGAAGATATTATAAAAAATATACAAAAAACGAAGTCATTCTACAGCTGGGTAAGGGCTCAGGAAAAGACTTTACTTCTACGGTTGCGTGTTCTTATATTGTATATAAACTTTTATGCCTTAAAGATCCTGCACGGTATTTTGGAAAACCTGGTGGTGATGCCATTGATATCATCAACGTTGCGATTAACGCACAACAAGCGAAAAATGTATTCTTTAAAGGCTTTAAGTCAAAGATTGAAAGGTCGCCTTGGTTCTCTGGAAAGTTTAACGCCAAAGCTGAGTCTATTGAATTTGATAAATCTATCACAGTATACTCAGGACACTCGGAAAGAGAATCACACGAAGGTCTTAACCTTATTCTGGCAGTACTTGATGAGATCTCTGGATTTGCTACTGAAATTGGAACTGGGAATGATCAAGGCAAAACTGCGGATAACATTTATAAAGCGTTTCGTGCTTCAGTAGACTCCCGTTTTCCAGATCTTGGCAAGGTGGCTTTGCTATCCTTCCCACGCTTTCCAGGAGACTTTATCTCTCAAAAATATGATGCCGTTATTGCTGAGAAAGACAGTGTTCGTAAAACACACAAGTTCATTATGAATCCAGATTTACCAGATGATGCTGAGGGCAACTCTTTAGAAATTGAATGGGAAGAAGATACCATCACTTCATACAAGTATCCAGGCGTCTTTGCGTTAAAACGTCCTACCTGGGTAGTAAACCCAACAAGACAGATTGATGATTTTAAATTAGCTTTTTATACTGACATGGGGGATGCTATGCAAAGATTTGCATGTGTTCCAACTTTTGCTACTGATGCATTCTTTAAACAAAGAGAAAAAGTTCGAGCATGCATGACAATTAGAAACCCGATAGACTCTTCCAAAAGATTTGATGATACGTTTAAACCAGATCCCAACAAGAAATATTTTGTACATGCTGACCTTGCACAGAAACACGACAAGTGTGCCGTTGCAATTGCTCACGTAGAAAAATGGGTATCAGTTCAAGTCATGAAAGACTATGAGCAAGTAGTTCCAATGGTAATAGTAGATGCTGTTGTTTATTGGGAGCCAAAGATAGAGGGTCCAGTAAACCTTTCTGAGGTAAAACAATGGATTCAAAACCTAAGAAGAATTGGATTTGATATCGGAATGGTATCATTTGACCGTTGGCAATCCTTTGACATTCAGAATGAATTAAAATCTGTAGGAATGAGAACTGAGACAGTCTCTGTTGCTAAGAAACACTATGAGGATATGGCTATGCTAATGTATGAAGAACGATTAGCTATGCCAGCAATTGAATTATTGTTTGAAGAGTTAACTGAATTAAAGATTATGAAAAATAATAGGGTTGACCACCCAAGAAAACTTTCAAAAGACTTAGCGGATGCCGTATGTGGTGCAATTTTTGGGGCCATTAGCCACACGCCAAAAGATCAAAACCTTGAAGTTGAAATTCACACTTTTAAAGATAGGCCAAAGCAAGTTGACAACCTGCCCGATAATGTGATACAATATAAGCCTATGCCCAGCGATGTGCAGGAATATCTAGAAAGATTTGATTTAATATAAATCAAAAATAAAAAATATAAGGAGAAATAAATGAATTCATTTAAGAAAGTTAGCCTAGCTGCTATTTCTGCTTTTGCTCTGGTAGCATCAGCGATTATTGCAGGACCAGCTAACGCTTCTGTCGTAGCTGCTGTTACAGTTGGATCGACTGACGTAGCAACTACATCTAAGGTATCAACAACTCCAGCAACACCAACAGTTCCATCAGACAACAAGGTTGACCTTGCTGACACTGTTAAGTTTGTTGTTACAGTACCAACTGGTACAACTGTTCGTGCAACTGCAGCGGATGCAAAGCTAGTAACAGCTTTGGATGCAGTTGGTGCTGAGGTTTCAGCTTCTGCAGGAACTGCTAGCGTTGAGATCAATACTGGCTCAGGAACTACTGCTACATTCTATGCATTTACAACTAAGACTACTGCTGGTTCAGTAGTTGTTACAGCTGGTGGATCATCTTCCACTTACTACCTAAAGGGCCTTGCAGGTCCTGCATACAACCTGTCAGCTTCAGTCCCAACTGTTGCTGGTCTTGGTTCAGATGTAGACTTTACTGCAACCGCTACTGACGTATTTGGTAACGCAGTTGAGAATGCATCAATTACAACAACACTTCTTCGTGGAACTGTTAAGACAGCACTAACCTGGAACTCAACTGACAAGCTGTACAAGGGTGTAATTACCACTCCTGCTACTGCTGGCACTGTTGCAGGTCTTGCAAACATTTCCGCTACAGATGTGACTGGTTTGCCAAAGGCAGTAAAGGAAGTTTCTTTCTCTATTGCAGCTGCAGACCTAGCTGCTCAGGTAGCTATCTTGAACGCAAACAACGCAGCTCTAAAGGCTGACTACAATAAGCTAGCTAAGAAGTACAACAAGCTGGTAAAGAAGAGCAAGCGAGTTGCTCTAAAGTAATATTTTATAAAATAGTAAAGGGGAGGGGCGAAAATCCCTCCCTTTTATTATCCTAAAATTTTAAAAAGGAGTTAGAATAGATGTCTATACAAATCGTCTACTTTTCTAACTATTCTGGAAATACAAAACGATTTGTAGAAAAAATGGACAATGTATCCATCCGTATTCCAATAAGCTGGGACCCTGCTTCACCAGTTTTTGTAAAAGAAGAATACGTTCTGATGGTTCCAACTTATGGCGGAGGTTCTGAAAGATCCGCAATACCTAAGCAGGTAAAAAGTTTTCTTAACATAGAAGAAAACAGAAATCTATTACGTGGGGTAGTAGGATTTGGCAACACAAATTTTGGCGATAACTACTGCAAAGCCGCAGAGCTAATCGCACAAAAAACTGGGGTACCAGTTATTGCTAGAGTAGAAATATTCGGCACAGACGATGATGTTAATAAAGTAAAAGAAAGGCTAGGTCTGCTATATGGATAATTACAGTTATCACGAACTAAACGCAATGCTAAATCTCTACGGAGCCAATGGAGAGATTCAGTTTGAGAAAGATAAAGAAGCAGCTAGAGCATATTTCTTAGACCATGTAAATCAGAACACAGTATTTTTTCACAGCATTGAAGAAAAGCTACACTACCTAGTAGAGAATGAATACTACGACGACGTTGTTTTAAAACAATATTCAGAAGAATTTGTAAAAGAGTTATTTAAACAAACTTATTCTTACAGGTTTAGGTTCCCTACCTTTGTTGGTGCTTATAAATTCTATACTTCATACGCACTAAAGACTTTTGATGGTGAACGCTACTTAGAACGTTTTGAAGATCGTGTTGTTATGAATGCACTTATGCTTGCACGTGGCGATGAGCAGATTGCAAAGGATACAGTAGATGAGATTCTATCTGGTCGCTTCCAGCCAGCAACACCAACATTTTTAAATGCAGGTAAGAAGCAGCGTGGAGAGTTTGTTTCTTGCTTCCTACTACGTGTTGAGGACAACATGGAGTCAATTGCTCGTGCAGTAACCTCAGCACTGCAGCTATCAAAGCGTGGAGGTGGCGTAGGACTTAATTTAACTAACGTTCGTGAACATGGTGCACCAATCAAAAAGATTGAGAATCAGTCGTCTGGAGTTATTCCAGTAATGAAAATGCTTGAAGATGCATTCTCCTACGCCAACCAGCTAGGTGCTCGTCAGGGTGCAGGAGCTGTTTACCTAAACGCTCACCACCCAGACATCATGAAATTCTTAGATACTAAGAAGGAAAATGCTGACGAGAAGACTCGTATCAAGACTCTAAGTTTGGGGGTAGTTATTCCAGACATTACTATTGAGCTTGCTAAGACTAATGAAGACATGTACCTATTCTCACCATACGACGTAGAGAGAGTATATGGAAAGCCAATGAGCGATGTTTCTATTACAGAGATATATCATCAGCTGGTCGATGACCCACGTATCCGCAAGTCCAAGATCAAGGCCCGTGAGCTCTTTGAAAAGATTGCAGAGCTTCAGTTTGAGTCTGGATACCCATACATTGTTTATGAAGACACTGTAAATAAAGAGAACCCAATCGAAGGCCGCATCAACATGTCTAACCTTTGCTCTGAGATCTTGCAGGTAAACACCCCAACTACTTATAACAATGACATGTCATACAAAGATATTGGCAAGGACATCTCCTGCAACCTTGGCTCACTAAACATTGCCAAGGCTATGGAGTCTCCAGACTTTGAAAAGACTATTGAAATCGCTATTCGCTCACTTACATCTGTTTCTGAACAGTCTTATATTGATTCTGTCATGTCAGTTGCTGAAGGCAATAAGAAGTCTCGTGCTATTGGTCTAGGTCAGATGAACTTGCACGGTTATTTTGGTAAAGAAGAAATGTACTATGGAGATGAAGAATCAATTGACTTTACTAATATCTATTTCTTAACAGTACTATACTACGCTCTAAAAGCATCTAACAAGATTGCTATTGAGACTAAGTCACCATTTGATGGATTCAAGAAGTCTAAGTATGCAGATGGATCTTTCTTTGATAAGTATACCCAGCAGAAATGGGAACCAGCCACAGAGAAGGTTGCTAAGATATTTAAGGATGCAAAGATTCGGATTCCAAAGAAAAAGGACTGGGAAGAGCTAAAGGCTTCCGTAATGGAGCACGGTATCTATAACCAGAACCTACAAGCAGTTCCCCCTACAGGATCAATTAGCTACATTAATAATAGTACTAGTTCTATTCATCCTATTGCTTCTCAGATTGAAATTCGTAAAGAAGGAAAGCTGGGTCGTGTTTATTACCCAGCTCCTTTCCTAACAAACAATAATCGTAAATATTTTCAGGATGCTTATGAGATTGGTCCAGAAAAAGTTATTGATGTTTATGCAGCTGCAACACAGCACATTGACCAGGGACTATCTCTAACATTATTCTTTAAAGATACCGCTACTACTCGTGATGTAAACAAGGCACAGATTTACGCATGGAAAAAAGGTATTAAGACTATTTATTACATTCGCATTAGACAAAATGCACTAGAAGGAACAGAGATGGAAGGATGCGTATCATGTCAGCTATAACAAGACCAGTTAACTGGAACAAGATTGAAGACCCAATTGATCTAGAAGTTTGGAATAGACTAACAGCAAACTTCTGGTTGCCAGAAAAGGTTCCCATCTCTAATGACATTCAATCCTGGTCTACACTAAGAGACAACGAAAAGCTGCTGACTATGCGTGTATTCACAGGACTTACTATGCTTGACACAATCCAGGGTACTGTAGGATCTATGTCCATCCTTCCTGATGCCAGAACTCAGCACGAAGAGGCAGTTATCACCAACATTGCGTTTATGGAATCAGTACATGCTAAGTCATACTCAAGCGTATTCTCTACGTTAACGTCTACAGAAGAGATTGAGAATGCCTTTAGGTGGTCAGAGGATAACCCCTACCTACAGAAGAAAGCAGAGATTGTCCTAGGCTACTACAGAGGAGACGATCCGCTAAAGCGTAAGATTGCTTCTACATTGCTAGAGTCCTTTTTATTCTACTCTGGCTTCTACTGGCCGATGTACTTGTCATCCAGGGCAAAGCTAACCAATACTGCTGACCTAATTAGGCTTATTATTAGAGATGAAGCTGTACATGGCTACTACATTGGCTATAAGTTCCAGCTAGCATTTAACGAAGAGTCTGCAGAACGCCAAGCAGAGCTGAAGGATTACGCATACTCAATGCTAATGGAACTATATGAAAATGAGATTAAGTATACTGCAGAGCTTTATGATGAGGTAGAGTTAACTCATGATGTTAAAAAGTTTTTGCATTACAACGCAAACAAGGCATTAATGAATTTGGGATTTGATGCATTGTTCCCTAAAGAAGTTTGCGATGTAAACCCTGCAATACTTTCGGCATTGTCACCAAATTCAGATGAAAATCATGACTTTTTTAGCGGCAGTGGATCAAGTTATGTTATTGCAAAACATGAAGCAACAGAAGATGAAGACTGGGACTTTTAGTTTCAATTAAATAAAATGTTATAATTATCTTGTTAGTATAACGCTAACAAGGAGAAGAAAATTAAAACCCAATTTAGAATTTTCTTAGCTTTTGCTATATCGTTTGGCCCCCTTTTTCTCGCCGCCGACGCTGCTCAGGCTAATAACGCAGTTTGTGATACCCACCAAGTCAACGGTGGCGATCAGGCATTCTTGATGAACTTAAACACGCCTCTTGAGTTTGGTGGCATTGTTTATGATGGTAACATTTATGTAAGTCCAAAAGGAACAATGACTTTTGGTCAGGGGGACTACACCTTTTGGGATTACCCTCAAACTCCATCAATCTCTATAGCTTCCTGGGACTACCATGCTTTTGCAACTGGGACTCATCCCTGGGCAGCTCAAAATGATTTATACGTAAGATATGGATCAACATCAACGTCCATTTGTGTTGACTGGAAAGTCCTACCTTGGGGTCAGTCTTCTGGAGCTCCTGTCTATATAAGAATGATTGCAGAAGTAAACCCAGTTAATTACACCTGGACTCCTACTTACCAAGTAAGTAATGCTGCCCCTGCAGGTGCTAGGTATGGAGTTCGTTACACACAGGGCGGTCCAGTACAGCCTCTAGAAATTCAAACAATTACTGAGCCTCCAGTTGAGAACCCAGTAATAGAGCCTACCCCTGAGCCTACCCCTGAGCCTACCCCTGAGCCATCCCCTGAGCCGCCCGTTGAACCAGAGCCACAGCCCTCCACACCAGCAACCCCAGAACCAGAACCGTCAGAGGAGCCATCGCCAGAACCAACGACACCACCACAGCCAGAGGAACCAGAGCCACCAGTAGAGCCAACCCCAGAACCTGTAAAACCTTCTCCAGAACCTTCACCTAATCCTCCTGTAATACCTATAGACCCAATTATACCAGAACCAGAAAGGGAACCGCAAGTTGAGCCTAGCCCAGAACCCACCCCCATTTCACCTGAGGAAGAGTCAGCACCTGAACCTACGCCTAGCGAGGAACCTACTGAAGAGCCAACAGAGAATGAGCCTGAACCGCTACCAGAGCCAGAGCAAACAGAAGAGCCTGGACCAATAGATCCAATTGTTACTGCTGAGGAACTTCCAGAAGAAATTTCTGAAGAACTGCTAATGCAAATAGACTTAGAAGAAATTGTAGCTACAGATCTTACAGAAGCTCAGGCAGAAGCTCTTGTTGAGGCTGCCCTAGAAATATTTGAAACAGCAGAGCCAGGCTCTGAGGAGTATGATCAGGCTCTTGAAGCCCTACTTGTAGCAGCCCAGCAGGATGATATTGTTCTAGACGAATCCCTAGCAGCCATCCCGCTACTTGGTGACGTACTTGGTGGAGCAACAGAACTCGTTAACTTTCTTGGAAATGCGGGGGCAGACATGAGCCCACAAGTTAGAGAAGATTCAGAAAAGGTAGTAGTTACAGCAATTGTTGCAGTGCAAGCTGCACTATCAGCAATTTCTATAAGTGGTATAGCAACAACAGTAAACATAAGGAACGGAGCATAAGATGAAATTTTTAACAGCATTAGTTAAGGACGTCATAGATCAGGCATGGACATTGCTTGGCATGGTCGTGGCTTGGCTTGTCCTGGAAGGTTCTGCCAAAGAGCTAACAGGAAACCTCATACTAATTACCCTATTAGTATGGATTGTAACATTTCCGATTTTTCGTTATGAAAAAGAAGATAATTAGTAGATAGGAAACCCAAAAATGGAAGAAGAATATGGAGTAACTGGTGGCTGGGCCACAGTTAAGAACATCATCTTTAGGATTGTAGCAGTATTTGCAGCATCTGGACTTACCGTCCTGGGTGCAGGAGCAGTTGTAGGCGTAGACCTAATCTCTGCTGTAATGATGGCTGGAATCTTAGGAGTGGCAGCAGTAGTTGAGAAGCTAGCACGTGCCTACCTAGATGATGGTAAGCTAACCATGGCTGAAATCAACGATGCTTTTGCTACAGTTGATAAGAAATCAGGCAAAAAATAGGCTTTAAACCCTAGTTGACAGACCCCCTCTGGATGGTGTATACTGATACAGTAAATCATCTACGAGGGGTTTTGTCATGACATGCATAGTTGGCCTGAAGGCTAATAACAAGGTTTATATTGCTGGGGAGCGTGGAGCTTCTACTGAAGATAGCATAATGCATTTGACAAAACCAAAAGTCCATCGCTTTGGTCCGTATGTAATTGGCTTTGCTGGAACTATGGAGGGGCAGAGATTAGCCTACACCTTTAATCCACCAAAACCACATGATGATGAAGATCTAGATATTTTTATGCACACCACATTCTTAAAATACTTAAGAGAATTTTATGAAGAGTGGTGGATAGATACAGCAAAAGATTCAGAGCTAGAGATGGTTATTGGAATTAAAGACAGGCTTTATGAGCACAGCTCTTCCGACATGTCTTTAAATGATTATTCTTTGGGATACCTTTCTATAGGCTCTGGCTTTCATTTTGCTTTAGGTTATTTGTATGGGGTTGCGTCTTTTGACAACCCTGAAAAAATTGTAGAGGGAGCAGTTAAGGCAGCTATAAAATTCTCTCCAACCTGCTCTGGAACAATTGACATTCTTTCTACGTAGGAGTATAATTAAAATATGATAAAAAAAGAAGACATAAAAATCATACATAATTTTATTAGTGAAGAAGATCAAGAAGAAGGCCTTCGAATACTTTCAACATTTGAGACTGTGCCCTGGGAAGATAATAAGACAGTAAAGGTAGTTCCCCTTTTTCACGTAGACGCCCTTGCCTTTGTTTCTAAACAGGTTAAAAATATAACAGAAAAAATTTCTAAAGAATTTGGACTAACAAAAGAATTTTTTTGTCAGGATAGTCAAATTGGTATTTGGGATTTGGGACAAGGCTCTGGGCCACACACTGATACTCAGAATGCTGGCTATGTTAACTATAGCTCTATACTTTACTTAACTGGAGACTATGAGGGCGGAGAAATTGAGTTTCCAGAACAAGAGATTCAGTATAAGCCAAAAGCAAGAGATCTAATTATTTTTCCATGCAAGAACCTGGTCCATGAAGTTTATCCAGTAACTTCTGGAAATCGTTCTACCGTTGTTGGATTTTATTCAGATGTCCATCCATCAGAATGGAGACCTGATTATGATCTAGAAACCTACACTCCAGATTTAAAAGACACTAGGGATCAACTACCAAACAAAGCCATGGGGAGTATAAATGACAAATAAAAAAAGTTTTGATGAATGGTTGCAAGAAGGTTTAGACCTTAATTTTTGTGGCCCAGCAATTTGCTATCCTCACGATGGGCTGCCATTAACGATTCAAGAGGAACAAGAATTTGATGATGGTGGTGATCCATGCATTCATATCTTAAGACTCTACGAAGACGAGGAAACAAAGCTTGCAGTAGAAGAAAACCACTCCCCATCTGTATGGAGAGCAACCAACTCTAACTTTAAGTTGTAAGATTATCCTCCTTAGCTCAGCGGCAGAGCAGAGAGCTGTTAACTCTAAGGTCCCTGGTTCGAACCCAGGAGGGGGAGCAAAATGAAAATAATTGGGATTAACGAAACAACTCATGACGCATCAGTGTCATTAGTAGAAGACGGCAACATTCTTTTTGCTGGACATGCTGAAAGATACAGCAAAATTAAAAATGATTGGTTTAATAATCCAGATATTTTAGAAGATGCTCTTAGGTATGGATCTCCAGATGTCCTTGCCTATTATGAAAAGCCTTGGCTTAAAGACCTTAGACTAAAGATGTTTGGTGGCTTTGGTGGGGGGCAGCCTTTTTTTGAAAACACTCAGCTTGCAGATCTAAAACGTAAAAACTTTTCTCATCACTATTCTCACGCAGCTGCGGGGTATTACACAAGTCCATTTAAAGATGCAGTAATTGTAGTAATAGATGCCATTGGAGAGTTTAATACTTCTAGTATCTGGATAGGAGAAGACGATGACATTATTCCAATACACAAAGACAACTATCCGTTTAGCTTTGGACTATTCTACTCTGCCTTTACTCAGCTCATAGGACTGAAGCCAAACCAAGAAGAGTACATCCTTATGGGCATGGCAGGCTATGGAAATCCAGATAAATACTATGACCTTGTAAATAAATATTTTTCTAGCATTAAAGATCAAAGGTATAACTTTCATAAAGGCATCTTTGATTGGCCATGTAAAGTTTACGAAGAAGAGAGATTTGATATTGCTGCAGCCGTTCAGAAAGTATATGAAGATCGTCTAATTGAATTTATGAAGATGGCAATTAACAAAACTAAAAAATACAACTTAGTCTTTATGGGCGGCTGTGCTTTAAATAGCAAAGCAAATACTTTACTCTGGAATCTTTTTGATAATATTTGGATTATGCCAAATCCAGGAGACGCAGGCTCATCTCTTGGTGCTGCTGCTGCTTTGTATGGGAAGCATTTGAATTGGCAAGGTGCATACCTTGGCTATGATTTAGGAAATGAGTATCCAGTAGATAGAATTTTTAAAGAGTTAACTAAAAATAAAATTTGTGCAGTGGCTGCTGGCAGGGCAGAGTACGGTCCAAGAGCACTTGGCAATAGAAGCATCCTTGCAGACCCTAGAGATCCAGACATTAAGGATAAAGTTAATCTAATTAAGCAAAGAGAATTGTTCCGTCCATTCGCCCCAGTGGTCATGGAAGAACATGCCTCTGAATGGTTCGATATGGACTATACAAGCCCTTATATGCAATATACGCCTAGATGCTTAAAGCCAGACCTTATCCCCTCTGTGGTCCACGTAGATGGTACCTCACGAGTACAGACAGTAAATGCTAAGCAGCATCCTGGCCTCTACGCTGTGCTAAAAAAGTTTTATGAAAAAACTGGGGTACCAGTATTGCTAAACACCAGTCTTAATATAAAAGGTCAACCACTACTAAATGATTACCAAGATATTAAACTTTGGGAAGAACAATATAACACTAAGATAATCTATTAATGATATAATTATTTTCTTAATTATTTTACACAGAAAGAAATAAAATGAAAAGCATCCACCCTAACTGGTTTGTAGAAACTGGTGCTAAAAAAATATTTGAAGAAAACTTATCTGACTATGCAGGTAAAAAAATAAATTTTTTGCAGATTGGTGCTTTTACTGGAGATGCCTCAGTTTGGTTATTGGAAAATATTTTAACTAATTCAAAATCAACTTTAACAGACGTAGATAGCTGGACTGGCTATTCGGGATTAGAGGGGTTTACTTGGGAAACTGCTTATGATGAATATAAGGATAAACTATCCAGTTACTCCAACAAAGTTTCTTCTATTAAAATGACTAGCGATCAGTTTTTTAAACAAAATAAAAACATGTATGACATTATCTACATAGATGGAGATCATTCTGGTGGGTCTGTTTTGCGTGATGCAGTTAATGCTTTTGACTGTTTGGCTGATAATGGATTGCTAATTTTTGATGATTACATTTTTGCTTCGGGTCACCAATCAATCATGTGTTGTCCTAAATATGCGATAGATTCGTTTATTAATATTCACTGGTTTGATCTTACAAAAATTTATGAAGGAACCCAAATGTGGTTAAAAAAGGTTAAAGTTGGTTCTAGCTGTTCATAAAAGAATGATATAATTAGTGCATGACATCTCATGCTCTAACTACCCTTAGCAGTTCTGCTGCTACCCTTTTAACTCCTAATGGAGTTCACTCTGGAATGGACGTTACCATTCAGAATATTCACGCTTCTGCCTATGTTTATATTGGTGGAGAAGGTGTAACAGCTTCCTCTTATGGATACCGCCTAAATCCTGGATCAGCTATTTCTTTTGAGCTTCCAGGAAAGGATGCTCTCTACGCAATCACTGGTACAAATGGATCTCAGGTTGCAGTTATTAAGACTAACTTAGAGTCAGGCCACTAGTGGCTAGGTTTAGTGGCGGTGCAGGTGGAGAAGGTACACCAGGCCCAGAGGGTCCAGCAGGGGCAGATGCTCTTTGGAACTTTAGAGGTGCCTATAGTGGCGGTGCAGCATATGCAGTAGGAGATGTTGCAACTTACAATGGACAAACTTGGTATCGTTTAAATTCTAATGGTGGAAATGTTGGAGATACTCCAGCAGAAGGAACTTTCTGGACTCTAATTGCAGCCGAAGGCGATGCTGCAAACACTGGAGACATTACCTTTGATGGCGTAAAAATTATTGGTGCTGGCACAGCATCAGGGGATGGTGCTAACCTAGGAACTATTGAGCTAGTTCCAGACGGAGATCTTACCTCAGACCAGTACATAATTATTGATCCTACTGCACCTAACCATATCCACATTCGTGCAGGCGGAACACAGGATGCTTCTAACGCAGACTTGATTATTGGTGGAGAAGACACCAATCTTCTTGTCTCGGATACTGGGGATTATGTAGATATTAGAACCACTTCAGAGACAGCTACAAACATCTGGCGTTTTGGGTCGGATGGAATTCTTTCTGGTCCAGGAATGAGCACCCTCTATACATATTGGATAACTGCTCCAGAAAGCTCACTAAAACTTTCATCTTCATCAGACCAGGTAATTTTGAATGGTGCTACTGGAGAATTTCTTAATGATGAAACTGACCCTGAAAATCAGATTGCAACTATTGGAGATATTAATAATACAGTTTCTGCTATCACCAGCTATTCTCCAGTTTGGAGCGGAACTGGGTTAGCATTTACTGGAACACCAGCCACTGGAACCTATATAAAAATAGGCAACCTTGTTCAAGTATATCTTGATGTTAATTTTACAAATGTGACAAACTTTGGATCTGGTCAATACTCATTAACGCTGCCGCATCCATCTAAATACCACGCAGACGTATATGGCGGGTCTATACACAACACTGGTTCTACTACAGATCACTATAGTTTAAAGGGTCACCTGTTGCCCACCAGCTCTACGATGACACTTTGGTATATTTCTGGCTCATCTCAAGATCAAATATTTGATCATAATTCTCCCATTAATTTAGTCACTGCTGATAAATTTTATATGTCATTTAGTTATATTTGCGAATAGCTGTTATAATTAATCATGGACAATCCCAATGAGATTGATTTTGATATCTCGAAGGCTACCGCCGAAATAGATCCTATGCTTGTTGAGATGATTAAACTCTCTGAGCGAATTAAAATATTTTCTAAACTTCGTAATCTTATTTATGAAAGAGAATATGAAAAAGACCAGGATGCTGCTGACCTTTTAGGCTGGGCATATGAAAGACTTGCAGATTAGCCTGTCTGATACTTATCAAACAGCTCTCCTTGACCCAGTCTATCCCAAAATTCTCTAACATGTTTTGTAGAATTTTCAATTGAAAACTTGTTGCTTTTTTCGTTTGTTGTCATAGCACGTTGTAGCTCAAGTTTCTGGTTTGTTGGGTCTTGATTTTCTAATCTTGTAAAATAGTGTTTTGACATATCTGGCCAAACATAATGGTAGTAAAAATCTGGAGACTGCTTTACTACAGCATCCTCTGTTGGAATAAAACACTCAAATCCAGACATAAAAACTCTAAAAAACATATACTGTTCTTCCCAAGTAAATTGAGAGTATGGATCCCAGCCTACATCTTTTATAATTTCTATTGGGGCAAAAAAGAAATTGCAGCAAATGTTTACCGCTTCTAGCCAACCATCCTTAAAGCTTTTTGCTTTAAGAAGCCCCCCGTCATCAATGGTATTTTTGCTAGAAATTCTACAAATTACCTGATGATCACTTTGCGTATTGTCAGCAATAATTCTTCCATTAGTAACGCATACTTTCTGGTTTCCAATTTTTTCTTGTAATTCTTTTATCCAAGCTAAACATTTAGTGTCCCAGTGCGGAGAAAATAACATATGAGAATCAATGCTCATAAAATATGATTCGTCTGTAATTAACTTTGATATTTCATATCTTAGTTTTACAACCCCAGGCCTATGATCTGGATTAATTTTTAAAAGCTTTAGCTGATCTTTATTTATAAAATTAAACTCTGGCATTTCATCATCATAATATTGTGCTCCAACGCCAAAAATAACATTTTTAGGATTGTCCGCATTCTTTAGTGCAATTTTCATTGTTGCTTCTAGGGTTGGATCTCTAAGAGACGGAATGCTTATAAAAATTTTATTCACATAGAAATTGTACCATAAGGCAGCTAGGAGCATAGATCCATAATTTGCAAAAAAAATACTTTCCTGCTATACTTTTATTCTTGGCTCTGTAGCTCAGTTGGTTAGAGCACTACCCTGTCACGGTAGGGGTCGCCAGTTCAAGTCTGGTCAGAGTCGCATTAAAGGGAGTTAGCTCAGCTGGTTAGAGCAGCGGACTCATAATCCGTCGGTCACGGGTTCAAGTCCCGTACTCCCTACAAGTCTTCAATTCTTCTGGAAACTGAGCCTTCTAAGACTAAAGTTACATAGCTGTCTGTTAAGTCTGGAAAATCTTCTTTAAAGAGAAAGATTTCTTTTCTAATTATTCTTTGGGGCTCAATGCCAACGTTTATACACAAGGCTGCCAATCGCTTTTCCCCAATAATTTTTTCTATATTATAAATTAGCCATTGCATGTTTTCTGGAAAATCTAAAAAGACAATGCTAGCATCAAAATCTTTTATTAATTCTAGCTTGTTAAGTTTTTCTTTTTCAGTAGATTCAAAAAATGAAATAAACAAAACATCAGAAGACGAAGACGGTATTCCCGCCACAGCAACAGATGCTGACACTATGCTTGGACCAGGAATAATTTCTACAGGGATGTTATTTTCATAGACTATATCAATTATTCTTGTTCCTCTATCAGCAAATCCTGGGAGACCGTTATCAGAAATGAATACAATATCTTTTCCTTTTTGTAGGACAGACAATGCTGCTCTTACGGTGTTGTTTTCTTCTCCATTTTCATCTATCCCAACCTCAAAGACAATTTTGTCATCCATATCTATTTTATAAGGGATGGCAATGTCTTGATTAAAAGTCTCTAAATGATCACAAAAAATATGTTTAGTTTGTCTTATTTTTTCTATAGTTCTTGGGGGGACATCTAAAATATTACCAATATGGTTAGCACAAACAATAAGAGTCCCAGGCCGCATACTTGCAATTATATCACAAGAATGTTATACTTGTCTAGCTGCCTTTTTAGCTCAGTGGTAGAGCAACGCACTTGTAATGCGTAGGTCGTCAGTTCAATCCTGACAAAAGGCTCGGAACTAAACAAGAAAAGGTATTGTGGAATCATTTAATTTTAATCTTTGGTATGATACGTATGACCCAGACTTTATAAAAATAAGCCACGAATCTAGGATACCAGATAAGTGGATAAGGTATCAGTCAATTAGTAGAGACAAGTATGACCATTCTATAATAAAACCGATTAACCGTTATGTAGAATTCTTATATCCTAGGCCTGAGCTAATTTCTATAGAGGGGACTCAGGTAAGACTAAGACAAAAAACTCATGCAGATATCTTTTTGTTAGAAAAAAACGGAAATTTTAGAAATGTTGATCGACCTCATATGAGGCAGTATTATCAAACAAAAAAGGAGTATCCAAAAGAAGATAATCTTTTTGATCCAGCTTTTGTTTTCTATGTTCCTTGGTTTATTGACGATAATGTTAGTGTAAAATTTGAAACAATCAAAGACTCACCATTTCTGACATATGAGTCTTTCTTTAACTATAGACCTATTTCAGTAGATACTCAGTACGTCAGGCCTCACCTTGTTCCTTTTAAGTTTAAAAGAAAAGGAAAGCACATGATCGATTATGGTTTTGGCAAAATAAAGAAAGGCTCCCCAATGTTTGACATGGTGTTTGATTCAAGTGCTATAATGATAGAAAGAATAAAGGATTTTTATGAAAAAAATTAAGTTTTACCCATACAGCGAAGAAACCGTTGCACTTGATATAAGCCCAGAAGCTTCCTCAAAATTTTTGCCAGAGTGGTATAAAAAAGCCCCATCTCTTATTAATAACGGTGGCATATCATTTGGAATGATTGGGACAACAATAAAAAAATGTATGCCAATATTTGACTTGATCACTGCTGGATATATGATTCCAGCCCCTTGTGACATTTATGTAGACGCAACAAATCCAGAAAAGCTAGAGTGGTCTATTCCTGCAGGCATCTTAAAACTACAGGCTGACATGTTTGCTGTTCATGCTAGAGAGCAGTATGAGCATCTTCCAATAAACAAAGACATGTACCATAAAGATTTGTTTAGAATTTTTCCGTTTTGGTCAGTAGGAACCCCTAAGGGCTACAGCTCAATTTTTCTTCAGCCAGCCTATTCAGACTCAAGTCCACTAACAGCTTTACAAGCAATTGTAGATACAGATTCTTTTGTATCAAATGGACATTTATCATTTTTAGTAGAAAAAGATTTTAAAGGAATTATTAAAAAAGGAACTCCTTTAATTCAGGTTATTCCTTTTAAAAGAGAGTCTTGGGGAAAAACTTTAGAGTCAGTTGAGAAAGCTGAAAATATTTTTAGTACGCAAGGTTTAAAATTAAGATCAGTATTTTCTAATGGATATAAAAATTTCTTTAGATCAAAAAAGGAATATCGGTGAACCCTTTAAAAATAAAATTTACCCCCTCCTTTCATGAGTATGGCGATTTTCTTTTAAGTCCAGAACCAGCAGTCAAACATATTCCAAAATGGTATAGAAATCTTGCAAAATTTGATAGGTCAAACAACGACATAACTTTAGACCCACAAAACAATTTGGGGTCTGACGGAGCTCAGGTATCAACAAAAATGTGTATGCCATTTTTTGATGCAACGACTGCTGGATATTTTTATCTTCTTGAAGATGATCTACACGTTAGTTTGGACAAAGACGGAAGACCGTCCCTTTCTTGGGGAGGGGATGTCATGATTGTTGATAAAAGACCAATAATAGATATAGTTGTTCCAGATAACTGCCATCCCATTCATTACGGATGGAGAATGAACTGGTATTACGAAACGCCACCAGGATACTCTGTTTTAATTACGCACCCCATGAATAGATATGACCTACCCTTTTATGTTCAGTCTGGAATTGTAGAGTCAGACATTTGGGGGCTACCAGTTTTTATTGCATTCTTTTTAAAAAGAAATTTTCACGGAACAATTCCAAAAGGAACTCCAATTATGCAGATTATTCCATTTAAGCGTGATGATTGGGAGCTAGAAGTTGTAGACTCGCCAGAGAATTTAGATCGACACGAATTAATGGCAGAAAACAGAAGATCAATGCTTTATGGATACTATAAAAAAAGTGCTTGGCGTAAAAAAGTTTTTGGTATTTTTAGGAAAGGCACAAAAAAATGATTCAATCTTTAATTGTTTCATATCAAAATAAAAACTTAAAAAAGGTTGTTGATCAATTAATTAAAAATACTAAAAATGAAATTTTTGTCGTAGTGTTTGATCAAAATACAATTGACAGATCTCAGATTTTTAGAGGTCCCGAATATAAAAACAATCTTGAATATCATCACGATGCTTGGGACGAAATTATTGGACCTGCAGAGCGAAAAAGCAAAATGGTTAATAAAAATACTTCTGAGTATTTTTTATTTTGTTCTGACGATACCCTTGTTTCAGAAAATTGGGATGAAACTTTAATTAATTTCTTAAATGATAAAAATGCTGTCATTTCTGGCAAAGGAAGATTAAGCTTAAAACTAAAAGATTTGTTTTTTTTAAAACAAGAAAGATTAAAATCTTTAGACTTTACTTTGTCAAATTTTATAGATAGAAATTTTATTTTTGGAAAAACTGAAAATTTAAAAAATATGTATCCTAAAAATGTTAAATATCACGGAGAAGAAGAGATGCTTTCTTTAAATTTGTTTAATAAAGAAATTGATATTTTTTCAGGACCGTCCAACTTATACGAAGACTTGTTGCTTAGAACTATTGAAACAGAGTATACTACATTTTCCATAGAGCATGGGTATAATGAAGTAATAGAGTGTCTAACAAAAAACTCTTCTGAGTTTTTAAAATTTCACGGTATAGAAAGTAGCTCTCTCAATAAGCTTCCATATAACCCAGATGACGTTTTATATAACCCAGGCTTGCTAAGCTACCAGAATTTGGATGCAAGAAAGTTCTTAATGGAAATCAAACAGATTTCCTGATATAATATTAACAAGGAGAAGAACATGCACAGAATACACATTATTGATAATTTTATTACCCCAGAAGATGCGGAAACTCTAATTCAAGAGCAAAAAAACCCATCAGAAACAAACCCTTATCCAGAGTATTACAAAAAAAGATTTGGTGGTACAGCTTTTCCATATAACAAAAGGGTAATGGATTTATTAATAAAGTATGGTCACAAGTCTAATCAAACACACAAAAACCAGAATGGCTTTGTAAATCCAATTTATGTTTTTAAGGCCTTCGGCTCACACTGGGTTCCAGGATCTGTGGGGGGGCTTCATATAGATGCTCAAGACCCAGAACCATTTATTGAGTGGAGCACAATAATTTATTTAAATGACCCATCGGAATATGAAGGTGGTTTGATATACTTTCCAAATCAAAATTTTGAATACAAGCCAAAAAAGTATTCTGCAGTATTTTTCCCAAGTGCTGGATCAGAATATATACACGGAATAACTAAAGTAGAAAATGGATTTAGACATACCGCTCTTTACATGCACACAAGCCTTCCAGAGCATGCAGACCCAGACTTTCACACAGCCTTAGAAACCGAACACTGGGCTGCTATTAATCATCCGTATGCTTTATTAGATAGGGAAATCTAATGTCTTTTACCTATGATGTTCTTGGTTTGGGATTAGTTTATTATAAAAATATAATTCCAAATCCACAAAGAATTATAGATGTTGTAAATGATATAGATGAAAGATACACAGCGGGCAGGCATGCTGGCCACCAAACAGACGTGCAGCCCTGGAGCCCATGGACCTATGGAAATTTACACTTTAACGATCAAAAGTTTTTTCCTCCTCCAGAGCAAATTAGCCCTAAGGATTATTACTATAAAGAAATGTTTGAAATTACAACAACAATGTATAGGGCTTTAGACGAAGGATTTAAACACTATACAACAAAAATCTATCCATTTGCTGAAAAAAATATTAAAAATCGTGAAGAAAGCATAAATCTTTTAAGATATGGAAAGACTGGACATTTGCCAGCACACCAAGATCAGGGGCTAAGCAGTAGAGCTTTGTCTACTGTTATGTACCTTAATGATAACTATGAAGGTGGAGAAATTGAGTTTGTTAATTCTGGGGTAAAGATAAAGCCAGAGGCTGGCAGCATTATATTTTTCCCATCAAACTTTTTATACATTCATGAGGTTCATCCAATTACTTCAGGATTCAGATACTCCATGCCGCACTGGTATCACAATATGAAACACATGATTCATTCTAATGGAGAAGAGTAATGAATGACAACATATTTATTTCTATTGCAGCTTTAGAAGAGCCTAACTTACAGAAAACAATAAGAAATGCTTTAAATGCTGCGACTCTTCCAGAAAACATTTCCTTTGGGATATCTTTGCAGTATGACCAAGCACCAGATTTATCTTTTATTAAAAATAAAGTTAAGACTATTTCTTACAGCCCAGACATAGATTTACCAAGTGCTCCAGGAATTATTGAAATTAGATCTGAGTTAAGAAAATTAATTGATGACGAAAATTATTTTTTGCAAATAGACTCGCACACAAGGTTTGAGTCTGGCTGGGACACAAAGCTTATCTCAGACTTAAAAGATCTTATGAAGATAAAACAAAAAACGGTAATTTCTTCTCAACTCTGGCATGAAGCCGACGTAGATCGTTATACAAAGATTAGACTTCACAAAACGCATCACTATCAGTTTGATTCACAGGGGCTAGAGATTTATGGAGAGCTGAGAGAAGACCCAGACTTATCAATTATTTATTCAAGAATGGTTAACGAATCATATTTTTTAAATTATTACATGTCTGGGAATTTTTATTTTTGTCATAGGTCTTACTTAAAAGATATGGAGTTCCCAGACTATCACAAGTTTCCTTTTGAAGAGGCAGAGCTATCACTGGTAACTTTTTGCAACGGATATGACGTAGTTGCTCCCACCCTCAAAAATACTAGAATATTTGCCGATAACGATGAAAAATACCATAATCAAGAAGACTCTCGTTGGTGGAAGCAGATTGGTGGTAGTCCAGTAAGAAAATGGGTTTATGATAGTAAAGAAGTTTTCTTAGAGGTTGTCAATCTAATGATAAACGGAAAAAATAAATACATGGATATCAGTAATTTAGATAAACCTGTTAATGAGTTTTACGAAAAGACTGAGGCTGCAGAAGAGTTTGAGCATACAAAGCTCTGGTATAATAGTAAGTAAGGAGGTCTTTATATATGGCAAAGACACAATACCCGATTGACGGGAAAAAAGGTAAGGCTTGGAAAATTACAAGTCCTTTTGGATGGAGGGTGCATCCTATTGAAAAAATTAAGAAGCATCATAATGGCACGGACCTTTGGGGCAGTAACCCAAAGATCTATTGTGAGGCCTGGCATGACGGCACAGTCGTTTACGCTGGCCCATCAAAGCTAAAGAACGCTGATGGCTCTCTAGGGGGCGTAGGATACTACGTAGACCTACGCTGTAAGGTTAATGGTGTTTGGTACGTTGCTCGCTATGGTCACATGGAAGAGGGTTCTCTGAAGGTCAAGACTGGTCAAAAGGTTGAGGCTGGAACTATTCTCGGAATTATGGGAAATACTGGAGCATCAGCTGGTCGTCACCTACATTTTGAAATTGTGGAGGGTAAGGTGCACCGCTGGGATCTAAATGGTAAGGGATTTGTTAGCCCAATTGAGTTTGTTGAAGCTGTAATGACTTATGAAAAACTAAAGGACTCTGCTCCAGATGCAACCCCAGATGATGGCATAATTGACACAACTCCACCAAGCTTTGACGTAACTGGTCTAAAAGCAAAAAAGAAGCCAACAGGGAAACTGGTTAACCCAGTTCCTGGTTTTAAAAAGTAATATGCCTGTATACGAGTATGAGTGTGCAGAATGCAAAACAAAAGAAACTTTTGTAAGAAGCATTTTGGATAAAGACCCAGGGTATGAATGTCAGACTTGCAATCTGCCACTCTCTCGTGTATACTATCCTGTAGGAGTTGCCTTTAATGGTGGTGGCTTTTATTCAACCGATAATAAGGGATAGAAAATGACCCTAGGCATTCCTAAGGATCAGCTCTGTGAAGCTTTTGATCCAATGATGGTTCTGCCAGAAAAAAAGTATGGCATGTCTTTTGAAGGAAGGGCAAACAGCTCTTGTGTAGCCCCAGCGTATGTTTATCTGGAAGGCCCAAGAGGAAAAAGATTTTTGTGTGACTTTCATTATTATTATGAAAAAACTATTACAGAGGGGAGAAGTCCTCAGCAGTGGAGAGAAACCTGCGAAGTTGTGATAGATGAAAGAGACAGAATTAAAGAAACTTTTGAAAAAATAAATTATAGTAAGATGACTTTTGACGCATTTTGCTGGTGTGAGTCTAGAGCTTTTGTACAGCTAACTTACCCTGATCAATCTGTACCATTAAGATATCTTTGTAATTTTCATTATAGGAAAATGTTTTATAGGCATCTTTCAAATGGATTAAAGGTTTCAGATGAGGCCACGGTATTGGATGAAAGATTTTTAATGGAAGAAACAGTAATTCAGCAAGCAGAAGGGGTAAAACAGGTATGAAAGAAACAGAATATACTTTAGACGCAAACGCTAGGTGCGATTCTCAAGACTGTAATGCCCAAGCATATGTTCATGCAATAGGGGTTATAGGAAGCTTAATGTTTTGTGCTCATCACTATAATAAGATTATGGACAATGCAGTTGGATATGACAAAATGATGAAATTTGCATATCAAATCGTTGATGAGCGAGAAAAGCTTATTGAAAATAGAGTAAAAGAGGCTGTTTAATATTTTATAAGATATAATAAGATATTAATTAGGAGTAATTATGGAGTTTTTATTAGGATCTTTTGCAGCTATTTTAGCTATTCTAGTACTACGTAATGCCATAATTAAAGATTTATCTAAAAATTCTAAAATGTTTATAAGGTATAGCCAAAGCCATATTTATGAAATAACAAAAGACTTCATTCCAGATAGATTATTTTTAGAAAAACAACCCAACACACAATCTAAAAACTATGAAAAAAGCATGTATACTCGTGTAGTTTTTTTAGAGAACGAAGCCTACTGGATTAAAAATAATGCTCTTTTTGTTGCAGACATGGAAGAGGGCGTGGTCGCAGAAGATACGGCCAGGGTAGTTGACACAATAGGTATGGATAGGGTACAATTAGAAAAGGTAATTCATATAGTTGAAGCTTTAACGGAAGGGCGTAAAGATGATAGTGGCTATTCAGGGCACTAAAACTTTTAACGACTACCCCGTTTTTTTAAGAGCTATGGGGACTGCCCTTTCTGAAATGAAAGATGATGATAAAGAATTTTATATTTATTCTGCGGGGCCAGCACAGATAAACTCTATGGCCTTGGAATTTTCAAACGTTTCAGAAAGAAGCTTAAAGGCAAGAGGAATTCGCATTAAAATGATTAAAATCCCTCCAAGCTGGATTAAACAAAATGTTCATAGTCTAGGATATTTTGCTTTTTTCAGTAAACCAAAAGAACCAGTATCGTCATTAGTATCGTATGCAGAAAGCAAAGATGCTCATGTAGGCGTTTATAGGTTTTAAAGTAAAAATAGAGAGCAATCTAAAATGATCATAAAAACAATTGAAGAAATGGAAAAGTTTGTTTCTTCCAATAAAGAACTTTCTTGGGATGGCTGGACCGTTGTAAAACGATACCCTTCAGATAAAGCAAAAACTTCAAAGCAGGGGGTTCGCATAAAAGGTGTTTGGTATATAGAGCAAAGGTTTGAGCCTACTTCCCAAGGCTGGGAAATTCCTGGTAAGTCTGGTGGCAATGCCTAAGCACCAGTGGAAAGACTCTGGCTCTTGCAACGGCTATGACACAAATTTATTTTTTGATAAATATGAAGAAAACTTATCTTTAAGGCCAGCGATTGACAAGCTTTGCTCAGCTTGCCCAGTTTCAAAAGACTGCTTTGCTGTTGGAGTTTCTCAGAAAGAATGGGGAGTCTGGGGAGGAATATTTTTAGAAAACGGAAAAATTTCTAGAGAATTTTCGAGGCATCGAACCAAAGAACAATGGGGAGAAACTTGGAAAAACTTAACGATGGATCAATAACATGTGGATAGATAAAGATAAAAATGTTTTTTTGTTAAGGAATTTGCCTTTTCAGCAAGCAATAGACTTTAATTTTCAAGCATACTCTCACGCAGTCTTTGGCGTGGTGGAAAGCAGCTTTAGTCATATTGATGTTTTTAAAGAAAACTCTTTAGGTTTAGAAATCCTATATGTTTACCCATTTGATCGAAATCAAAGATTTGTATTTGGTGAAGAGCAGTTTGATGTTGCTGTTGGAGATTGTTTAATTAGTCTAAACAAAGTTGATAAGCTAGAGCATCTAAAAACAATAAATTTTTATTACTCAAAAGAGAAGGCAAAAATTGGGAATGGCTCAAAAAGTTTTGAAGTTGAATGCTTAGTCAGAGATCTGTACAAGATTTCTGTATTTGCAGAAACCGAAGAAGAGGCTATAGAATTAGCTAAGCTAGTCCCTGCATCAAAATGGGAACATTCAATAATTGATACCCACTTAGAAGAAACTGCTATGATTAGAATAAGCAGATGGGGAAACATGTCAGCAAGGATAAAGAAATAATGTATACAGACTCTATGAAAAATGCCTTCAGATCTTTGGCACACTTTGCTCCAAAAGGTTTTGCGGTACAGATAATTGATCATAATAATTTTATTACTGTAAAGGCAAGTGAAAAAGCCTTTATGTCTTTAGCACATGATGGAAAGCGTCAAGCAGTAGAATATATGATACGAGTAAAAAAAGCCCTAGAAGATAATGGAGCAATAGTTTTGTTGGTTAGAGAAGGTGGTTCAGAATGATACTAGAGGCTGTTGCCTATGGGGTGTTGCTATTAATAATTGTTGTTTTGTTGATTAATAATTTAGCTATTCGATCTAAGAACAGAAGGCTTTCTGCTGACATTATTCAAATAGCATTGGACAAATCGATAATTTCTAAAAAGCTAAAAGAAGAATTAGACAAAAAAGATTCTGATTCAATAGAAAAAAGTGATGGATTCTTAAAGTTTATATCTCAATCAAGAGATTGGGCTTTTGACTACATAGAGCAGGTTCAGGCAGCCCTTCTTGAATTTAAAAACAAGATAGAGCCACAAATACTTTATGCAAAAACTTATGGCACCGTTGCTGGCCAATCTCCACACACTATTATTATTGATAAGATATCTGATGCCTACGATGATCTTGTAAAGGTAATGCCAGAAGATTCTTCTGAGGATATGCTAAAATAGATTATGGACAAAAAGAAAGCTAACCTGTTTCATTTAGAAAACTTAGAGATTTCTAATCGCAGTACAGAATTTAAAATAGACAATGAGTTATTGTATTCAGATGAGAATGGGTATGAGACTTATGTTTGCCCTGTTGAGGTAAATAAAGGTCCACAGGTAACCTATAAACTCAACAAAGACGGGTTTAGGTCGGAAAACTTTGAGACATTAAAAGAGAGTAACCTAAACGTCTTAATTTCTGGATGCTCTTATACATATGGTCAGGGAGTCTTTCAGGAAAATTCTTGGGTAGAGCTTTTTTCTAAAAGTATTGGTCTTACTTCTTCCAAGCCAGTAAAAATGTATAACCTTGGAATAATGGGGGCTTCTATATATTTAATAATTAAAAATTTAATGGCTTTTATAAGAAAATATGGGGCACCAGATCAAATCTATCTTTTACTACCTCCATACTCTAGAAAGCTAATTTATGATGAAGCCTATGATAACTTTAAAAGTGTAGTTATGAACAAGCATCAGTATAAAGAACTAGTTCATAAAAAGAATGCTTCAATAAAAAGGTTTTATGATTCATATTGCGAAGAAGACTCTTTGCTTTTTGCAACTACACTAATGGGAATTTTTGAAAATTTTTGTGAAGCTAAAAACATAGACCTTATCTGGACAAGTTATGGGACTATTGCAAACGATGACGTTTACTCCGCATCTGGTTTTAAATTTTACAAGCAGTACGTTGCACCAGAATCTGAATTGTATGCTAACAACAAAACTTTCTTACACTTAATACCAGAAAATAAAGATGGCATTCCGCATTGGGAAATAGGTGCAGACGGGGATCATCCTGGAGCTGCTTGGCATCAAGATATCGCAAAAATGTTTTTTGATTTTAAGAATGAGGATCTAAAATGATAAAAAAAATTAAAGCTTTCTTTTATATTCTTAGAAATTATAAGAAATATAAAGAAATAAAAAAAATAAATGATTATTTATACTAAGGAGAAAAATGAATAAGAAACAACTACAAAACATGCTAGCTTCCTATGGAAGAAGCGTTCTTGGTGCAGCAACAGCACTTTATCTTGCTGGGGTAACTGATCCAGCAGATCTGGCCTACTCTTTGCTGGCTGCATTGATTCCAGTAGCCCTAAGAGCCGTTAATCCAAACGATGCAGCTTTCGGCGTAATGCCCTCTGCAGAAGCCGTAGAGAAGGCAGCAAAGGCCGCTAAGCCTATTAAGGCACCAGCTGCAAAGAAAGCAGTGGCAACCAAAAGGCCTCCAAACAAAAAGAAGTAGTTTGACTTAAACGGGCAGGCTAGGATTATTACGTCTTAGCCTGCCTTGTTTAATCAGGATTGATAAAAAATGAAAAAAAACTATGAAGAAAGCCCTTATACAAATCCCTTTTATGTTGAAATGGGAAACAACACCCTAACTGGCACTTTGGAAGATGGAACAAAAAAGATCCTAGCCCCAGGAATAAGTCTTTTTAGTATAAAAAACATAACTTTGACAAATTCATTACATGATGACAAAATAAAGATTTCTGGTCCAACGATTGCCCTTACAATTAAAGATGGCTTGTGGGGATACTATCATTTTATCCGTGATATTTTAGGTCAGACAGAAATAATAAAAAAATATTTGCCAAAAGCAAAAATTAAAATTTTTCAATTATGCAACAAGGAAGATTTTGATTTTTTCCTTTTAGTGCTTAAGGACAGGGGAGTGCTTGAGGCTTATGAAATTAATGATGAAGATATAATAGATTTAACATCTCACGGGGAAATTTTAATAGAAAATCTTTTGTTTATTTATAATGACTTTAATTACATAGCTGGCCCAATAATTAACTCTCATTATCCTTTTGAAGCAAATGCAGACCATGCTGAATGGTCTATTGGGTATGCAAGCTTATTGAAAAAAAGATTTTTAACAAATCAAAATATAAAAGGAAATCGAAAACTTTTTATAAGCAGGGCTTTAGACGATAAAAGACTTAGAGCCTTATCAGAAATTGTTCATAAAGTTTTTAATGGTTATCCGTTAAGCGAACAAGAAAAAATCTTGTTTGGACATATCCATCCTAAAAAATATGCCGAGCATGCAGACAGAACGATGAGCGTATCAGATGAAACAAAACTTGAAAAAATGTTTGAAGACGCTGGATATGAAATAATTGATCCAGGAGTGTCTTTAGGCACGACTTATGAGCAAGCGGAACTGTACAATTCCGCAAGTCATATAGTCGCCCTTCCTGGTGCAGGGCTGGCAAATTTATGTTTTGCAAATCCAAACGTAAAAGTTTTAATCTTAAACAATACAGATTCTTACCACTTTCCTCACCTAGAAATATCTAGGTCCTTTGGAATTTATTGTGTTGAATCCCCTAAAAGAATGCCAAAAAGTAACAAGATTTATAGACCAAAAGAAATATTTTATTCAGTAAAAAAAGACTATCCAGAGTTTCTGGTATAATTAACTAATGATAAATATTGTAATTCCTATGGCAGGAGAGGGCTCTAGATTTAAAGATGTTGGGATAAATACTCCAAAGCCTTTAATTGAGATTGATGGAAAAACTTTAATCGAGCATGCAATCAGTACCCTGGGAATTGATGGAAGGTTTATTTTTATAACAAAAAAGTACTCTGACCCACTATCTAATAAAAAACTTAGTGAAATACTTTCTAAACTAGCTCCAAATCATATAGAGATTTGCACAGACAGGCCTCAATATGGAACCTCCTATTCAGCACTACTGGCAAAAGACTACATAAATAATGACGAAGAGCTTATACTAACCAATTGTGATCAGCACCTTGCCTGGGATCCTAAAAGCTTCTTAGAAAAATCGAGGGCAGACGGAATAGACGGTAGCATACTGGTCCACAATTCCTCTAGCCATAAACATAGCTATGCTGTTATTAAAAACAATTTTGTTACTCATCTTGCTGAAAAAAATCCTATTAGCAAGAATGCATTGGTGGGTCTACATTACTGGAAACATGGAAAAGATTTTGTAGAATCTGCAGAAAAGTTAGTATCTGAATGTAAGCATAGTGGAAAAGAGTCTTACGTGTCTTTAACCTATAACTACTTAATTAAAAATAATAAAAAAATTTCTATATATAAGATTAAAAATGATCAATATATCTGCCTGGGCACCCCAGCAGACCTAGAGAATTACAGAAAGAAGACTAAAAAATGATAACTAAAAAAGTTCAAGACTCTATTGGCGGATGGTACATCGGTAATTTTGAAAAGGCTGCCTACAGAACAAGCTCTTTTGAAGCTTCCTATAAAATTCATACAAAGGGAGAAAAGTATGGTTGGCATTACCACCAACACCTAGATGAAATTAATCTTGTTGTTTCTGGGAGAATGAAGATACAGGGGCAAGAGTTTGGTCCTGGAGATATCTTTATTCTTGAACCATATGACATCGCTGATCCAGAATTTCTTGAGGACTGTGAGATAATCTGTATAAAGGCACCCAACATAACTAATGACAAGATTGATGTAAAGCGATGAATATAAAAGTTATATCTCATCGTGGAAATCTTTATGGTCCAGACAAGGAAAGTGAAAATACTCCTTCTCAAATTTTACTAGCTATTCAAAAAGGATTTGACGTAGAGATAGACTTTTGGGCAGAAGACAATAGGCTTTTCTTAGGGCATGACTATCCAGAGCATGAAATCCCCATTGGCTTTTTAAGAGACAACCATGAATATCTTTGGATACATTGCAAAAACTTAGAGGCTATGGATCTTTTAAAGCGGATGTTGCCTGACAGTAATTTTTTCTGGCACCAAAATGATGACTTCACCCTGACCAGTCTTGGCTATATTTGGACATACCCAGGAAAAGAAACAACAGAATATTCTGTTATAGTAGATTTAACAGAACATCCAAAGCTAAATAACAACATGTTTGGAATTTGCACGGACTATCCAGAGAAAGCTGCCCAATGATCGACCTAGAAAGCCTTAAAGAGATAGTAAAGCAATCTAAAGAAGAAGGAAAGATTGTTTTTTTAAGCAATGTTTTTCAAGACACCCCTAACTGGGAAACATTTTATAATATTTTTAAAATAGCCTTAGGCCGACAAGCAGCAGATCTTTCAGCCCCAAGCACACTGACTATAGATAATTCAGAAGGCTATACCGACAAGTTTGACTCAATTGTCTCAACACTAGAAAATCTGCATCCTGGCAACAAGATAGCAGTTTTGTCAATTATACACTTTATGAACTCTCATAACAATGACGTCCCAGACGCTGCACAAGCCTTCTACAGGGATTTTATAGAGGCAAACCCCAACAAGCTACCCCCAGGATTTGACTATAGCCTATTTCAGCCAACAATTCACTCTGATCCAGTTGATGGATTCTACATTCAGTGTGAGGGACAAACAACGTGGAGGGCTTTTTATAAAGATAGAACTGAGTCTTACTTAGTTAATCCTGGAGATCTTTTGTATATTCCTAAGGGAATTGACCATAGTGTTGAGTCTATGAATGTTCGTGCAGCAATATCTGTATCCTTTTTTGATGAGTGATTTCTGTGGACCTAGTTTATATATGTAGATCTGGAGACAATGAAGAGCTTAGATATTCCATTAGGTCTGCCGTTAAAAATTTAAAATTTGATAATCTTTGGGTAGTTGGTGGAAAACCAGGCTGGTATGTAGGAAATCATTTAGAGGTTATTCAAAATAAATCTAAATATACAAATGCTCGGAATAACCTCAGAGCTATTTGTAACTCCCAAGAAATATCAGAATCATTTATTTTAATGAATGATGATTTTTATATTATAAATAGAGTTAGCGATGTACCATACATGCACGGTGGCCTGTTATCTAACAAAATAAAAAAATACGAAGACTTAACTGGAAACACCAGATATGTGTTAATGCTAAAAAGAACTTTATTAAGCTTGTCTCGCAGATTTAAAAAAGATGTTTTAGATTATGAGCTACACGTCCCAATGGTTATGGAAAAACAAAAGCTCTTGACCACAATAGAGCTTCCAGATTTGTGGAGATCTAGATATGGAAATACTTTTGACGTTGGTGGCATAGAGATGGAAGATGTAAAAGTATACTCTTCTGGAGCACTTGCTAAAAAATCTTACAACATAAATAATTTAAAATATGATTACTTATCTAGCAATAGCGACTCTTTTGAAATGATAAGAGATAAAGTCTTAAAGGTTAGTTTTCCAGATAAAGTAGTTTATGAAGCTTAGCGGTTTATTCTAGAAGCTCTTGCAACAGCTGTTTGTCTTGCAGCTCGGTTTTGTGGTTTGCGAATATTTTTAATAAACTCAGAGAATTTATCTAGCTCTGCAACCTGTCGATCTTGTATCCATTCTGCTCTAGCCCTTGCTTTTTCACTGTAAGATTCATAATTATTTTCTATAAGATTAATTCCATTTGCAGCTTCGGTTATGCTAAGTGGGCTAATCAATACTGCAGCATCTCCAATACCTTCTCTTACGTGGGGAGTATCTACGTGTATGCTTGGAATTCCATATCCTGCAGCCTCAATAGCTGACATCCCATAGGTTTCATACATAGACGGCACTAGCAGGACTCTTGTTTGCTCTAAATATTTGTATACATCTTTTGGATCTACTCTTGGATGTAGCTCAACGTTTGGCAGCCTAGCAGCTTGTTCTTCTAAATCTGGTATGCCATGAGTTGGCTCGGCAGGAGACCTAACAATAATAAATCTTTTATCTGGGTACATTTCTGCTAAAGAAAGCATTACCTGAACCCCCTTATTTCTTAGGGATGATAGGCAGGTGTAGGCATCTCCGCCAGTACTAGTATTGGATGGCAAATCACTAATTGGTGGATGCAAAACAACTGCTCCAGGCTCTCCCCACTGCCTTGCAGAAGTTTCTGTATTATAGACAGCATAGTCGGCATAAACAACTCCAGCTCGGATTCCTTTTCCATATTTAGGTGGGGTATGAACGTTTACGATTGATACTGCACCAGCTTCTTGTGCAGCTAAAACAGATGGTAGTGATAATTCATTTTGAGCAATAACTACTCTTGCATTAAGATCTTTAAGTTGCCTTGCAATTGGGCTAGGGTCTGCTTTTATATTAAGAACATCTGGCGTATTTATTTGGGTAACACGTATTCCATCAATGTAATATTCAGCTTGAGTATTTGTTAAGACGACCCTTTCGCCTTTAACAGCCGTCATTGATCTATGAAGAGATACTTCTCCGCCCATATTCCAAAGCGGTGGATAGCCATGTGATAATGCAACTGTTGTCATTTTTAATTTCTATACCTTTCGTGTTTTGTATTTACCCAAACCTGATCCTGAATACTCCAACCCCATTGATAACTAACATCTACCAAAGAAAATCCAAGGTCTTGCATTATAGTCATAACCTCTAAGTTGTTTGACGGCTCTCCCCAAGCAGCCCTTTCTGGAGTTTCAGTTTCAATGTGAGCAACTAATACGTCTTTCATTAATTCACCCATTCCCATAATAGCTGGAACAGAGTGTCCCTCAACATCTATTTTTAAAACATCAGTTATTCCTGGTTCAATTATAGCATCTAACCTAGTAACGTCGACATTAATAATTGTGCTTTCTGTTTGATACGCTTTTGATCTTGCTAACTCAAGAGAAGATGATCCCAAAAAATCTGGATCTTTCATTTTAACAAATTTAGACTTTCCAATAAAGTTAGAAACAGCTATTGGGAAAACTATAAAGTTTGGATATTTCTTTTTAATTTTATTAGCTGCAGCTTTTCTTGCCTCTATACAAATAACAGTACAGTTAGGCTGATCCCCTAACTTTGATAAAATGAACTGGGCATCATCGCCATCACGAGACCCTGCATCAATGATTCTAAGAGCATCTCCACCAAAATATTTTTGATGTGCTTCAATAGTGGGCTGGAGCCAAATGTCACTATCCATTTATGCTTTATCCTGCTCTGACTGTTTGTTAATTAAGAGTGTTGTGCTAATGCCTGGCGTTCTGTGGATATATAGCAAGCTAATTCCTTGGTCATCCATCCATGAAAGACTAGGAATTCTAAGCTGCCGAGCTAGATCACGGTCAACCCAGTCAAAGCTAGCGACGTAAACATCTGGACTATGATAAAGTATTTGCTCATCTTGTTTTTCTGGTCCATGCCAAAGGATAACCTCATCTGCTAATCCAGTGGCAATAACATCATCTACACGCTCTTGCTGTGTTCTTGCAGGGACACGCTTGTACTCTGACATAAACTTATCAGTGTTAACCGCCACTATAAGGTGGCCATCTGGGCCAGCCATTTTGCGAGCCAAAGTAAGAGCGTTTATGTGACCAGCATGAAGTAGGTCAAAACCGCCTGGGTAAAGCAGCTTCACTGTTCCCCCCAGCGACTAGCAAACAGGGCACCATCACGTGGAATGTCATCAGCAAACATTGTTGTTCCCCAGTTTTCGTAGTCAGTTGTACGAACGTGAATAGGCTCAACTTCCGTGGCCCTGAGTCGTAGTCCAGCTTGCTTTGCACGGTGATATAGGTCATCATCACCATGCCACCAAACAAACTGCTCATCCAGACGTATAGTTCCAGCACGAAGACCAAAGCAAGCCCCAGAAAACGGACTGTGAACATATGGGCCGTAATTTTTAGACCAAATAAGATCGTTATCCTCTAGCTCATCTAGAAGTTCGTTGATCATTTCAACCGACATTCCAAGGTCGTCGTTTAGCACCAGAACGGGTGCATTTGGCATTGTCTTTGTAACATAATCAATACCAAGATTCCACCAATATGTAATTGACATTTTATCCCAGCCATCAAGCTCTATTGCTCCTGGCACTGGCTTTGCATTCTCCCATGTTCGGACAATGACTGGTGTGATACCAGCCTCAAGAAGAACATCGATCAACGGCCAAAGAGTTTTTCTTTCAGTGCGAGTTGGGATAACTGCAAAAGTCATTTTTGAAGTGCCTGTTTTGCAATTTGAAGACCATCTCCGTCACGCCAAGTTTCAAAGGCTATCCTGTCATCTTCACGTTTTTGCTTATCGTTTGCTTCTCGATATGTTTTGTCATCAGGAGCCGCCTTGTTCCATCTATGTAAGTGACTGAGCTTTACGTCTGGATGGTAAATAAATTCTGTAAGTCTTCCAAGTTCTCTCCAAGCATTGTCTAGAAAAAGATGACGGCTTGTCGGCATTCCTAGCCAACCAAGTCTACGATACATTTCCATTGGAACAACAACATGAGTGGGAAGATCTGGAGGATGCAAATGTTCTAAACCATCGCTACCATAGGCCACACCAAGCTCAGGCAAAGACTTTACCATAATCTCATCCCAGCCAATTGTTTCTGGAAGAACGTCATCTCCAAGAATTGCAACGTGTGTAAAGTCTTGTTCAGATGCTATCTTAGCCAATTCGTTTAGTGAGGCAGTGAAGAAAATTCTTGGGCCAACAACATAAGTTACATTATCTAATTCTGGATATACCGATAAGTCATCCTCATCAATTCTTGCAAAAAGCTCATACTCTAGCTTGCAAGTTTCTTTTACAGCTTTTGCTAATCTTTCAAGATTGTGAGGTCTTCCACGTGTAGGAACTGTAATTGCTAATTTAAAATTACTCATAGCTTAATTGCCTTAGCAAATACAACTCTAGATGCCATTTTAGAGGCAGCAATAATTGCAATTGGAGCAGCAACGCTTAGAACAGTTCCTGCCCACATGCGTGGCTCAAGGTAATTCCATTCCCAAAAATCAAAGGTATGGAAAGCGTTAGCAAGAACAGCAATACCACCAAACATAATCATTCCAACAATAGCTCCAAAAGTTTTTTCTGGTTGTCCAGACTCATTCATTCTAGATGCAAGAACAAGATAAGCAACTAAGAACAGTAGGTACATAAGCTCGATAAAGAAGAAGAATAGCCCAGCCATCCATGCCTGAGACAGTCCTACGAACTGAGCAACTGCTGTAATTCCATTAAAAGAAACTATTGCAGAAGCAAGGAATGCGATTCCAATACCAATAAGCCAGGACCAAAGTATAAGCTTTTGATCAACCTGAATTTTTGGGGCACGTTTTGATTCTTGAAGCTCATACCTCTGACGCTTAGTATCTTCTACACGTCTAACAGTAGCTTCTATACCACTTGTATAATTTGCTCTTTCAGCAAGCATTTTCTGTCTATCTCTAAATGACCTTGGATTACTCATAATGCATCCATTATACCACTAAAAAGAGTTTTGTTCAACTTATGCTATAATATATTTACCTGCCCAATTGGGGGGTATTAACTCGCTTAACATAAGGAGATGATATAAATGGTTATTACAACACCATTCGGAGGACTTGGTCTAGATATTGACAAGTTCTTTAGCACAACACCAGCAACAAACACCTACCCACCATACAACGTTGTCAGGATTAACGACGACAAGATTGTAATGGAGTTTGCGGTAGCTGGATTCAAAAAGGATGAAATCAGCATTACTGCTGAAAAAAATGTCCTATCAATAAAAGCAGAAAAGCCAGACGCTGACGATAAGAAATACCTACATAAAGGTATTGCTGCTCGCAGGTTTACTCGCTCATTCTCGCTACCAGAATACTATGAAGTAGATTCAGCTGAATTTGAGGACGGTATTCTGTATATTCATTTGGTAAGAAATATTCCAGAAGAGAAAAAGCCAAAATCAATTCGCATTCGTTAAAAACGATGTTATCCTGTAGGTAGCTTAAGGTTTCCGAAAGGCCGCTACCTTAGGAGACAACCTGGGCATGTTGATAAAAGGCCTACTTAATTATACCCAAGAAAACTTTTTTGAAATACATAAGGAACGCTAGGCTGGTAATACTCATTTGGATTTAAAAGGTTTTGTCTAGCACCTCTTTCTTGAAAAGTCATTTGGTTAAAAAATGACACAAAAGTAATTCTAGTTCCACTTATAACTGGATGAACTTTATGCTCTAAATTATATGCAGAAGGAAATAAGAAAAGCTGATTTGCTTTGGGTTTAATTTTAACTCCAAAATGAATAAAGTCTAGCTCCCCACCTTCATAGCTGTCTATTGGGTAATATACCATAGAGGTTGTTCTGGGGGTAGCGAAAGAATCATCTGAGTGCATTCCAAAAAATTCACCAGGGCCTTCAAATTTTGTAATTCTCATAGACTCAATGCTATGAGGTTCAAGGTTCCAATGTGCTAGGTATGAATCTACCACCTCTTCAAAAGCATTAGATATTTCTGGGTGGTGCTGTATCCAACATGTTTTGCTTTTTTTGCCATGCTCTTGATCTAAGTAGTCTTCTCTTATCCACTTTACATCATCTTGAGGAGATGCCTCTGTTTCCCAAAAATTATCAGAGTCAATCTTATTGATAAAGTCCATTGACTCAGGCCAAACATTATCATAAATGTGGACGCCAGGAATGGGGGATGTAAACTTAAATTGATTTCCTTTTTGGCTTGTTGTAATACCGTTTTTTTGGTCCTCTAGCTTTGTATGATGCATAAAACCTTCTTTCTAAATAATTATAGCATGAACTATATGATATAATTTACTTATGCCATACAGTGTTGGAGAAAAAGGGTCATACGGTTGCTCAGGCTACCCTGTTATTAACGATGCCGATAGCTCTGTGGTAGGCTGCTATGACTCACTGCCAGCAGCGACGGCATATCAAGCCTGGTTTGTTGCTATTGAAGAGCAGGGTAGCTTAGAAGATTTAGAAGAAGACAGCTAGTATGCCATATCATGTTGGAGAAAAAGGATCGTACGGTTGCTCAGGCTACCCTGCCGTTAAAGACGAAGACGGTGAAGTCATGGGATGCCATGATACCGCTCAAGAAGCTGCAGCACAGATTGCTGCTATTGAAGCTGATGAAAAAGGCGTAGGAATTAAAAACCCAGAAGAATGGCCAGGAACTGCTATGAAAGCAGCAACAGATAAAGATGGCATGGGGTCTGCGATTGGACAACCAGAGCCAGCCTCTAAGAAACCATCTGCCCTTAAAGATCCTAAGAAAAAGCTAAAGACAAGCACTGGCGGTGTAGGCGGAGACCCATCTGGAGCAATCTCAACTACTAATGGTGGAAGCTCCATGGGTACAAAGTCTGACGAGAAAGTTGCCCCTTGCTGGGACGGATATACTCAAAGAGGAATGAAGCCAGGAGAAAATGGACGCATGGTTCCAAACTGTATTCCAGTTTCTAAAGCAGAGGCTCGCATTACTGAAGGAGACTTTGTAAGTGCAAGGACTACAGAGGGTGTGATTGTTGGTCAAGTAGAACACGTTATGCGTGAAGGTGGCAGATATGGGGAGCCAGAAAATCCTTACTCTGTTGAGTCTACTCCAGAAAATCCAGCGGTAGCTATTAGAATTTTAGAAGAAGACGATGGAGTCTATTACTACACACCATACTCAATCGGTGCATTGATGTCAGATGTTGAAAGAATTAACATGCCAAACATTAGTATGGAAGATTATGAGGATGATGATTATGATGAATACATGGACAAAGCTGAAGGCTACAGCCCTCCTGCTGGGGCTAGGAGTGCTGCTCGTCGTGCTATCAAGTTCAAAGAAGACGGTAAGGCAACAGGAGCTGGAACTGCAGTTGGATGGACTAGAGCTAGACAACTGGCTAATGGAGAGACACTCTCGCTAAGCACTGTAAAGCGTATGTACTCTTACTTCTCCCGTCATGAGGTAGACAAGAAGGGCAAAGACTGGGGAAACCAGGCTAACCCATCTAACGGATATATCATGTGGCTAGCGTGGGGTGGAGATGCAGGATACTCTTGGTCAAGACGTATTGCTCAGCGTGAAGCGGACAAGGCCCTATTTGCTGATTTTGGAAAAGATTACACATCTGCCACCAGAATAATTTAGCAAAATGAATGAAAAAATATTCATAAACATAGCTTCTTTTCGTGATCCAAGCTTAATAATTACAATTAAGTCTGCCTTGCTTCATGCTGCTCATCCAGAAAATCTAGTTTTTGGAATTGGACTACAATATTACGATGATGAAATTCCAAATTTAAGTTTTATAGAAAATCAAATAAGAACTTTATCTTATCATCCAGATACTAGGCCAGGCGTGGTCAAAGTAAGATATGAAATTTCTAAGCTTATTGCTGATGAAAAGTATTTTTTAATGATTGACTCTCATACACTTTTTTATCCAAATTGGGATGAAATTGCTATTCGTAATTTAGCTGCAGCAGAAAAAAAATCAAACCACGATAAGGTAATAATCTCTGGCAACAACCTTCATTCTAGCGGAAAATTATTTTATTCATATATCTATAAAATAGAAGATGGCTTTGAAGATTATCCTATTTTAAATTTAATTCCTAAATATTATAAAAAAGAAGAAGAGATCTTTCAACACTATCACATAGACTGCTCAAGCTTATTTACTTATTCAAATTTTTTAACCGATGTTGGCCTGGATAGTCATTCAGACTTTTTACTTGAAGAGCCCTACCTTTCCTGGAAAGCCCACATTTCTGGGTGGGATGTTTACGTTCCAGAATCCTTGTATCTTTATCAAAGTCCATTTTCCTATTTTAATATTGTTTGGAATAATGACATAGAGTCTAAATCTTATATGAGAAAAGAAACTGCTCCATCAAACAAGGATAGGATTGACATGTTTTCTGCAATGGTTTTTAATAAATCACAAGCTTACTCTGCAAAAAATCAAAGAAGATCGGAAGATTCTTTTTGGGAATTAGTCGGACAAAAAAATTCTTTTAATAAATTAAAAAAGTCTAAAAAATTTGCTCAACAGTTAAAAAATCATAATATTTTTAATGTTGAAGATTTATCGCACAATATCAATTAAATATCTGACACTATCAATAAACCCAGCTCTTACAGCAGTCTTTAACATCTTATGAGAAGATGATCCATACTTAGGCAAATCCGAAAAGTAAACTATATATTGAGTTTCTGGATACCTAGATTTTATTAGTGCAGCGTTGGCGATAGCTTTTTTAACATTATCAGTTCTTTTAGCCCCTGGCCTTTTGCCTTCGCCTTGTAGGCCACCCTTTGCCTCAACATAAACCTGAGTGCCACGAAAGTCATAAGCAAAGTCAACTTCACAGCCAACATCTTTAACAACAACATTTTTCCTAATGTCTTGTTGTCCAAATCTACCAAGGTCTTCAAGAACCTGTGATTCAAAAAGATCTCCAGAGTGCTTAGACTCTGCTTGAAAATTAGTAATAGTCATGATATTATGGTATCAGAGTCTGAGGGGTATGTCAAGCTAATTATAGGACAATAACAATACTCTTTATATTTAATAATCTCAAAGTATAGTTCTATTCCTATGTCGTGTATGTCACCACAGTTGCATTTATAAACCACGCTCAATTTTACCAATCCTTTATGAATCTGCTATACTTTAGGCATGGACCTAGAAAAAGAAATTGACGTTATACTGTTTGAACTAATAAAAGACATTAAGCTATATAAGATTGATAGTGATAATACTGTTATGGATGTTGAGTATCAAAAATATACCGCTCAGATTCTAAGGGTATTTATGAACTACCTAGCAGAAGAGTAGTCCTTGACAATGTCTAGATTAAAGGCTATAATGGTTGTATGGCACAAATAGATAGGGACCAAGCTCTCCAAAAGCTTATCGAAGAAGTTGTAGAAGATGATATGTTTAACGATGACAGCTTCTTAGATGACTATGATGACTACAATCTTGGATACCAGGCTGGAACTTTAGATGAGCGTGAGAGAATTTTGCAGGGTATCCAGAAGCTAGAAGATCAATCTCATGCAACAAGAACACCCCTATACCAAGACACTATGTTTATTAAGATAAGGAAAATTATAAATGGCTAAGATGGCAGGCTTACACGCAGAGGGGTTAACAGACGCAGATATTGCTGATGCAGAGCTCGCAGAGATTTTACAAGAGGTCTTGATTGACTGAAGAACCATCCAAAGATTTTTTAACAGGCTATAGAATAGGCCATGAAGAAGCAAAACAAGAGTTTCTGGAACAAGGGATAAGCATGGGGGTTAGGCTAGAGCATGAGCGAATTAAAAGTTTGCTAAACATGCAAATACATTGTGCCTTAGAAACAGATCGATCTCTTGCCCCACTCCTTAATCACATAAAAGAAGAAATAACTTCTTCTTATAAAGAAAACTATGATGATGAAGCAAATTTTGAAGGATTTAAATGAAAAAAGAAATTGAAGATATGAAGTTAATAACATATCCCAGGTCTGGACAAAATCTTTTTAGAATGCTTCTTCGCCAACAAGGATATTCCATTTTAGCTTCTCACGAAATAACACATTTTTTAGATAAAAAGCAAACTATAACAATAATAAGAAATCCAGTAGAGTCTGTCGCATCTGCTATGGCTATGGTAGATTTTTATAAAAAAGAAAACGGTTATGGGATAATCCCACGAATGCTAAAAAAATATGAAGAAACCTATGCCTGGCTTTTAGAAAATGCAACTTATGTTGTTTCTTACGAAGACCTGACTAATGATCCTAAAAATACAATAGAAAAATTCTTAGATCATTTTTCTTTAAAACGATCAAGTGTTGAGTATGACCTTAACCTTTCTAAAGATGATGCAAAAGAAGGGTATCTAGTAAGCTCTAAAGATGTTAGCTCATATCCAGAAGCCCTAGAGTATACAAAAACAGCCCCATTTTTAGAAGATGCAAAAGAAATATATCAAAAACTATTGTTCTCAAAATGGGTAGGTGGAAATTGAAAAAACTATTAATAGCTATTGTCTCTTCAATCCTGGTGCTTCAGCCAATTCAATCTTTTGCAATTGAGGGCGGAGAAGAGGCAAGAAATCATCCAAGGATTGTTTCAATTGTACTTTTGGACGATAAAGGCTCCTCAGAAGACTTTTACTCAGCATGCTCAGGATTTCTTTTCGCTCCCAGAATTGTCATTTCTGCAGGGCATTGTCAATTCAGGCCATTTAGAGGTGATGAAAAGTGGCCAGACACCCAAGTCTTTATAGGCTATCCAGGACAGCTTCTTAGCACCGATCGAACTGACCTCGTGCAAGCTAAAAAGGTATTCAGCTACAAAAAATACAGCACGGTTAGAAACCTTGCAGCTTATAACAATAAGGATTTTATGATTGTAGTGACCAAAGAGCCAGTTGCAAAAGTTTCCTGGGCCACAGCAGCTACCGAAGCCGAATTCAAGAACTTAGTCAAAGAGAAGGCGTTTGTGACCATTGGGGGCTACGGATTATCGTCGGAAGAAGAAAGGAACATGAAAATGGAGGGGTACAAGTGGCCCAGAACACTCACGTTTCCCTTTGTAGATGAGAAGCATTACAACCTTGTAATGGACAATCGTCTTGACAAACATTATTGGCCTGCATTTACTGACCCCTATGAAAAATGGGGTTGGACAAAAACCAGTAAGAAAACTGGTGCAGGATGTGATGGAGATAGTGGTGCTGGGATTTTTACTGAAACTGCAAACCGTTTCGTTTACGTTGGGCTAAACGCATGGCCGATAGATAGTCCAAACTGTTTTAACAGAGCTAAGTGGAATATCCATGGAGGGCTTAACAGAGTTGATCCTATTTACTATCACAGCAAGCTACTGGATAGGGCGATAAGGTACGCATTTCTGGGATTTTGATAAATAGAGATTAATACAAGTACAAGTACTTGACATCCTCTAGCACCACCTGTATAATGATACATAAGATTTAACTAACAAGGAGAACAAATGAAAAACGTTTACAAGAGTATTGTAGTTGCCGTAGTGTTTGGAAACATCATTGCATTCCCAGTGGTGGCTTATAGCTTCCCTTGGGAAACTTATCTAATTGATCCAACCCCTTACTACATTGTGCAGTCAGCCTCCCTTGGACTGCTTATTGCAGCCTGCATCTTTATCTATGAATGGGCCAGATATTCAGAGAAACCTTGGCTAAAAAAGGTCACTAACCTAAAGCTAAAAACTAAAAATAAAACTAAGTAATGTGTATTTTGTCTTAATTTATGGTAAAATAGTAGTACCCCTTTGAGATGGATGTGTCTGTCTCAAGGGTTTATAACTTAATAGGGTAAACCACCCACTAACGCTCAACGACCGAGTACTAACTAACAAGGAAAGGTAGGTCGCTAAATGAAAGAAAAAAGGTTCATAGCAATTGGTATGATTGCACTGCTACTGACAAGTGGCACTGGAGTAGCTTTTGGAGCTATGATAGAGTCAACTGAGTCATCAAACATAGAACAACCAGTAACACAAGTAACAAAGCCAACACCAGTAATTGATTCTCCAGTAACAACAGAAGTTATCTTCTCAGGGCCAGTGAAGGCTCTAGAGTTGGCAGTTGGGCCAGTCCTGGCTTCAGACGCACCACTTGTTGGTTCCGTTGATTGGATGGCTCAGGAGAAGGCAGCAAAGGATAAGCTCAAGTCCGACGCTGAGAAAAAACAAGATGAGCTAGAGGCAGAGATTGCCAGACTGGAAAAAGTTGCCAGCGATACCAAGAAGTTGAATGAAACTTTAGTCTTGGTTAAAAAGCAAATTGGAAAAACACCTTGGGTCTTTAGCGGATCCACGCCATCAGCTTGGGACTGCTCAGGAATGGTTATGTGGACATATGCTCACCTGGGTGTTGATCTAGAGCACAGTGCAACAAAGCAAAGACTATCTGGAGCCATTGTCACTGTTCCTAAGATTGGGGACCTTGTGTCTTTTAACTATCAAAGTTATGGTAGTGCCTATCACATCGGAATCTATATAGGCCCTGACGAAATGATCCACGCTGGGGGTAAGCCAGGAGACAGGACTGAAGTTCGTTCGATAAAAAACTGGGCTAAAGGCAACGGCAATAGCGATATTACATACACCCGTATTATTGAAACTAATAACTAAAAGTTCGGCGGTAAATAGAGATTAATGCAAGCACAAGTGCTTGACATTCTCTAGTGTCCCCTGTATAATTTATATATGAGCCAATTTGCAACAGCCAAGAGAGACACACATATCAATCGAATGAGTGACTCAGATACTGAATTTGCTATTCCAGAAGGCAAATGGATGTTCCATATCACATCCCCAACTCAGGTCAAATATCTCCAGCTAGGAGAGATCGCTATTTGGGATATGACCACAGGTGGGGTATGTTATGGATATGCCAAAGACTGGGAAATAGATGGTCAGTAAAAGACGTTCACTAGCTAAGTCCATAACCTGGAGACTAATAGCAATATTCGTGACATTTGGAGTTGGGTTCGTAATGACCAACAGCTGGGAGTTTGCAGCATCCCTATCCTTGATATCAAATCTTATTAACTTTGTATTGTATTACATCCATGAAAGGTTTTGGCTTAAAGTCAGTTGGGGTAGAAAATAGTCATTAGCCCTCATATCCCAATGGCAGAGGAAGTAGACTTAAAATCTATTCAGTGTTGGTTCGAGTCCAACTGAGGGCACCAGATAATTTCGGGGGTATTAAAACGAGCCTTCGTAATCCCTAGTATAAGGAATAACCTATGTTGGATAACGTGATGGTTTGGATGATAGCAATAACCCTCATATGCTCATTAATAACATTGAAGAAATAATCCAGAAATCTTGCTATACTGGATACATGACAAATGACCAAATCATCATATGCCTGACAATCCTATTTGGCGTTTGTGCTCTCATATTGGCATATTTGAATAAACGATAGCCGCCCATCCGAAGATCTAAATACCCCCAAATTTTAAAAACTTATACACATATTTGATAAGTTATTCACAAGTTATCCACATATACATCTTACTGTGGATAAATCTATTTGGCTATTTGTGGATGGTTGTGGAGAGATATGGGTAATGGGGCATTTCTGATTGAGGGTTCGTAAGGCCCAAATTGCCTATCACACTTTCCCTCATTTGTCAAGTACCAAATACTGTATATCAAATACCAAATACTGTATCCTTGTATGCCAAATATCCGCATATAAAACATACAATAATATCCCCAATTTGGGATAAAATATTTGATAATCGTAATGTTATTTTAAGAAACATATCCCATATTTGGGGAAAAATCCAAAGGGTTCGTAATGTATATTATACTAGAGGGATTTGTTATCCAAGGTGTCTTCAATACCCTGGGAATCTGCAGCCTGCGGCTGCTGCTCCTGCCCCTGCAAAAAATCGGGGGTATATGTGAAGAGCTTAGATATACCTGTAATAGCAGTAAAGGTAAACCATAGGTTAGTACCATAGTTAACATTATCATCTATGGGAACATACATATTTGTGAAGTGTGTGAAATATCTTCTTGGGCTCATATACCAATTATACCCCTATTTGGGAAAAAGATCCTATGGATCGTAATCCCATTTTGGGGAAAAACATATTAGGATCGTAATCCTATTTGGGAAAATAGTATTTGACAATTTGGGAAAAATATGATAGCGTTCGTAATGGTATTTGGCTATTTGGATATCTCAATTTGATAGGGCTAGCCGACTTTACCCCCACCTTAAGTGAGGGCAAGTCTATTAGTTTTCTTTTTCTAACTTTTCAAGATACGCTGGAACTTCTGAGTTTTCTACCCACTCCCAACCAGCCGCATCTGCGATGTCCGTCCAGTGGTCATACTCTCCTGTATCCTCAACACCAAAATACTGAAGCATTACATTCCACAAATCCTCAATGTATTTTTCTGCTACTAAGGTGCTGGCAACAATATCATTCTCTATAGAGCTTGCGAGTGGAAATCCAATATCTCCATACTCAAACAATTTCTGAAGAGCCAGATTCTCTCTGTCCTCTTCCCACATTTGAGCAAGGATAGCTCTCTTATCTGAATGTAGTGTCTCTGGCATTATTCTCCTACTGACTGTTCTAACATATCTTCAAGACTATCAAATGGTTCTGTTCCTGATACCCCCAAAGATTCTGCGAGTAGGTCATAGCTTTCATTTACATATCTTTCTGCCAGCTCTGTCTCTTTGGCAATTTCATTAGCAAACGCATAAGCAAGTGGCAAGCCCAAGTCGTTGTATTCTATAAAGTCTTGGAACTGTTCGTCATTACGATAGTTGAGCCAAAGCTCTCCAAGAATCTCACACTTTCTAAAAAAGTGGTTCGTGGGTGTTTCGGACATCTATACTCTCTTTCTCAAACTCTGCTGATTCTGCTACAAGTATTAGTCTGTTGTATGAAACTGCTGGTGCGTATCTTCCAAGATAGATACCAACTTCATCTAAGTCTAATCTCACATCAGAAACAATTGTTGCTAACTTCAATGCTGCTTTTTCTTCTTCTGTTTTTATTCTTCTTCTCATAGGTCCTCTCATTATACCAGAACGGGAAAGGGGACACAAGCCTGAACCTGTGCCCCCCTTTTCTCATTTACTGATTAGCGAGAGGAAACCCTAACCCCTTGCTTCAGTGCGGTAAGTGAGATGTTATCTACGAACTTACCATCCTTGCGTAGAACCACACGCTGACTCATACCATAGCGTGTGTCCCAAGTCTCAAGATAAGGATAGGTTTTTGCCTTGTTCTTCTTTGCCATTTTATTACTCCTATTGGGTTGTTGGTTATTGTTTTGTATTGCTATTCCATTGTACAGGAATCCTATTAGTTTGTCAAGTATCAAAATAAAACTTCTTCCTTGTATTTAGGTAGGGACTCAAAGATAAACTTGAGTCTATCTGACAGGTTGTTCCATTTTTCAAACATGAATCCGTCCAGGCCATACCAGACATCGTTTTCATCATAGTATGGGTCATCTCTAAGTATATTATTATACTCATCTTGAGTCAGCTCGATCGGAACTGATACCTCTTCCGTCGTGTTACCAGTGTATTCATAGACATGGATATACCATGGCCCCATATACCTGTACTCACCATCAGCGTCCAGCTCCTCCAGCTGATAGATGTTTAGGTCATAGATAAACTTAGTCTTATCAATACTATTAGTCCTCATCGAGATACCTCGTTATCATTCCATAACCTTCGCATTCTTTACAGTCTGCTTTTCCATACTCGCCATTTTCATAGCCATCTTCGTTGTAGCATTCACACTCTACCTCAACTGATAGTAAAGCATAGTCATCCTCATTATCCCACGGTACCTCAGTAATGTAATAACCAATCCTATTTACATAGTGATAGCCAGCACAAATAAGGTCTGACATGTCTCCAGTAAGATTAGTCCAAACATACCTATGGTCATAGTTATTGACAAACTCTACTTCTTCACCATAAGTTTCAAACATTGTGGTTTCTGGTTGGTCTGGGTAAAAGTGATTCTGAATAGGCTTGAACTTTTTAGCCCACTCATCCCAGCCTTTGTATTCTGTTGGCTCCATTAGTCATCCAAATCTGATAGGGTTCCGTTTTTGCCTTCTACTAATCCAGTTGCGATTAGGATTTCTCCGTTAGTGTGTTCCTCGCCAAATACAGCATTAGGGAGTTCTCTTAGAATGTATTCCATTAGTTCATCCATTGTCATTTATTTTCTCCTTTCTCCATTATACTCTCTTGCCTTTGTATAAGTCAACACCTAATCCTTTGTTTACTACCTTGCCACAATGAGTGCAGGCTCCGTATGCATAGTAATGAATGTGCTTACTCATCGTCTTCTCCTACCCAATACTCGCCTGTGTAGTTGTATGTGGTAGCATCAATTGCATACTCCCAAAGGTCCTCATCATCTTGAGCAAGGTCTAAGGCCTCTTCTTGTGTATCTGCTTCAACTGTAATCTCTTCCCAGTTGGTGTATTCTCTTTGTACTCTAAATTCAGGCATGGGCTTCCTCTCTTTTCAGTTCATTATACTCTGACCCTACGACATTTTGGTCAAAGTCTTTGATTTGATTTTCCCAAATCCACAGATTAGATCGTGTTCTATCGTTGATTGGGTCTATTAGTTTATGCAGGGTCATTCCTGGTTCTTCTCTTACTAAGCTTAGCAGTTGCTCCTTAGTAAGCTTTGCCATCCAGCTGTTGTATTCGTCTCCAACAAGGACTGGATACATGCACTCGTCTTCAAACCATCCAACACCTTCAAAGGATACAGTTGCCAAACCTTTGCGGGTATTGACAACAGCATGAGGATAAACAATAACGCCCTTCTTGAGACCAAGGACTTTTGCAGTTTCAATGTGGTTTAGGGTTTTTACGTTCATAGGTATATTATACTGATACCCACCGACAAAGTCAACGATTTCGGGGGATTTTTTTGATTGTTCGTAAAGAATTTTTTGGTGTTAATTATTTTATGTAAAGTTGGCTAGCCCCAAAAGAGGGAGCAGTTTTTACACTTGCTCAGGTGTTTTGCTGTTAGGCTGTTGCCAACTGAACTGCCTTGAAGATTCTATTCTTCTCAGCATTGATGACTGGGTCAAGACCAGAGGCACCAACAAGAAGTGATTCTGTTTTGCCTTTGCGACCTGTTCTATACCAGTCTAATCTTTCAGTTAGGGCATTAGCAACACCCCAAGCTGTTCCAGTAATTGTGTTGTTGAAATCACCAACATAGATGTCATTGATAAGGTCAATCTTTTTTGCCCAACGACTGTTGGCGTTCTTTGCTTCTTCTTTTGGCTGTGGATACAATGCCAAAACAATTTCATCAAACTTCTTTTTGCTAACCTCAGCTTGAATCATCTTGTTTGCCATTAGGCTAAACTCATCAATGTATGCGTTAGCAAGTCCAAGAGCCTCACGAGCAACCTGAATCTTACCTTCTGCTGTCTGTGTGTGGCGAATCTTGAATGACTGCTTTACTGAACCATTACGCCCACGATTACCAAGAGCAAGGTTTAGAGTGTTAGCACATACAACTCGGACAGGTGTAATGCTTGCCTGAATAGCAATAGAGCCGTCGTGAGATGTGTTTACAAGAAGATAGGTGTTTACTTTATCTCCAACTCCGTTAGGGTCAATAACAGTTTCACGCTCAAGAGCAAGTGAGCCAAATACAACTCTACCGCCCTTGATGGAACCAGCAGTTTCCCATCTGCCACCATTGTCTAATAGTGTGTCAGCAAAATCAAATAGCTCCTCATTCTGAAGAGGAACATAACGCTCACCGACAATGCCAAGAACATCCTTATTGCCCAAGGTAAATGGGTTATCTCTAACGACAAAAGAATAATTCTTGTCGGAACTAAACTGGTTAGGAATCTCTACATCTTCCAAGCGAACATCCCAGTTGTTTAGTTTAGCTTTCTTTAGCATTTCAGCTGTTGAAACTTCCTCAGTGAATACAGTTCCCAATCCGTGCCAAGCTGGCTCACGAAAAGAAGCAAATGCTGTTTCTCCGTTTACTGATTCTAACAAATGTGCCATTTGTATTGCCTTTCTTTAGTGTTTAGATAAGACTATCTTACACCCACCCACCGACAAAGTCAAGACTAATTTGGGAAAAGATTCGAGGTTATCGTAAACAGATCGTAAAGGGCTTGACATTTAGACACAAGTGGGCTAGCCCAAAAGAGTGGACAGTTTGTACGTCGTGTCCAGGACGGTTGACCTAACAGAAAGGAAGTAAGGTTAGGCCAACATGCTTATACTGTTTCCAGCTCCACACCCATTGCAGTTAGGTAGTGTTCATTAGTCGGAAGGTTTTCTAAAAAGAACTCTTTGATGATTTCGTTATAAGTAGAGATAAACTTTTTAGATTGGAAGTCTACTTCATAGACGCCCTCGCAAAATAGTTCATCATTCCTAAAGTCTGAATTGTCTACAGTCTTGATAATACCCTTGGCGTTGGCAACAACTTTCAAAATGTCAACACCTGTATCTCTGTGTAGGCCAGGGTAGGCGTTTAGGAATTCCTTATTCTCAAAATCCATAGTCTTGAAAGGCTCATAGATAGTGTCAAGCTCTTCGTCTGTAATAAACTCTACAACATCAAGCTTAGCTTCCAACAGCTGTTGGTTATACTCATCACGCAAAAACTCTAAGACCTGAATACCTGAATAGCTTGGGTATCCGTCCCATTGTCCGTATTGAGCAATTTTGGTAGTACCCTGCGAATTCTTTACTACTGTTAGATTCCTGGTGCCCATTTTATCTCCTGTTCTCCTTCACATATGTTGCAGAATGGTGTGCAATCGAAATTGCCTTCGTGCCTTGGGCACTCAATAATTATAACGCTACCCGCTGACATTACTTTTCTCCAAGGGTATTGAAGTTGTTGCTATCATAGGGGTCAATCATAGCTTCCCAATCTCCGTCTGGTAGGTCAGCGTGTTTCTCCATAGCTAATTCAATAGCCTCATCTTCTGTCTCTGCTTCTACCCAATAAGCGGCATTGTATTCTACTTGCCAAGTTTTCATAGTTTCCTTTCTTTCTTCCACTTTATCAGCACCCACCGACATTATTCATCTTCGTCTTCAGAATCCTCGCCCTGACCAATAATGGTGACCCAACCATCATCCCCAAAACTTTTATCACTTGACACGGCATTGACAAACCTAAGTCCACAAGACTCGTGATACCAGTCCATGACTTGCCGTCTTAGCTCATCACCATTCATCTCATCACTTGTGATTAGTTTTTCATAGCCATACTCACGCATAAGAGCAACCTGCTCCTCATCCATTAGGACGTAGATTTTGTGGCAGGTATCGAAAGCAATACCTTTAGCCTCATTGGTATACTCATCAATCCTGTAATCCATCTCTATCAGGTCTAACATTAGCCCTCCCATAGTGATAAGTCTTTGCCAGCAAAGATAGCCTGAACATACTCATACCTATCGTTGTCGCTTACCTCACCAAGAGTTTCCCATTGCTGCAAGGTCAGGACATCGCTATCAAACACAAGCAAGTCTGCCTCTG